GGTTTCATTTACTATCAAGCATTATCTGGACATTTATTGTGATATTTATCATGAGGTTAGTTGTATGAAATTAACAACTAGGACAGAGGTCAAAACACACCCATATTTTACGGTTTTAGATTTCATGAATTGTCCTGGTTGTCATTCAGAACAGCGGGCAATATCTCACACTGATAGGAAAGTAGGGAACCTATTAACCTGCTGGAATTGTGGGGTTACCATTAAATTACATCATATGATTCAGTTTGATCATGAGGTGAGCGAATACGAAGCAGAGGTGATTAGTGTTAAAAATCATTAGGAAATATATCGAAAAAGGTCACAAGCCAGGAGATACGTTAACTTTACTTACTAGGAATTACTTACTAATATCGCCCACAGGCAAAGTAAGACTTATGAAGCACCCATTACAAGGGGTGCACACTGTGAAAGAGTTGTGGGATCTATATGAAGTTGGAGATCCTATGACTAAAGGCGAATTGCTGGGATTGTGCAAATATCTTTGTAATTATGGTAATCATAGTTTTACTGTAAGAATGGGTCTTAGATACCCTGATTTAATTGATAAGGAAGAAGGAAAAGCAATTATAAGCAGAGAACTTTCATAAGTAGGTGATTATGAAGCACAAGGATTTAATCAAGCTACATAAAGAATCCTTTAGGAGTCTTAAAGGAACATCATTATTCCAGGATGTTGTTAGTTGCTCGGAGTTCAAAAACAGTAAATATCGTAAGCATACTTTTGAGTATGAGGATAAATTAGTGATCATATTCAAAGGAACTGGCAGGCAATATCAATCTGGCAGTTTGTCGGATTCCGAAGAGTTTTGTAATCTGCTTTATTTAGATCCAGAGATAATGCTGAAGCACTCAAAGCCGGTGATATTGGTCGGATATTTCCTAGGAACAGCTCTGGCAACTAAGTATGCTATGGATTTGGTTTTAAACGGCACAGATGTCACAGAAATCATAACATTTGGGTATCCCTTGTCCGATGTAGGCATATTTAATGACAAGTACCATGACACGCCTAATCATAAGAGAATATTCCGGTACGTTAGCGGCTGTGAATCTGCAACGGAGCATTCTCCTTCTTTCAAGCACACGACTCTTGATAAGAGATCGCTAAGGAAATCTAAAGTATCTTGCATATTGAATCCATTTCGATGGAAGTCGAGTATTCTTAAGGTGATGCACCCAATCAGGAAGAGCTTACTCACTTAGTCTTCCATCTTTTGCTAAGTCATAACGCCAGCAACTACAAAGAAAGTGAGTACATAATGTTGAAAATAAAGCCACCCTATGGCTCTGTTCCACCAAGTCATAATATTAATGAGTGTGAGCCTAAAAGCACTGTGCAGAAGAATTTAGACGGTAAAATACCTGGTATGTATTTTAATGAGGAATCTTTTGATCGTTTTTGTTTGATTGTTAAGGTAGGGTTAATTGCATTACTTCTTTTGTTAATGGGAGTGATCATAGGAATTCTTTTATGAGATTATTGATTTTCGGAAGCAGGAGTATTAAGTACACACCCGAACAAGTACATCTTGATGTAGAGTATTTTGCTCAACACATAGGGATATCAAGTGATGAACCATTAGAAATCATAAGTGGAGGGGCCGTAGGGATAGATACATATGCGGAACAGTTTGCCGACTCTTGCAAGCTAGCAAGTAAGAAGATCTTTTATCCAGATTGGGATAAGAACGGTAAAGCGGCAGGAATTATCCGCAACAGGCAGATGGTTGAGTACTGTGATTTCGCTTTAGGATACTGGGACGGAGTAAGCAAAGGAACTAAAAGCACTATTGATTTTTTAAGAAAATCAGGGAAGTATTACATTATCAACACAAATGAGTTTAATTGGGAGGTTAAGTGGAAGTTATTAATACCGTAATCGGAGTTTCTTGTCTTTTAGCGGGTATTGCTTTGTTAGCGAGCAGGTTTATTAAGCCAAAGAAAAAGTATGACGTAGTAGTGATACTTCCGACCAAGGAAGATAGTGATGAGGTGATTTCTATTGGATTTAATTGTCCAGAAAAGTTAACCAAACTAAAGAAAATCGAGGAAACTCTTAAGATATATGATTTAGTATTGTTCCCTGATGAGATTGAAGATGATGAAGAAAAACGTAAAAAATTTAAGGACGTGAACGAGGCAATAGATATAGAAAAAACCGCAGATCAGGCATTAAGATTAGCAATCAAATACTCTAAATTACATAGAAAAACATACAGAAATTAATTTCTGTATGTTAAGAGAGTTTTATAAGGGTTGTTGATGGATAAGCTAAGTAAAAGACTTTCTATATCCCTACGAGTCACGAGACCTTCAGATAGTACGCCTTTAGAGGTTATGAACGAAGCTTTAATCGCTTTAACCGCCTTACTCAGCCTACCATGCTTAATTAAACTAGCCACGTCCGAATTATTAAATCTATCCATTCCAATGTTATAAACAAATGAAACAAGAGCCGCTTTTCCATAGGCAGAAATCCTGTGATCCATATTATTCTGAATTAGGAAAGTCATAACTGTCTCGTAGTTTGTATTTATTAACTTCCGTTGATTAAGAATCCCTTCGCTTTTTGTTAGGACATCTCCCTTTCTTACTCTCCTAATTTCACCAGAATGCTTATCGTGTATATACGTGTTACCGAATCCTATAGTGTAGGTTCCATATCCATCATCATAAGCTTTTTCTCGATAATCACCTTCTAAACTCTCAATAATACCATGTGATAAACCGATAATCAGGGCTTTATCGTTTCCTTTCTTTTTCTTAATCTTACTCATAATAGCATTTCGTACTTTTATAAGAGCTTCGGACGAAGATTTCTTAGTTGCCCTATTAATTAAGTAGTTTATCTCCAGAATATGTAATGGAACATCGTTCGTTGTGTTTTGGGATAAGTCGACAGAATCTATCGTTGAGTCTCGATGGAGATTGGGTTCAACCTTCATTCTTACTGAGGTGAAGAAGATACTCGACAAAACAGCGCACTTAACAACAAAAACACAAGTTTTAACATTCATCGCACAGCACCGACTTTCTGTCTCAAAAGTGAGACGGTTTTATACCCACCGGGTGGGGTGGGGGTAGTAAATACCCTATTTTAGGGTAGGGGTGTAATATAAGAGATTTAATAAAGGAAGTCAACCGGCAGAATTTGCTTTTTGCGCATGGCCTATTTTTAAGATTGCGTACTAGTATTATGGTACACTAGTGTACTACTGTACTAATGTGCTAGTACCTTAGTGTACTAGCACATTAGTACAGGTAATATTAGTAAATTTATATCATTAATCTAGTACATTAGTACAGTATTGTACCTATACCTTAGTGTACTAGTACAAAGGTATAGGTAATATTAGTAAATTTATATCATTAATCTAGTACATTAAGGTTGTAATTGATAAACAGCAAAACGCAAAAAAGGCAAGTTTATTTACCTCAGTTTTTTGCGTTTTGCCATCATATCCCTTAACTAGTAAGGATGTGGCTTATTAAGTTTTAGGTGCGAAACTATCTAATTCTACTAAATCCCCTTTCTTAAATCTCAGATACATACTGCCATAAAATAAGCCGAAAGTCAAGCTGCGATCTGAGAATTCCTGTAGGCATTAATGTCAGTTACTTTTTACAAACTAGTACAATTAAATATATTTTCAGCTCCCTATACATAATAGGGATTTTTTTAATTCGTTCTTTTAACGTTAAAAGAACGAATATAGGGCTTAAATCAGCAAATACTAACTATTAAGTTGTTGATTGTATTAAATATTTTTTATTTGACAGACTCACTTGACTTCTAGTTAAGATTAGGATAGTATTTAAATATGGAAGGGAAACGAAAGAATCCAGTCCATAAGGTTAAAGCTCCCATACCGATAAGTCTCGGGTTGGGTTAGGCAGTGGGTAACTCCATGGTGCGGCCGGTTGCGGTGAAACAGCTTAAAGCCTTACAATTTAATAGCCTTACTACCATTAGGCGGGTTACGATTTAGATTGTAACGATAAGTAAAATGATTCATTGGAGTACGATCAAGTGGGTTAGTCACCACATGAAATAATACGACGATCCAAAGAATGAAAACTTTACTTACTTTACCGTTTAAATAATTCAACAATTTTTAAGGAGATCCCAAGATGACAAATCTATGTAACATCAACGAGCTTTCGAGATTTTCTCAAGTATGTGGTTCCAATGAATTTGATAAGTTTGTTAAAGGCTCTCTAGTAGGTTCAAAGGCAATTCAAGTTAAGGATTCCTACTATTTTGCAGTAGCTAATAAGTCCTTTGAGGGTAAGCTAGCTTGGACTATTCACCAATTAAATAGATTCGGTGATGTGTCGGCTGTTTGCGACAAGAAAAGATTCTCGAGCTTTGAGCGTGCGGTGCAAGTAATAGAATCAATAGTAAAAAATCTCCCTTGATGTGCCGATAAAGAACGTATTAACTATAACCATACAAATGAATCATTAATCGGAGTTTAACATGGTAGCTAAATCAAGTAAAAAAGGTTATTTTGGCGTTATATTAAAGGATAAAAATACTGACGACTTGGATTTTAACGGACTTACAAGCGAGTTTTTAGCTGATTCGGACAAAGAAGCTTGTGCTGTGGCTCAATACATTCTTGAAAAAAGAAAAGCGGAACTCAAACTATCAAATCAAGTGATTATTGTTTATCAAGTAAAGAAAGATACTTTTACCGTCGTGATGAAATATTCTTTCGCCTAAGTCCACTTAAACTACTTAATACAAAAATAACTTTTAGGAGATATAAGTATGTCGAAATTTTCGATTCGCTCCACTGCCACTCAATTGGAGAGATGGTTAGATAAGCTAGGAGTAGCGTATAAATCTATCCATGCGGATTATGGTAGCAGGTATATAGATGTGAGATTGCCATACATAGACGAATTCTGTAAGATTCGCATAAGCGACCATATGGCTAGGTACGATTGTGACTTCTCTATTAGCCCATTCGAATTAAGTCTTTCTTATGTAAAAAAAGAAGTAAAGAAGCTAATTAAGAAAAATTTCGAGAATCAACTACTAGAGGCACTAGAATAGTATCGTAAACTTATTAATCAATCACATTCCACAAATAAAGGAGTAACTCTTATGAGATTCAAGGCAGGTACGCTAGTTGTAACTGATTACGATATCAAGGCAGGCATAACAACAGGTACTATCTACGAGGTGTTAGATTTCGACAACACCGTTGAAGGTAAAGAGTTAATACTTATTGAAGATGACAACGGCCAAAACACTTGGCAGAATCCATACAAGTTCTACGAGTCAAAATAAATGGTCAAGCTACTTGACTTCTAGTTAAGATTAGGATAGTATTTAAATAGGAGAAGAATACTTCTCCGAGCACCGAGAGGGTTTAACCGCTAGCGAAACTGAGGTTAAACAAGTAAATGGGACACCGACTATACAGGTGTTGACCTGAACCCAAGAGTACCGGGTAAGTTCAATCGAAAGATTGCAACGATAAGTAAAATGATTCGATGGAGTAGGCAACTAGTGAGATAAGCGCACTTTACCAAAAAGGAAAGCTTGGCCGAAAGATTAAATACTTTACTTACATTGCTTTTTTAACGACTCTAAACAAAACAATCTTTAAGGAGATTCATAAATGAGACAAAAGCTAACAATATTAGAAACTAGAGAAAAAATTGAAGAGTTAAACAATTCAATATCCGAGGGTTGGCTAGAGGTTAGCGATCTGTATAAAGAATTAGCCGCCAAACCTAACAGTCAAGATATTAAAGATACAATAGCACTTGTTAAAAGCATTACCCGTGAAAATATCAACGAATCCAAAAGACTAGAAAACACACTTGTAAACCTGTAACACAGGAAAAATATTCAAAAAAAATAAAGTCAAAAACTTTAGTCCACTACTTGACTTCTAGTTAAGATTGTGAGAATATATGAATAAGGAAGGGAACTTGGAAACCAGGAACTTTCCAAGTTATTTGACAATTTTGGGTTTGAATCCTTTAAATAGGATCGGGAGCCTGCTAGTCTGGAATAAGATGGCTAGTTATGATACGAACGAAAAGTTTAAAAGCTTTTTGATATTAGGTTGAACTTTTCAGTCTAATACAAAGCGTTTTTTAACCAAACAATTTTTAGGAGATAAACAATGACAACTAATCAAATCACTTTCGCTCAAGCTTACATATTCGCTAAAGAGTTAATTACTCAAAGATGTGAAAACTACGGTTATGACTACAAAGTGTTTCAAAGAATTAGCCGCCAACGCTCCGACGCAAGAAAAGCGTTCCAACATTTCTTCCACTTCAACCCTGAAACAGTAATACAAAGACTTGCTAACGAATACAGAGTAAGTCTTGAAAGCTGTAAAATCACAGAAACACTTTCAAGCGGCTCTAAGATTGTCAAAGAAGAAATGAGGCTTACTTATACAGTTGGGCAATCTAACAATGAAGAAATTACCAACCTCTTGAGAAGATTAGTAAACCCAAAAGCTAAATGGGTACAATAAGAAAGGACGCTATGAGAGTTTACCTTGTATATAGAATGGAAGACGCAAACACTTACTCTTATCATGAGTTTATATCAGAGCTTCATTGTATAACACTGACCGAGGACAAAGCGATAGAAATAGTTAATGAATTAAACAAGGGGATTAGAAGCCTTGAGCGTGAAGCGTACTATAACCCTGAAGACGTAATCGAGTAACAATAAACAAACATTTAGGGAGACTTAAAAATGACTAAGAAAGGTGTTGAAGTTTCGACCGATTTCTTACTTGAAAAATTTTACAGTAAAATAAGCAGCTATTTTACTGTTCAAACTCATATCTTGGCAGATGGGACTTGCGAAGAGTTTAACGAGTTAGAACTTTTTAAGTCCCATGAACAGTTTAAGTCAAAGAGGTATGGGTGGTTTCAGGATTGGCTTAAAGCTCGTTGCAAAACGGGATTATTAAGAAAAGAAGGTAAAAAGCCAAATGTAAGGTATTTCGCACTGTAAAAATAATGGACCGCAGTACTTGACTTATAGTTAAGATTAGGATAGTATTTAAATATGGAAGGGATAAGAGAACAAAACCTCAAAATCCCTAAGTTATTTGACAATTTTGAAGCTGTACTCTTAAGAGAGTCGGGGCTTTACTCGGTTGGAAACGATACCGAGTTATGATAAAAAGATTACAACCGAGAATAACAAACTTAACTGCTAGGGATATTAACCCTAGAGGATAAGAATGTTTCTTATCAGAACGAAATTTTTTAGGAGGTTCCCATGACTACAGTTCAATCTATCGTATCTATTTCTGAAGTTGTTGAGTATGCTAATGTTTGCGGCTCCGATTTTTTCAAGTCCTCAATGCTTAAAAGTATCGGCTGTGAAATTATTAAAGGCTCTGAGGCTTTTCTTGCTAATAATAAGTATTATTTCGTAACATGCGATAAGATTATTGGAGATAAAAAACCAGGCTACACAGTTCGTTGCTTAAATTCTCTCGGAAACACCAAGACGCTTGGCTCTTACCAACAATTCAAATCATATAACCATGCAATGCGTGTAATTAAAGCCCATCTTTCTAAGTAACCTAACAATAAACCATTAAACTTAAACATTTAGGAGATAACATGGAAAATAAGAGCTATTTCTATTTCAGTAAAGAACTTAGTAAGTGGATTGTCGCTACAAATCTAACTATTGTAGTAGGCCAATATGATAGCTTAAACGACGCAACAAAAGCATATGAGCTTTTAACTAGTAAGCCAATACTAGACACTAAGCCAGTAAAAAGACGATCCTTAAAAGGATTACGCAAGGCGGTTAGAAGCTACCACAGAGCGATAGCAAAGGGAGATCTTAAGACTTCCTCTTGCTCTAAAGAGGAAGCGATTGTAGCACTGTCTACTACAAGTAATCAACAAACAGACACTAAACCAGTTAAACGTATACGTTTAACCTCAGTTGAAAAGAAGGGATTCTATTACAACAAGAAAGCAAAGAAATTTCAAGCCTATTTTGGTGTTGGTGCCGGGAAGCAACTATATCTCGGATTGTACGAAACAGAGTCGGACGCACGTCATGCAAATCTCAGAGCCATGCTAGAGTACAGATCTAAAGGTTCCGTAACAATCCCATTTGTTTGTCCGAAAATGGGGTACTACTTGAAAGGTAATCAGTGGGATGTTTGCTTTTATAACCCATTAACCAAAAAGACGGAATTTATGCCATCTTTCAAATCTCAACTGGAAGCTAGAGAAGCCTACTTAGACGCACTTGAGGAAATACTCGGAGGTTAAGTTTATGACAATAAGAGTTATTAACGGTAAACGCTACAGTTTTGATAAGCAAAGATCTTACTGTGATTCAGTTGAAACTTTTTGCTACAAGGTTCATGAAGTAAACGGAAACAATAAGCAAATCTCAGTAAGCGACACTTTACCCCTCAAAATGTCTTACCTTGTTGAAATGATTAAAGAAAATAGGCTATGCCTTGAAAGATTAGAAGGAGTAGAAAAATAATTTCATAATCACTTGACTTATAGTTAAGATTAGGATAGTATTTAAATATGGAAGGGATAAGAGAACAAAACCTCAAAATCCCTAAGTTATTTGACAACTAAATAGGTGCTGGTAGGGCTTACCAACAATAAGCGACAAGCCTACTAAGTTAAAGGTTACAACCAAGGGTTGCACCGATAAGCAAGAAATTGAATGGATTAGGTTACTGTGGGTTAGTCACCACATCAACAAAAATAAAAGGACAGCCGAAAGATTCAAGCCTTGCTTACATTGCAGTTCTTACAAACAAATAATAATTTTTAGGAGGTTTCAATGGAAGGCTTACTTGTAGATAACAACATGTTAGTTGAATGGTTTAATGAATATGTAGATATGAATAATCCCAAAATAACGCTCATGGGTTATTCATATAGATCCTCTGATGTTTTAAAGATAAGTAAAGAACGCTATGATTTTGAATTTAATCAATGGTTAGAAATGGAAATAGATCTTGGCAAATTATTACAGGATGATTTAGGCAACATTTACGAACCGTTTTAATAAGAGGGTTCAATAAACTTATTTTTAAGGAGTACAACATGACAGTTCAAGAAAATCAAATCACAATCGAAATGTTAAACGCTTTCACTTCCGAGTTACTAACTGCTCGTTGCAATAACTACGGCTATGATTACAGAGACTTTAAAAGAATTTCAAGCCAAAGAAGTAAGGCGAGAAAAGCTCTTTTAAATCAAGTTAGCTCATTCGGCTTTGAATCTATTAAAGCTAACTTAGTTCAAGAAGCGAGAATACAGTTTATGAGATTTAAAATTATTGACGGCAATAAAATTCCAACTTTTGAACGTGGGATATGTTACATGGTTGGTCAGTCTTCAAATGAAGAAATTACCAACCTTATGAGAAGATTAGTGAATTCACAATCTAAGTGGGTTAAATAATCCAATAACCATACAAACAATATTAATCAGATAACAATTTTTAGGAGATTCAAATGAACATATTCGTAACATCTACATGCCCATTCTCAAGCGCAAGAGCGCTAGATGATAAGCGCCTAATCAAAATGATCCTTGAAACTGCACAAATCCTCTCCACAAATTGCCATCTAGCAAATCTAACCGACGCACCATATAAGAAAACCCATCAAAATCATCCGTGCACTGTGTGGGCTAGACAGTCTTACGCTAACACCAATTGGTTAATCGACCACTTTAACGCTTTAAGCGGTGAATATACACACAGATTCAATAAAATTCATAAATCAAGTCAATACTTACAATATTTCATTGATTCTAGTAAGAAGCTAGCTCTTGAAGGGTTTTACCCAAATCAGGGAATGAGTGAGTTTGCAAGCTGCGTAGCTGATGATCTCAAGACGCTTCAATTAAGCGTCACTGAAAAATACCGGGCATACATGAAAATGAAGTGGGTTGCAGATCAATCATCAAAGAGGCATGCTAAGTGGACCAACACCAATCAACCAAATTGGCTATAACAAACTTAACCGCTAAGGATAATGACCTTAGAGGGTAGGAATGTTCTACTATTAACAATTTAAGGAGATCACATGACAGTTACACAAATTACAGTTGAAATGCTAAATGATTTTACATCCTCTTTATTAGCAAACCGTTGTGATAATTATGGCTACATTTGGAAAGATTTCCGTAGGATCTCTAACCAAAGAAGCAAGGCAAGAACTGAGTTCCGTAGCTTTGTAAAGTATTTTACTGGGACCTTAATAGAAAGAATTGAGCAAGAAAGTAGAATACAACTAGAAAATGGCAAGCTAACTTACATTGTAGGTCAATCAAGTAATGAAGAAATTACTAATCTCATGAGAAGGTTAGTAAATCCAAAAGATAAATGGGTAAGTTAATGAAAGTTTATGTTATTTACGATGTAGAAACAGTACAAGATTAAACAATTTAAGGAGATCAGTATGAAAGTTCTTTCAAGTGTTTCTTTTGACAAAGTTATCGAAATTGCCAGCGCTTCGAACAATCCAATCACTGCAAGATGGTTTTCCGAGGAAAACCTATCAATCCTAGAAACAAACCTACCTAAAACCGCAATTTACCACAAAACCTATAAATGCTTTTATTTCATTACCTCAGAGTTTAACCCTAACGTCTGGTCAAAAGAGTCCTGCACGATTCGCAAATTTGACAAATCGGGTATTAGGTTAGTTTCAGAGTTTCTTGAGCATTCAAACTATGACAATGCTTACCGTGCGTTACGTGCTTATTTATCTAAATAATTTAAGGAGAACAAATGCAAGTGAAAGAACTTAAGGAAATTCTAAACGGGATTAATGATAAGACTATCTTAAAGGTTTTAGTGAATGGGCAATTGATTGATATTAAAAGGGTTTCCTTTGCAAAGGACAAATCAAACCAAGAAAACCATACGATTTACACCGCAATCGTCATAGAAGAAATTCCAACCTAAGGAAGGTTTCAAATGAGAAAATCCTATTTAATCGTAAAAACAACAACAAACAATAACACCACCAAAACAGAGGCACTTATCGCTTTTGAGTGCCCTATCAAAGCTAAAGAATGTAGAGATCTATTATCCCAAAAGTCAGAAGCGGTACTTAAGGAAATTCTGTCAACAGTTACGGTCTTTTACGAAGTAAAAGAAGTGACACTCATAGAAGGATTACAAAATGCCCATCAGTAAGCTAATAGGTCAAATGGTTATTACTCCGATCTGTCGATTTTACAGAATTAGATAAAGCAAGTCTTAAAAGCTTAGAAAGTAAACTTTTAAAGGAGGGTCTTAATGTTTAGAGGCAACCCCGAGCTAATATCAAAATCGGAGGCTTTGAACGATTCTATGAAGGAATCCAGTACTTTTACCTAGGATCTTGGCACGATATTTCTAGCGCCGATCCTATTGTTAGGCTTTTCATTTATGACTTAAGAATCAAACCAAAGGAGATTTCATGTCTATCACAGAACTTAGGATCATCCAGTCCGCAGTCTCAAGCCAAGAAACAAAAGTGGAAATCGAGGAAATCTTAAAAAATATTCAAGAAAATCCAAAACCGGATGATTATTTCCGAGGAACTTTTGATACAGGGCTTACAATCAAATTCTTTTATGTTACCAAGTATTTAACCATTGGGGAATATTATCCCGAAACTATAGAAGTTCAAGACAGAAAGAAACTAGGAGTAGTACTTAAGGATGGAGACGAACCCTGGTCAAAAGGTCAAATTTCTATCTTTAAGGAGGTAATCGCACATCACTTAAGGATTAAGCTAGAGAAGGAAATTAAAAAGGCTCAAGAGTGTCTCTCGGAATTACAAAAAGAACTGTGTAAGATTGAAAATATACGATTTCCTGTTTCATAGCTCAAACAACCCAAGATCGCACGGATCTACACCTTAGTTCTGTATACTCAGGATCAATAGGTGTTGCAATGATATGTCACACCAACAAAATACAGTCGTATCAAAGGAAACTTTGATACGTGGCATTTTCGTATTAAGCTAATGAGTAGCGCTGTGGTAGCAAGTTAGGATTTCGAGGATCTTCTTTAAGAGATCAAGTCTCCGAGAGTTTAAGCTTTAAAAAGATTAAGAGCTTAAAAAGAGCCTTTCCGCTGCCACAAAAATACAAAGAGCCAAAAATCTTAGGAATTCTTTCCTAGGCTTTTTCGTGTCCTAGTACGATAGGACACTAGCAAACTAGTATTTCCATGTACTAGTTTAGAATTTCGGAGTTTGATTTTGGCCTTGCGATTTCCCTAGGGAGAAAACAGACTCAACCAACCTCAAAATCACCACACTAATAATATCAATCACTTACCTTTTCAACCAACTAAAAAGATTCACAACCGCTCTCAACCCCTAGGAGGAAAATCGCTCGGTATGATTTCCTACGGAGCGATCCGAGCACGAAAGCTTTCTTTTATACGAATCTAGTAATATTAGAGACTTATAAAAGAAGGAAGAATTTTCTTAAAACCTCTTGCGATTTCCCTAGGGAGAAAACTAGCATGAGGAGGTTTTTGACAATTTTCTCCGAGACTCTTGACTTCTAGTAAAACCTAGGATAGTATTTATATATGGGTAGTAGGGAATGAGGGATAGCACGCCTCCACTGACAAAAAGATTAAGTGCCTCGAACGCCATAAGAAACAGAGCAACCAACTTTTTAGGAGACAACATGAACGCTTATGAGCTATCCATCAGGATTACAGAAATTAACAACCAGATTGAGTCATCTAAGGCTCGGATCGCTAACTTTAGCAGTAAGAAGCTACATGGGACTGCGCAAAGGATTATTGAGAATAAGATCATAGAGCTTAAGGGATTAATTATTAGCTTACGAACTGAGCATATTAAAGTCATGACAGAGCTTTGTAATGAGCTTGGCGCAACATACATCCCAAATCGGGGGATGTATGCCTAATGTACTAGTTTATAGGGTTGAGGATAGGAACGGAATTGGTCCCTTTCAGTCTGAGCTTTTGGGTGAAAGTGCGTGCTTTCAATTACGATCCCACATGGGAGGTCTTCCGACACCTAGATCGGAAGGGTTTAGGCTGATACCTGATTCATCCCTGTTTGATAATTTGATTTGCGGTTGCGGATCTTTGGAGGATCTCCAGTCTTGGATACCGTATGATGTAGTTGATGATTTGGATTCTTTGGGGTTTAGGTTGATTACTTACAGTATAGAATTTGATCCCTTAGCAATTGAGATAAAACAATCTCAAACTGTATTTAATAGGAATTTAGCTACAAAGGTTGGCTCTTCTCCAGTTTACGAGATCTACTCTTATTAGGAGGTTTTATGAGAACTTACATTGACGCATTTGCGGTTTCCTATTCTGATACTTCTCAATCTGGCTTAACTGAGGTTTCCATCAAAACAAACGGTAAAGAGAGTCGTTCTTATTTTGATGACTTTAACGAGGCGGCGGAATATGCCTTATCCCTAGGCAGAACTTGTATGTATGCGGTAGAACAATACATTGTCTCTGTGGAGACTACCCGGGAGCTTTTCAACCAACACTTAGGATAAGGAGATTATTTTGAAGCTCATACATCTATCTGCTAATAATTACAAATTTAAGGGTAGGATTGATTACAGGAATGTAAACGCTATTAGTGCTATTATTGGCGATGTTCTTTTGGAGAAGGTGAGTGCTCTTTATGATTTTAATGCCGTTTATGTGTCTACAACGATTACGGTTCAAGGGTTATCAAATACCACCATTACTAGAAAGATCTGCTTTGAAATCCAGAAAGCCCTTAAAGAGAAGTCAAATGTGCGTGTGTCTTTCGGTATCTTCAGTGAAAGCAGCTCTTTGACTGTTAGCTTGAAAGCTACTAAGCGCCTTGCTGATATGGCTCCGTCTAATTTACTACCTAGAAATAATGGGATTGTGAATGCTGATATAGTTCCTAGCACTTGGAATGAAGTAGCTAATGAGTGCGTTACGAACTATTACGCTTCATTAGGGGTTTGTTTGTGATTCGGTAAATAAGCGCTTAATCTCTTGACTTGTAGTTAACACTATGTTACTCTTTTTATAGGAAGCAATGAAGCTTCAAAGAACAGAGAACCTTAGTTCTCAACAATTTAAGGAGAGAACATGCTAAGCGAATTAAAGACAGGCACACTAGTAGAGTTAGGCGATGGTTCTACTGCAATGATTATGCGTAAGAAGAAAAGCAAGAGTATGTTTAAAGATATCTTCCCTTGGGTTATTAGTTTCGTTAAAATGGGAGATACCAAAGTCCAGGTAAGGAGTTTGAAAGAAGACGGTAGCGCCTTTAAGCTAGCTAACGGATCATTTAGTGAATTCTCAATTGTGAAGGTAAAATAGCAACTTCAAATCGAATTTGTCCCTAGTGTTAGTATCAACCAACGATTTACCTAGCCTTAAATCGCCCTAAAACGATTCATTGTACTTATTATTGATATTACTGTATAACTTTAGGAGATGGTATGAAAATTAAGGAGATCGTCTTAAGTGAGAGATTTAAGGACTATCGATGTTAGAAGATATTAAGGAGCAACTGGTAAGATCTGAATACGCCTTTGTTGATTCGAAGGATGTTCTTTGGTTGTTTTATCAAGACGGAACTATCAAGTACGAACTCGTTCGATTTCTTGAAGCCCGATTTGAGCATGAAGGGCTAACGATAAGAAAAGCAAGGTTGCAGGGACTATCTGACAGATTCACGGTATGGATTTTATCAGTAGAGCCTTAATGGAGGGATTATGGAAGACTTAGAAATAGAAACCTATGAAGACTATCTACCGCTGCATGTATCTGAAATGTTAGACGATTTTGAGGATCTCGATGACGATTTTGAGGATCTCGATGACGATTTTGAAGATGACGAATAACCTAGCAGGGAGATATTATGACAAATGAATTAGCAGGTCTTATCTGGGGCATTCACGAGAACAATAAGGCGCAAAGTGCAGTCTTTACGGTCTGGCTTACTGAGGTGATTGATAAGCCTTCTTTCTATACGCTAACGTACGTAGACACTCAAGCTCTATATGAAAGGCCGTTCCTGTTGGTTGATTCTGCAACAATTAAAGTTACTGTGTCGTCTGAGGACCTTTTACAATTTATTGACTCATGCACTGCCAAAGGTATTACATTGAATATTGAGCATAAAAAGAGTGTGTAGGAGATTTATGTTTGACTTTCTTATTATCCTGTCCCTGGTTTTAATGTCATTACCGTTATTTGAATTAATGTTAACCGTATTTGGTTGTTTTGTGGAGATAAGTCTAGGTCTTACGGTTTTCCTATTTGTTGCCGGGACAATAATGTTTATAACCACATGCACAGCCTACGAGGAACAACGAATCAAGCTAATTACTACAGAATGCACATTTAAGCAAGGTCATATTAAAAAGTTGCGCAATGATAATATTTGCTTATCAACTGATGGAAGGATACTCGAATAATGCTTTACTGGTTAATCGTTTTAGTTTTAATTCCATTAACTGTTATTGTTGGTTGTGCAATTGGCTTTCTGTTTATCTGTTTTATTGCTGGCCTTATTCACCCAAAGAAGGAGATTAAACATGAAAACTCAAAATGATTTTAGTGGGTTAAATGAGTCCGAGATCCGGACTATTTCTATTGAGAGTGCGGAACGTTACTTGCGTTCAAAATACACCAATGAACCACATTTACTTTATGCTGTCAAACCATTAACAAATAAAGATACCGCTCACTTAGAGCAAATCAACCAACGACTTAAGAAGGATTGACAACTAGGAATTTTCTTGCTAGATTAGTTATAGGAGAATTTAAAGCTAGATTCTCTCATTAACCAATTTAAGGAGTTCTTCATGAAAAACTTACTCGCTTCTTTGATATGCCTTCTTCCAATAGCCGCACTTGCGACAACCTTATCACCTTCAGAGCTAAGAACAAGAGCGATCAACCAGATTCAAGGCCAAGCGACCGAAACGGGCTTTATCGCAAATATGTCTGAAGAAAACATCAAGGGCGTTATGGAGGCGATACAACCAACACCAATGAAACCTAAAGTGTATGGCGAGCTATCATGCGCCGCTTACGTAGTACGTAACAAGGTAGCAATCCCCATAGAAGGGCTGACGTTATCTGTAGATTTAGCTTCATTTGATAATGATGTTCAACGTAATGTAAGTTCTTTCGAGATTTACATGATCCACAAGTACAACTTAGGTAGCTCAAAAATTATTCATAAGACAGCACAGATAACAGCGACTCAAAGAAAAATACTAAAAACTAAGAACAAAGATATTTTCTTTATAGACTGGATCGCTCATGACTCCTCGGGCTATAAAGCGACCATGGTTTGCTACTGGTCAAAAAATAAACTCATAAAATAATTTCATAATCACTTGACTTCTAGTTAAGACTCGTGTAGTATATAAACAGGGAGAAGAGAAGGGTAAAAGCCGAGTGGGTTAATCACCACAGTAAATAACACGATGGCTTCAAGCTTCAAGCCCCGAACCGATAATTAACTTTAAGGAGAGTCTCATGTTCACAATCATCATCGCAATCACAGTTGTCTCAATGCTAGGAATCGGGATCTACGGGAGCACAAAATGATAATAGCTCTTTACTTTCTAATAAACGCACCACTGCTAGCTTATTTAGTCCTCACTGAGCGTTGGTTGACAGTTTCCCTAGCTTTTATCTTAAATGTGATTTTAGTTATTTACTATTTTTAAGGAGCTTCAATGCTAACCGTAATCATCCTTATGGGCGTTCTATTTACTGGAGTCTACTTCTTCCTTCGCTCCGTTGACAACTGCAATAAAAGGATTTCAAAATGAAAGTAATCATCGCAACCGTTTTAGCTCTTGCCTCTCATGCTTACGCTTACTCTAAGCAATTACAAGGGCAGGCAATGTGCCAAAGTTCCGATAATGAGGCTATTGTGAACATTTATAGCCCTATCACTAAATTGACTCCGAAGGAAGTTCAAGCTTTTGTTAATAAAACAGCACGAACCTATGGAGTGGACACAGTAGATCAATCAACAGTGATCAAAAGCAACGGAGCATTCGAGCAATCATTTTTCTTGTCTAACTCTATTACATCCTACGCTATGAAGATTCAATGCACATGGACAAAAAACTTACAATACTAAGGAGAATTAAATTAAAAATAGGTACAGTTGTTAGAGTAGCCGCTCCTGATTTGGGATATTATAATATGACGGGTGTAGTATATGAACAGGGTTACATTACTGATGTATTACTAGTTGACGCTGGGGTTATAGTATCTTTCAGAAAGGATGATTTAGAACCCTATAATAAAAGACTTATAGCTCTTGATGGTAAATTGGAAGTAATTGCTCGCTGGCTAGACGGTGAACCCATAGAATACCTTGTAGGTGACAGATGGAAGGTAGCGAAGTACTCGGACGACTTATTGTCCATACTCAAACAGCATGACTTGAGAATACAAGAGTCGGAGAAGTTCCAATGGGTTTTTGATAACGGGCATGGCAAAGAGCTAACCAACGGTTACTACACCGAGGAAGATATTAAGGAACGAAACCCAAACAGTAAAGTGTTTATCAAAATACCTAACTCATAAACTCAGGAGGTTAAATGCTAGCCCAATTTAAGGATCGTGAATCGGTAACTTTCTGGTTGCCCATCACCACCGATCTTGTACTAGCTCTTGATAACTTGTTGGTTGAGAATTCTATCAGTGTGCCAGTGAGTAAAATCAGAGCGCAACTTAATAAGCTAAGCTTGAATGAGATCTACTACCGACTATTAAGCAGTAGGGATAACTGGACTCTCTTAACCCCTAGGGAAATTATCAAGCTAAGGAAGCTAGCACAACCCTAGAGAGAAGTCAAGGACAGGAACTACCTTGCGACAAAATGAAAGTTCCATAGTTTTTTCTTTCTGGGGATGGCCGGTAGCCCCACCCACGAATTTTCTAAAAATTTTGAAATATTGGGCTGTTGATAAATAAGGATAACTTTCCTACCAGAAACTCAACCAACTCTCAATCCAATCTTTTCCTTCGCCTCATCAGAGTTCCCATACTAAAACTGCATCCAATCCATTATTAAACTCAATCGTTCTTGTTGGCTTTACGAGATCTATCCAATACTGGAGTGGTAAAAGCCTTTCATCTCCAAAGGAGGGTGTCTTCCATCCTTCGAGTGGTACATAATGTACAACCTTCTTAGCAGTGAATCTCTGTCTATGGATAATCCGCTTAATATCTTCATCGTTGAAATGTTCCAAAACTCCATGAGAGAAGATTATGTCTGGCTCATTGTCTACATATTGGAAGTTCAGAATACTTCCTTGAACTAAGTCAATCTTGCGATCTCCAATATTAACCCTAGCTAAATTCAGTTGCTCTGGACATAAATCAAAAGCCGTGTGCTTTTTCCTACTTTTATGGTAAACAATCTTTGATATTGTCGCTATTCCACAGCCTTCTTCACTGATATGATTAAGCGAGTGTAATTCGTCGATGAAGGCTTTGTACTTTATCTTACAATGTGCAGGATAAGAATCACCAACTCGTTTCTTGTAATACTCTGACCATTCACTCATTTAATCATCCTCCAACACCCAAGGTGCCTCATATTGTACACACGCCTCAGATTCTTTTTGGTCGATACTTTGGACGGTATAAGTTAATAACCTTACCGTCGATATAAATAAGGGTTAGCTTGATAAGTGTTCCTGTAACGCCCGGATTACAAAGAAAAAGAGGCTCATGTGTCGATAGAACATTCTCGATCAGATAATTAACGATCTTATCACCCTTATCGCCTACTCTTCGTACAAGGCATGGCTGCTGTGTTTCTTCATTAAATATCTCAAAAATCTCATCTGTAAAATCAAGCTGATAGAAAACGCAACATGGGATTCTACCATCGCAATCAATCTCTTCAAGACGGTACCAATTCATTCAAAGCCTCCTTTCTGTATTCCTTATCTGACACTCCATTACACAAACAAAGAATCATATGCTCTGCAAGTAAACCTTGTTAATAAACCAGCCGTCGTCGTTTGACGAAAAAGTCCTTCTTCTTTGTAGTGCTCGATATAGAGTTCATAATCTATGAGAGATCCTGGCCAATGCTGAAGAGGATAATTTCTATATAACTCGATAATCAGGTCACGAACTTCGCCCCAGTCAGATTCTCGCCACTCAGAATTACTCATTACGCCCTCCTTAAGGTTTATTTGAAGTGTTATTGAATACTTCAACCAGTTAATTTCATATCACTATCCCCTAAATAACTGTAGCATAGTTTTATCTATTTGTCAAGTACCTAAATTCTTAAACAAACTCCTTATTGTTTTCACGGTGCCGTCTAAGTAAATAATAATTAAAGTCAAATCTGCTGATTCCTTCTTGAAGCAGAGAGTTTTATAGATCATAGATGACAAATAGCCATCTCCTTCTTCAATTATTTCATCCCTTTGGTTAGTTCTACGGTAATAATCAAACACTTCGTCATATGTGGAAAACTCCCGAAAAATAAATTCAACCTGATTGGGTAGTCTCTCAGTAGGCTTATAGGTCCAAAGTGAAAATCTCTTCATTTGAAAAGCCACGAAAGGTCGCCCTTCACATAATCTCGCCTAAATCCACCAGAGATGACCTTTTCTATTTGATCCTTAAAAATAATCCGAATATTAAACTCCTCTGCCTTGTAGTCGATAAACCTATCAGAAATAAGGCTTTGAGATATAAATTCCGACAAAAGAAGGCTAAAATCATCGAATTCGAGATTGTTCGCAATTAAGCCATCAACAGTCCTGGTTGTTAAATTTATATCCATCGTAAATTTAAGCTTTACATCAGGAAAGGATGAGATCACTGGCCGATGATTACCTACAGGTACAGTGATCTCATCCTTGCAAACCTCATATATTCTTTGCTCAGTAAGAGAGCCGTCTAAATCCTCAAACACAAACACAGTGTTACTCATTTAAATCTCCTAGCTTATTAGTCTTCTAACTAAAGAACTTTTGTCGATCCGTCCATGTAGTGAATCTCTACTGGAGTTGTGCAGTCAATTGCAAAATTCTTGTACTGAGTAATTTCCCAATCTGCAAAAGGAGTCCGGGTTTTAATTGGCCCACAATTCGGTCCTTTTTTGTTTACCTTCATAACTACTTCCAAGTTTCCGTATTTGGCTGTTTTAATCTCAATGATTTTCTCCAATATGTTATCGTTTATTGCATAAGAAACGCAATCTGATCGGAGGTGGTTGGAGTATCACCTTCAACATAAACAATTAATCCTGACTGCAATTCCTGAATAACACTAAAACTCATTGTTTCCCTTTCTATGGATAGTTTTATCAATAACATTTATCCATATTTCTTGAATTATCTTCCTCAAAATATGGATAAATGCCTAATTGTGCCATCTAAATAAACTAGAGTTAAGTAAAGAGGACAACATTCTACCTTTGAGTCAATAACCTCTCCACCTCTTCCTATGACATATGTATATTTTTTAGTTAAGAATTCATTAAGTACATAGTCCATTTCTTCGTCATCTAGCCAAAGACTCGATTTATTAGTTTCTATGAAAGTTCTTACCTCTGACTCACGCTTAATTATCCACTTTCGAGACATTAGACCTCCTGTTTATGTAATGCCTAAAACTCTATCACCTGAACGTCATAATCTGGATTAGACAAATCACAATTCCCGAACCTTTTAATCGAACCATCTTTGTATATAAATATTACCCCATAATGCAAGGGGTTTTCCAAAGCGAAAGAAAGAGAATCTGCAAGTATTGTGTTATCGGCGTAATAGGCCATTCTAAAATCACTGTAATCCACAAACTCTGGAAGTACGTCGAGTACTTTTTGTTTAACATCCCTAAGATTACCGTACTCTATATATAAGTGAATTGCAATATTAATATTGCAATATTGTGTGATCCTTCCAATCCAACTTTTATCATACTTCTTTATCAAATTGGATCTCCTTTATTAGCCCGTCTAAGTATTGTATCTCTAAAAACAACGGGCAACAGCTTGCGAAATTACCTCCTGACTTGGTTGACTGAATAAGTTTACCTGAAATGAACTCTCATAGTCTCATACAATTTACTGTTATTTTTGTTAAGGCTTCTTTGGATTGTAGTTTGGATTCCAAATCTCTTTAGCTTTCCCATCCAAGGGAACTAACTTAGTCATCTCAACCTTTATATAATTCCAACCAATAAAATTATTAGTAGGATCTACATTAAAGTACTTAACAGTGAAGCAAAAATGGGGTATTTGTTAAAGTCTCGTACAACTCTCTTTCCATCTCTTCTTTTAGGAGCATCCCCGAGAACCTCCCTGACTTAGCAGTCATCTCCCTTAAGTCTCCTTCCTCATCTGTTATCCAATGACTCATCTTAATACCCCCCCTTTTTTTTAATATCTAATTAATGTCAAATATTTATCACGCAGTAGAGGGGGGTCAGTTCATTCTTTTGTAATTAGGGTGGTAAAGGTCTTTAATTAATCCATCTTTGTATTTTAATGTTAAATGAAGAATCGATATTACAACATATGCCTTAGTTTTAGTATCGAGTGATATTGGCACTTGCATGTAATGGAATATATTATTAATATCTTTATCGGATATTTTCTTGAAATGGTTACCTAAATCATGGTCAGATTCTACCAGCTCTTCAACTTTTTCTCCGAAATAATTTCCCCCTATTATGCTGAGGGTTCCTACAACGAACGATGTAGTTCTTTTAACATACCAAGCCATAATCTCTCCTTTCTTATAAGTTTTTCGATAAACTTTCTTTTAATCTATTTAAATCAGGCTAAGCTCTTTTACTGTTCCGTCTTTATAGGATAATTTAAGATATAAAGGGCATGAGTTTATGTGCTCTATGGTCTTGTTAAAAAACCGTGAAATCCAAATATCTACATACTCGGAAATTACTGTGGTTCGGGAGAGACTTATACATTCATAAAAGCAAAGATCTATGGAACCACATTCCTTATACCAGACACAGTTCATAATATGCCCTCAACTATTGATAGGTTCTTAATAGTTTCGTCCAAATAGTGAACCTCTATAAAAAGCGGACAGAATTCTACTGTATTCCCGTTCCTATCTTCATATATCAATCGGAGTTTTTTGGCATAAAGTGTTTCGATCATAAACGACACACTTTGATTAGACACTTGATTCCAATTCGAATACCTGTTTTCTTCGTCAAACCTACCATCAGGAATTACCGATGAAGACTCCTTTAATATGAATCTTGGGTAATTCATTAAATGATCTGTATTATAAAACCACACATACTTCTCCTTAAATCTTAGTAATGTATTTTACGTTCCCACACTGGAAATGCAAATACATTTCCATCCATTTGTTTGCACCAAAAGGTTCTAATTCTGCTGGCTCTTCTCTACCGATTAAGACCGCAGAAATAAGATGATTTACCTCACTTTCTGACACTTTCAATAATTTACGAGTTACTTTGGTTTCATCATTGAACTCATAGCACTGAAAACTTCTTTTCCATCCTAATTCTATAAACCACATAACTAAACCTTCTTTCTTTTTGCTATAAACCTCCTGTAACACTCATAATCCTCCTCACTTAGAAGGTTTAACTGGTCTAATGTAATATTAGACCAGAACTTAATTAACTCCTTCTTCTTTTCTGGCTTTTTAACTTCAACAAGTACCTTTCGTTTCGATTTCATGGTTCCTCCAGAATAAATGTATCATACATATTCAAATAAGTCAAAAGGGTGAGAAGTACATATCTCCATAATTCGAGTATGGTCTACCTTCTCTGTTATCTATCTTCACAACTCTTCCGTCTTCATAGTAAATAGTGAAAAAATTTAATGCGCCAAATCTATTAGAAATAACTTCTGATATTAAACTTGATAACGTATCGGAAGAGTAAACATTACCAGATTTGCGAAACTTATCCGGTCTTGGGCAACTATCATTTTCAATGAAAATCACATTAACCCCTCGAACCTTATTCGAATTTTCCCTAAATCTTCGATAGTACAACCTATAGTAATTCTTTTTCATTGTTATTACCTTACATTAAAGAATTTACGGGCATCTTCCTCTTTTGCATAGTAAAGAGACTCCAGATATCCATCACAGATGAATTCTACTACAACACTCCCTGACCAGTGAAGTATTAGGTTTGCGGTGTTTTCAGAAACATTCTCAATCATAACTCTTTGTCCGTCCTCGTACGTTATGGATATAGGTTTTCTATAGCCCTCAAGAACAGTGACTATGACTCGTTGCATGCTATCTTGATGTAATCTATTACTCCAATCAATTAAGGCATCAGCGGTATTTGAATTCTTTTCGATAAAATGAACTCCGCCTAATGTTGGATAGAAGTATTTAGCCATGAGACCTAATCTCCTTCACTAAACCATCCGCATAATAAATGAGGGCTGTGTCCTTTGTTGAGCATAAAATCAGAGAAATTTTTCGAGAAATAGATATTTCATTGTCCAGTGAGACATTGATGGATAACTCTTCTCTGCCTATTTTAAGTACTTTCTCGGCCAAAACACTTGCCTCCGCCTCCCATCTTTCAACTGTATGAATAAGAAATCATACCCACCCAAAAGGTTGTACTTTTTCCAAGAAAACCAACGCATACTATCTCCTGTGTATTGTGATTTCGTTGTCCTCTGAAATAACCGTAATCGGGAAAATCCTATCTTCGCAAATCATCTCATCAATTCTCTGTTTAGTGAAATATCCACCAAAAATCTTTGCAGTTTGGTCATCAAAGGTTCTTAATTTACTTAGCGCCTCTTCTTTTGTCTGTGCGGCGATGAAAATATCCCCATACGGAATCCCCAAATTCAATCTAGCTTTAAAGTACTTAATTTCATCTATCACTTGCAGTCTCTTCATTGTCGGTTTAAATCTCTCGTAAGACTCCTTAATCATATTACGAAGCTCACTGATCGTTGGTTTTGTTTTCATACATCTCTCCATATTCCGTCTAAATATAATAATGAGAATCTACTTCCACTCATCAAAGATTGCCTAATCTCGTCACTTGTGCTCAAAACAACCTTTGAGCACCTATACTCCGACTTAACATCATCTATGGATAAAATGAAACGAAAGACTTGCCCACCGTAGGAAGAATCTTGATCGTATTCACAATTAATACCTACTCCTTTTAAGAGTGGGATTACTTCCTCAGCCGCCGTTATAATGATTATTGCTGATGTTTCAATGAATAAATAATTGGACGAGAGTCTTTTATACCTTGCTAATAGGTCTTTATTTCTAGCAAGCTTCTTATTTATCATTATTGAGCGCTGCTCAAGCACTAACCATCGACTCATAGATTAATCTCCCTGATTACTCCATTTAAAAACCCAAGAACCAGCACTGAATCTTTATTAAATTTAAAGAAGTTGTGCTTGGATATATTACCTCTCTCGTCAAAATGAAGGATAAATTCACGTCCAACTAGTGCATTCTCTGTAATAATTTCCATCTGCTCTTCTGAGCGTATACAGTATTTTTCTCCACATGGGAGGTTGGATTCTTTACTCATCTCATTGAAGACGTATTTAGATTCCGACTCGAACATACACACCCAATAGCTCATCCTCGCTCCTTTAACCATGCTCGCTTAACAGTTCTTCCACTAAGATTGTTTTTATCAGATATTAAAGTGAATATTTACCTGCGTTTATCAGATTTTTTACCAGAACACTTAGTTTTAGGTGGTTTAGTGCTCTTATCTGTTTCATTTTCGATAATCCTTACTATTCCATCAAGATATTTAACGTTTATTTTCTTTAATTTATGGATTTTATCCTCAGCCCGGCTTGGAAGAGTTCTCAAGCCTGTGATTATCTTAAAATCCACGCCAGATATTACTGCCAGAATTAGCAAACTGAACGCCTGGTCAGAAAATACAGATTCCTTAAGGTCAAACTCACAAATACTTAACCCTTCTCCGATATAACGTGTTATTTCATACCAATCTATGAAATTATGAGTCTTAAAACTTCTAGCCATCAGTTTTCCTCACAATTCTTGATGTTCTCTTTTGATTCTTCGACTAATTTTGTAAAAATAGTGCCCTGTAAGTACTTCCTGCGGTAGCATTGATATTTTTCACACCTATGAACAGGTGAAGTTATTGGAACTAATACCTTACCGACTAATACGAATGAATGATTGTAATGATCTATGACCGTATTTTCACATACATTCACTAATTCCGTAAAGAGTTCACCTTTTTTATGTGGTCGAATAAGGATCGGTATTAAGAAAATCGCCAATAAGAAAGCCAATACTAGGTATATTACAAGTTTCGGGGAAGTGGGACTCATTTAACCCTCCCTATAAAGCTGTTGATATCTTCTTTTGTTAATTCTTCGCCAGATATTTTGATCTCCGAACCATCACTAAACATAATTGAATGTGACTTATCTGCACAGATCTCGTGTAAAATGACACAATGTAAGGTTTCTGGTATTTTTGACCAATGCTCATACGACCCAGTTCCATTTAGAAACCCCAATCTATGTTGGATACTGTTATTTACAAGATCGCCTTCGCTTATGTGACTGAATAGCTCTTTTATACTGTAAAGATTACCCGCAACAAAGGTGAATTCCGTTCGCTTGATCATCATATTTACTCCATTGATATGATTTCTAGTGCCTGGAAATAATTAAACTTACCTTTCCAGTAAGCGACCCTATCGCTTCGCACTCGGACTGCTACATTCTCTTCATGAAAGGTCTCGTATGACTGGAACAAGCCATCTCTGTCGATACTTATCATTAACTCAGAAGTTTTGATGGTTGTGCTTGGAGGTTCCTTTATCTGAAGAAATCCATTAAATCCTGTATCGCACGAATAATGTTCTGAGGTTAAGTTATCGGCATGTTTGTAGATAACACATGGAGCATTATCATCAAAATAGAGCATATCCTTAAGCCCTATTAATGTCACAGACCCATTTTGATGAGATGTATTAGCCTTTAAGCATTCAGAGGATGACCATACAAATGAACCAAAATCCATAACATACCACAACTCTATAAACATATGCTCTGTAAGAAATGGACTCTTCAATTTTCGGATTTCAATGCCATTTCTTTTAGTGTTTATTTCTAGTTTCCAGGAATTGTCTATCTCCTGCCTAACGCAGATAGGTTTCTTTGGGCTGTTCCACGACTTCCACTCTCTGATTACATTTATCTGTGTTTCTCGAAATTTATCCATACCACCTCCCTTAAGCTCCGTAATATTCAGTGACTATAAAATTCATTCCAGCGTTCTTCCCAGTACTCCTGATAAGTTTCTGCGCATTGATCACAAAGTAAAGGTTCTCGATTTCTGTCGGGTTCTGTGTAATTTGTCATACATGCCCTGTACAGTAATGAGTCTGCTGGAACCTGGCAAAATTCACATTCCATGTTTCCTCCTAATATCCTCGCATTTCCCTTTCAAGCTCTGCCCGAATTTCGGAGTCTAGCTCCATACGACGCTGTTCTTGAAGGTATTCATTTTCTTGATCTTCTAAAAGTGCTGACTGCTCCCAAACTTCATACATTGCAGATTCCACTGCTTGAAGCTCCTCTTCTGTATGGTCAATACCTAGTCCTAATAATATTTCTTCCCGTTTCTCATTCAGCTTAGATAATTCGTTTTGCATACACCCTCCGTGAAATTAATCTATCATACCCTTAACAGTCTGTCAATGGCGACAACTAATTTAATTAAACAATTTAATAACCGAGGTTTTTATGAGTGGTACGACTAGTATTGGTATGATCTTACCCTATGCAGGGGACATCCGGCAGGGATTTTTACCAAGAGGGTTTCTGTTTTGCGACGGTTCGGCTATTTCAAGGAGTCAGTATTCTGATCTATTTGATGTGATCGGAGTTTCATTTGGAGTAGGAGATGGAGTCTCCACCTTTAAACTACCTGATTTTAGGGGTAGATTTATTAGAGGTGTAGATAACGCATCTGGTCACGATCCAGATGCTTCCAGGAGGGTTTCTATGGCATCTGGTGGCAATCCTGGAGATAACGTAGGATCTATCCAAACCGATGAAATACTATCTCACACTCACTTTGGGAATGTCTCTGGTGTACCGCAAGCCAATGCGACCACTATGTGTGCTCAAGCTGGTGGACTTGATATTGGGGATATATTTGCGCTGCGTATGTCTTATTCTGGTGGTGCTGAAACTAGGCCAAAAAATGCGGCAGCTCATTTTATTATTAAATACACAGAAATATCACCAGTTTCACTTAACATAACAAAGACGGACTTTTCCTCCCAATCTTTTGTGCCCAATACTCGCATACCTTTAAGTTGGGATTCATATGATTCGATCTATGACCCATATAAAATGAAGATGGCTGATAAAACCGCATTATTTCTCCCAACACAAGGAGAATATGATATTTCCAGCTCGTGCTTATTTGATGGCTCATTGTCTGGGATTAAGAATGTGACAATTTCCGTGCTTATTAATGGCCGGATACTTCAGGAAAATACAATCTCAGGAGTTTCTTCTTTAGTTTGTTGCAGTTCGTCACTGAATTCTGGAGATTTTGTTGAAATACGGATAACACAAGACGGGAAACTCCTGGCCCCACTAATTTTCGCTTCAATAAGTATTAAGCTGGCCAGAGTTTATTGATCTCAGGGTGTATAATTACTGCGAGGACAATCCCACTAAAAAATAATAAGAGAAATCATGTACACTCAAACTAAAGATATCAATATCTCTCTTTATTCAGTAACTTATCCCGATCAAGCGAATTTGCCATTATTTATAAATAATCGTAATCCTGATGGGATAAGTTACTCATTAGCTTATCCGACAAATATTAATTTGTTTATTTCTATCAACACGCTTGATAACCCAAATGTTAATGGGATACTGTATGTATTTAGGGATCTGACCGACCTTACAGTGATTAATCCGACTCCTGATTACATTATTAATATCGTCAATAGCGAGATTTTAAACTCAGATAATGGGATTTATACGCTTTCATTTGGGTTCAGTGGGACGGAACAAGTATTCGTTGGGTTTCAGTTTATCCCAAGCACCAGGAACACCTTTCAGGGTGCTCTTAATATTCATTCTAATATTTTATATAGCTTTACCCCAACTCTTCCGCCTGGAGGATTTGTAGTGAAAGAGGTCGACTCAATTTCAGGGGTTGAGATTCCTCTAATGTTATTCTTCCCCTGAGTGGAGATTTTTATGTCATTTGTTAAGTTTACGGGTAATGTGGATTTAGACTCCCACAAAATACTCAACCTTGCCAACCCTTCTGCTTCTTCTGATGGAGCGAATAAAGGATATGTTGATTCTGCTATTGCGGCGATTAATCCAGCTAAAGTTGTTCATGCCTCAGACGCATCACTAACTGCATGGATCGCTTCTTCTAGCTATGCGTCTAATATTTCTTCCTATCCAGCAGGGACCGTTCTTTTACTTCCTAGTGCGTCGTCTGCTGAAAGTGGTCAATACTTTCAAAATGGTGGCTCGGCTGGAACTGAGGCGGATTGGTCTTTACTAGGTAACGCACCCTCTGCAAGTGAAGTAAGAAGTCACTTAAGCGCAGGGAGCGGTTTGGCCTTTTCGGGAGGTGCATTTTCTGTATCTTCAGCGATTAAAGGGATGATTGGGGACGGATCGGCAACATCTTTTACTATTTCCGTACCTATTGATGATGTTGTTATTTCAGTAAGAGAGGCTTCTTCTGGGGAGTTTGTTGGGGTACAAGCTGCGGTAGCTTCTGGAGTAGTTACGCTCACTTTTGCGTCAGCGCCTTCATCGAATCAATACAAGTATTGTATTATTCCAGGGTATTAAAAACAATAAGCCCAATCGGGGCTTATTTAACTTCAGAGTATTCTTTTGATTCAAAGAAGAATGGTTTCGGGGTTACAAAGCTTAAAATATTATCTTCTGAGATGGAATATTCTGCTTTGTAACTATCGGACCAGGCAATTGTTGCTGAGTCTTTTGCACAATAAATATGACTAAACTCTAATTCACCTAATGAGTTAGTTCCTGAAACTACCACAGTAGCAGTGCAATCCCAAAGAGCAGTGTCGGCTACCCAGTAAGATAAACTTACTTTTCCTTCCCAAGCAACTGGCGAGTTAAATTCAGACGGAGAAAGCTTGAAAGTTTGGCCATCAGCCGACTGGAATGCTGAAAAAATTGTCGCATGATGTACTGGAGGTTTTACTGGAATATCTGGTTGTATGATTACTGCTGGTGGCACCGCTGACGTTTTGTCACTAAATTGGCGGCTACAAGAAGCAGACGTTAAAAGCAAAGAAGCCGCTAATATTTTACTATAAAGTTTCATATAAATCCCTTTCAAAAGATTTGGAGCAAGATAGTTCTTGCTATTTTATTATCAGACAACAGAGAGTTTATCACTATCATTCTTGATGCAAATTAAATTAACGGTTCTATCTGCTAGGATCTCCGTTAAATCTACATACATATCGGTAACATACACTACCGATATTAACTTATTTGGTGGCAGATCTAAATCTTCCCGAATTTGCTTGATTTGTGCTGAACCCAAATCAGTTCCTCCACCTCCAACCAGGGCTACCTTGGAAGCCATTACGGCTGCGGGATCTACTCGCCGAAGTTCCACATCACAACAGTACATTGCTGATAAATGTCCTGCCTTCATCAGACTGTTCGCAACAGAAAAACTCATACTCAATGTTTCTTCATCAAACATAGAACCTGAAGTGTCCAAGACTAAAATAATAGCCGGCCTGTAATTTTGTGCTGAAAACCTTTCAGTAGGGACAAAGAATGAATTTCTGGATCTAATAACCCTCCAAGACAATTCACTTTTAGGCTTAGATGACAAAACCTTCACTGCATTTCGAATTTTCATTAAGAGAGCTGTAATGTACTGAGGCGCATATTTTTCTTTTACGAAAATTTCTGCATCTGCTGCACCCTTTCCAGGAGAACCTTTTGTTAGATCTCTCCCTACCACCTTAGCCTGGCGCATGGCCTTTTCTGTTCTTTTCTTTCTAGACTCCTTGGAATTATCACCATCGTCACAATCCATATCATGATCATCAAGCCCGTTTTCTCCAACTTGATCGAGCTTATCCTTCATTCTCCGAAATGCTATGCTCGATAAAATAGGCCAACTCGTATCCGGTCGCACTTCTTGAATAGAGATGTCGTTTGGATCTATAGGGAATAATTCATCAAAACCTGCTACCGTGCAATATGAAGTGAAAGGAGTCCCACTGATCGATTTCTCCCTCTCTCCTTCTAATCTTAGTAACTCTTTCTCCGTGGAGCTAATTTTATCGCTCAGCAGATTTGCCTCTGAGGAATCTACTGTTGAGCTTAATATCTCATTAAGCTTGATTAACGTTAACTTTAACTCCTTGATAGCTTCTTCTAACGTGTATCGAGAAATTTCATACGCCCCTGCCTGGATTTCTTCCATCTGAAGAATATCTGAATGTAAGGCCATATCCATACAGATATTCAGAATTCTATGCGCTGAAGAGCCTTTTATTTTCCCAGTTTTTTCATCTTCCAGCATTTTAGCTAGATCTGAATCAAGCTCTCTGTTGGAAGTTTGGTCTCTTTGATAAGCCTGGGGGATATGCCTTAGTTCGTGTAAGATTAAGAAGCATACTGCCCGTGCTGAACCCTTAAATGGAAATCCTGGATTGATTTCTATTGTTTTTTCAAAAAAATTTTCAGATGGCCGTTCTGTTTCCGGCATAAAAGTTTCGATGATATCTTTACGGATCGAAACTTTTATATCCTTAGTAATGGTTATAGAAGCTAACGCCCGTGCTTTTGATGGGAATTCCCATATATCAACCACTGAAGCTAACGCTTGGGTGTAATACATCTGTTTTTGACGTAAGTACGAGTACAATGTAGATCTAGCTAGGTGATACTTCTCTTCCGTAGACAATTCTCTCTTCATTAAACCTCCCTGAAATCTTCTATTAATTATTACGATTTAATAGAAGACTGATTATTAAGAATCAACTTACCGCAACCACCATTAGCCTTCATGATGACAAAAATGTTGACATCCTTGAATTTGCCATCCCTAGTTTCTATCTCAAGCCTTACGGAATCTGTGTATGAAATATTTGCTGGACTTAACACATAAGACACAACTTCAGGAGAAGCCATTTCGTACAAATAATTCGTGTAAATAATCGACCTTCTTTTGGATTCTTCTGTTGTGATGGTTGGGATAACCTCACGGAGCTTTCTTAAAAGAAATCCGTAAACTTCTACCTGTTGTCCTGTTGATTCTAACTTCTTAAATACATGGAAATTATCATAAGTTAACTCCTCTGGTATTTTAACTTCCTTCTTCTTTTCTCTTAATATGCGTAAATCCTCTGCTAAGATTTCCCCATACTCTAATCCTAATCTTCCACATAAAATAGTGGAAATTTCATTGTCATCCAAGAAATCCATTCCTGCTTCGATGATCGCTATCGCATCTGTCTGTTGACGAGCACACGCAAGTTGTTTATGATCGTATCCGTCAACGTCAAAAAAGTGCTTTTGAACAAAATACGTAATACAAGATGGTCCACGCATTTCAATTAGTTCTAAGTTTAGTCCCGTGGCATACTTTTTAAACGTATTGTAGTCAATTTGATGTGTCACATGAGTAAATCTTCTCATTCCAGCCTGGTTTAATGTTAAGTCCTGATGGCCACCATCTTCACGATCAAAGTTTGAGGCAGCGATAATAAACACATCACCTCTTATCTTACGGCCTGCAATTGTGTGATCATTTGCTATTTCCATGATGATAGGGAGCATGCTTTGATGTGCTCTTGTGATCTCATCCAAAAACAAGAACATTGGTGGGTACTTATTACCGTTTTCATCTACTGCGTCAGTTAGTTTACGAATCCACCATGCTGGAAATTCAACCAGTTTCCCATCCACGATCCCCATAGCGAACATATCTATAGATGATTTATCTGCCATAGGCAAAACGAAGCATTCAAATCCACATTCCTTAGCTAACTCCTGGGATAACTCTTTGGAAAAAGCTGTGACCGATTGCGATTTACCGTTTCCTGATGAACCCCAAATTAATAAAGACTTGTTTGCTAGTATATGTGCTTTAACTATGTTTCTGGTATTCAAATAAGAAGAATAAGATCTGACAGAATTATTTGTATCGTTCATAGAAACTCCTTTTTATTCATTATTCAACTAGTGTGATAAAACTTCTACACGGAAAACTTTGTAAGCGCAATCATCAGATATCGATAATTCTTTTGCCTTACTCTCTGCATCTTCTTCTGATAAAGATGCAAACTCTATTGATGACTCCTCTGGATATTCCACGAATTCAGGGATTACCCAATAAATAAATGACTCAGAAACCGGAGTATCTGCGAACGTCGCTCTCACTGAAACAATAACTTCTTCTATTTCACAATCATTATCATTCTCTTCCAGTTCATTCATCTTGTAAAACTCCGCTGTTTCTGCGTTCTTGCAAACATAAAGAACATCTTCCTGGCTAGAAACATAAAATACTTTCATTGAATCCTCCCTGAATAACTCTACCAGACATTTAACTAAAAGTCAAGGACTCCGCTTAATTATTTTAACACATCCATCTAAGTACCGTAATTCTATATACAAAGGGCAGTTTAATCCACACATCTCATCGTCTGCCTCTGCGTAATCCTCGGCACCACTGTCATAAAACACAAGACTCCCTTCGATACAATCTCGGACTATGTTATTCATCTCATTTTCATAGTAAGTAAAATCTGGATCGTACTCTAACATTTCTCTATCAAGGTCACGGAACAAGAATTGCACGTAAGTGTTTGAATAACTTTTCATCGCCCAAATAGTTAATTCATTCATTTAATTTCCTCACTTGGAGTCCAAGTGAGGTTCGGATCTCTCCCAAGAAATCTTAGCCATCGATACAGATCTTCATTATTCTTAGATAGAATGTACTTACCATCACTAAAAATATCGGTATAGTCTAAATGATATTCATTTTGTTTTAGTTCAATTCTCGGGAGATTTTTGATTACCCAGAAATCGTGACAGTTACAGCCTTTTCTTTTTGTTTTATTCCCTTTATATTTTAAATGAAATGGGCAAATATCAAACATAACTCCTCCATAAAATATTTATCTGCGTTCTGCCTTAAGTCTTATCACTTCTTCCTCACAGGAGCCGCAACAAGTAGCTACTAACTCTAATTCGGAGTCCTGGTATTCTTCAGGGGATTCTAAAAATTTTTGATACTCTGTGTAATTAACGCCATAACATGAGCATAATATCATAGCTTCTCCAAAATAAACCTTACAAATTCAACAGAACTGTCTCTTTTAAGTTTCTGAACAGCTTCGGGGAAAGAGACTTTGCGAAAATCCTCAATATCTTGATTAGTTTCACCTCTCAAATTAGTCGCTGAATATCCCCGAAGTCTCTTTGCTGCAAGCATATATTCTACTTCGGTTAGTGTGTCTTTTTCCATACCCGCTCCTTAAGCCAAGTCAAATGACAATTCAGAGAATGCCTCCAGGAACTCATCGTCGGTGTATTCCAATCCATCGCTATCAACAATATCTCCAGTGCTATCATCTACATAGTAGGATGGATTAGATAATCCATCTGAAACTACGACTACTGCTCCAGCTAACATACGATCTAATGCTTCTTTTGCGTCCATGATTCCTCCTAAAGCAATCTATCACCATTATTTACTTTTGTCAAGTTCAGGTAATAGAGTTTTATTACATCGATGGCACCCGAACCAAAACCGACCCTCTTCATACCAAAGAGCGAAGTTACATGATTCATCCTCATAGCAATCCTCTATTTCATGATCATGGCCACATTGGTGGCATAATTCATCGCTCATTTAGTATCTTAATTGTTTTCTTGATAATATTAAGCCTATCTTCCAGGATGCTTATTTTATCAAGGTATTGATCTTCTGCAAGTAATAGGCATTTATTCTCGTACTTAAGTTTTAAATTTTCTATCTCAATTTCCTTATCTGAAATCTCACAAGACCGAAAAACTTTTAGGATACCTGACTCACAATCATTAGGGATCAGTTCGTCGTAATTAGCTCCAAGATAGGGTGTTCTTATCTCACCTCGTAGAGCACGGCCGTGAGAGCAAGGCACAGTGTATTCGCCCCGTGCATAGTCCAAGATCGGTATACCATCAACCTCAGTGACTTCTCCTGATGAGAGTAATAAGATGTCCCCTGATCCGATTCGCATAAACTGAAAAGTATCCACGTCGTACTCCTGTGATTATTGATTAACTAAGCTTAGCGCAACTTCCTTAATGAATGAACAAACTTGCCGACGTAAATCTTTTTTGTGAAAGTCTAAATCTTCTTTTGTTACTTGACTTTCAGTTACTAAGTCATGAATATAGATATCAGCGATCTGTACTATTGACTTTGGAAATCCCACTAACAATCTTTCATCTTTTGAGAGAATCTTACCTAATCTAATTGGTTGCATTAAATAACCAAAATCTTTAAGTTCGGGTAATGGTTCTTTTTGCACCCTAGTCTTTTTTGTCCATGCAGTTTCCTCTGCATCAAAAACGTACTTATAATTATGGCCTCCTAGATTGACCACCACTCCTTCTACTCTCATAAACCCTGGAACCAGCTTAGAACCCTCTATCTTGAATTTAGAGATAGTCTCTGCAATTACATTATCTTCGTAGGTTCCGATATATAAAACCGGAACAGGGATAGTATTGACTGGAAGTAGTCTGTCTGATGGGTACTTCCAATGTTCAAAAAGGACGAATGTTCTGACAGATAGCCCTTCTGATGATTGAATTCCTGGACCACACCATTCACCAAAGTGTGTGCCGATTCCTAATTTCTCAATAAAATCTGCCTTATTTTCATAAACAAACCTTGCAAACCCAAAATTATCATCATCAGGAGTGATCCAGCGATTCCGTGAGCCGCACTTAATATCTATTCCACCTGGAGTATCAAATATCACAACTTGCGCATTCGTCCCATTTAATTTCTGTGTAATCTGTAGTCGTGTTTTTAGCAATTGTTGTATTTTTGGAAATTCTTTAAATTCCATACTTCCTCCTGTTTAAGTTTTTTCTACTATTTCGAAATACACCTCTAGATCTGCTAACCTTACTTTTTCTACAAACGGAACCCTAAATGCGGCAATATTCTTTGTTTGTCTTGGGCTTACATTTATTGGATTAGGATCTACCCATTCAATCTGGTAGTTTTCCCACGGGTCAATTGAGCCTACGATTTTCCACAATGAATTCTTATAAAACCCGGTTCTCAAATAAGGAGTCTTGTTCTCTTCTTTGAATAAGTCAGGGAGTTTTAGAAAATCCTCTTTTACTTTCACAATATCGCCTAATTTAAGCTTCATAATTCTCCTAGAATGGACAATCACCTTCAATATCAACAGTAAGATCTTCTTTTTTCTCTACAACCTTACATTTTTCCTTAATATGTAAAGCAACTGCTGCTTTGATTCCTGTGAGTGCGGCGATGTATTTATCCGCAGTTTTTACCCAGTTCTCTAAATCTGAATCTTCTAAAACTAAGCCTTCTTTACTAATAATATCTGCCAAGCTTGCAATTACTGGTCCTGCTTTTTGAAAACGAACTGCAAATTGTTGGGTGTCTTTCATTTTATATTTAACTGACATAATTAATCCCCTAGATTATGAAGTATGCTTAAGATCTTATTGCGTTGTTTCGTTGTCCTTGGAATACTTATTTCTGTTTGTTTTCTTCCGCATGAGCATTCGCTAAATTGCAACGTAGCCCACCACTCACTTATGATTGCTTTCGCCTCTTCGTCTATTTTGCCGCATACACATACATAAGGAAATGATGGGAGTAATTCTACATGCTCTCTTAAAAATTCGTCCAAATCCATAAGTTAATCCATCCTTGGACTTAGTCCTTGTGATGCCTGATAATCCCAGTAGTTTTTCTGTAAATCTGTCCAATAATGGTATCCATTACCGAAATAATTACCCAAGAGAATTGCTGTTTTGAATGATAATTGCCTCTGTCCTTTTAATAGTAAACAAACAAAGGCTTCAGAAACATCCAAAGCTTTACTAAGCTGTGACGCATTAATATTACTATCCTTCATCCATTCTTTAACTACTAATCCCGGATGTTGTGCTGTACTTGTTGTCATATTAATATCCTTATTAATGTTGCTATTTTACTTATAAGTGAATTAAAATCCAGTGAAAGAACGACCGCCCACGTTCTGTAATCCTGTATTTACGGTGGCTAGTGCAGGGATTAATTGTGTGACAACTGGTTCTGTTGTTAATGGAACCGAATGTTTTACAGGGGCTTGTGCGGCCTGTTGAATAACTGTCGGTCTGACTGATTGTGTCTCCAATAATAATGATGTTGATTTTGCTAACGCTTCAGCTTTAATTAAACTTTCTAGTATAGAAGTAACGGATTGCTGAATCCGTGGGTCAGAAGCATTAGTGAAAATGGATTCAATTTCTGATTCTATCCCTTTCTTTAGAATACTTGCTATTAACATGCCATTAGAACGAGCCTCTAATGTGGAGAAAAGTTCCGTATCTTCCAGAGCTGAATTTAGGTCAGTCAATAATTTAATCTTTTCTTTCATTTTTAATCCCTTAAACTGTTTGAATTGTTGTAATTTTATCATCTAATTCGGAACCATCTCCAGTGTTTTCTATGTAAAGAGACGAGTGCACATAGGAAGACTCTACTGGAAAGTGACACAGCCTGTAACTACCCTCGGCATTAAATGGTTGATATGGGTCGCCTATTCCTAATAGTCCGAACTCTAAGGAACCTGAGTCTGTAAAATCCTTCTCAAAGATATATAAAGATGCTTTACCCATTTAACTTCCTATTCTTATTACTAAGTTTAAGTGAATGTGCCATATCACTCCCTCACAGTTGCAGATGAAGTTAGGTTATCATTAAATTAACTCTTTGTCAAGCCTTTCAACTAATTTATTTATTGTTGAAGTAAAGTCAGACTTCGCCGATGCTCTCCAGAACGCTCTTTCAATCTGCTTCTGAAAATCTTCTAACGATCCATTATTATCAATAATCATATCAAAGCAGTCGTCCGGGATTTCATTCATTTCTATCTCTGATTGATGGTTTAAGTCTCTGCCAGCTAAAGATCCTGTTCTTTGACTTAATTCCCTTTTAATTCTTACGGTGAAGAATTTATTCCTCTTCACACAATCGAATTCATTGCCCATTCTCACGTCATCGCAAACAATTACGCTACTGACCAGGTCTTTTTCGTACTTCTCATTAATTACTTTATTTAAGCTTTCCTGGAATTTATTAACCCAGATATTCTTATCTTTATTACGTCCCCATTCAGTCCCTACGACCTGTAAGAATTTTCCATCTTTATGATTATCTAATCCTAAATAATCCTGAACCATATACATTATTCTGTATAAATCATCGGCAAACTTAATATTTCTTACATTTTCTTTACTTGAAATCTTATTAATCACTTCAATCGCCGATGATTTGCCTGATCCTGCTTTACCTGAAAAAGCTATTCTAACTAAAGGCATAATACCTCCTAATCTGACGAATCTAAAACATCCGCTAGCCATTCAACCGACTTCATGTTGGTTGAAACTCCAAATAAGAATCTTGCATCCTCAACTGGCCTGTACCCCAAATACACATACGGAATAAGATTCTCAGGGAGAACTTTAAGATCTCTTCTTGCACTTTCATTCCATTGACTTATCTGGATGAACCATTTGTACTTGCTTTTAACTGACTCAAAATCATCTGCCGATGTTTTGGTTAAACATTTTCCTATATTTTCTATTTTTGGCATACAATAGATCCTTTTATTTCGTGAATAGCAGCGTATCCAACTCTTCTGCAAAACTCACGGTAATATCTCACACCATTATGGAAATCCACGTCATATCCAAATCCTGCTGCAACTTTAATCAACTCCATAAAAATCTCATCGCTAAGTGCGGAATCATTTAGATTTATTTCTATTGTTGGTGGTATTTCTATGTTCGCATTTTTCACTTCACAAAAATAAGTACTTGCTTTTCGGGTCTTCATTTTAAGACTTGCAACATTCTTTAACGCAACCATAACATTAGGCTGACTCATAAAACCTCCCAGTTTTCTTACTGAAGCCTCATTGCTTCCTTAATTAAACTATCATAAGGTTTCAGTATTGTCAAGATTCTCGGTATATTATTTTTAACTAGTTAATTTTACTTGATTAAGTCCAAAAGAATGAGGGTGGAGTGATGGGTTCTTGAGGTTGCATAGAATGAATGACAGCTTCTCTTTCGATCTCTTTCTCTTGTTCTTCTAATTTCTTTTCTAATTGTTCTTCTTTCTTTACCTCTTCTTTAATTTCCTCTATTATTACCGATTGAGGTTCCTGTGTGTTATCCAAGTTTTGTGATTCCATGAGTGTGCCTTTCTAAGTTAGATGAAGGGATTATACCAATTCAGCCAAGATAGGTGCTATATTAACGTTAATATTAGCCTGCTTCATAAGGATTTTAAAATGAGCGAAAATACTGCAATGTTAAGTGTTCCAGGATCAGAGATTATTAATAATATGCCAGATTCCGCAATTGACCAAGAAGTGAACTCTATGCCTCCAGAGGTTATCTTTTCGATAGAGGCGGCGGCAATTCATTATGCTATTGGATTTCGGAGAGAAACCCAGTTAGCTGGGTTATTGGCATTTTGTACTTCCACTGGAATGCCATCTCAAGGTTCTTTAGCGGATATGTTAAGCGTCCTACGGGCATATGGATATAAGATCAGGGGATAATTATGAGAATATATGGAATAGCAAGTGCAGAAAAACCAGATAGAGTAGGTGAGACAGCCCTAATCGAAGGAATGCACGTAGAGCCAAATGCTTACATTAACGATGAACATGGCGTGGCCAGTAAAATGTTCAACGTCCTCGGCCATATCGTAAAAAGTAAGAAGATTTTCGGACTCAAGGAATGCTCGAACGAAAGAGAGAAGAAGTGCTGGAACCTAGCCAAAGCACCTTTTCTTTATGTTGAAGGTGCTTTGGCTGATGAGCAAGAGCATCCAAATGCTCAGGCTGCCAGCTCTCTCGTTAAATATGCCGCAAAATATTCTGAGTTTAATCTTGGATTTTCTGTTGAGGGCGGAATAGAAGAAAGACAGGGTAATGTCTTAACAAAAACAGAAGTTCGTGGAGTTTCACTTACAATCAATCCGTGTAACCCATTATGCCGTGTCTTTGCTATGGATGATCTAGCTAAATCATTTCAAGGAGAGATTAAGTTACCTGATAGGTATAAGACAGCGGTGTTGAGTAAGAGATCATTCCGAAAAATACCAGATGAGATTACTTTATGTAAAGCTAAGTTAAGTTTTATTAAAGAGGTTGCTAGTCTACACAAAAGCGGAGATATTCACAAAGCCGCAGTACTTAGGTGTTGGGGTTGTGGGACTCAAAAAGTTTATGTCTCCCCAAAGCTACCTAACTCGTGCATGGCCTGTGGAGAAAAATTCTCTATGAAAGACATTAATAACGCACTAAATTATGACGGGGATATTTAATGACAATATTTAGAGGGAACTCCTCTCAAACAAATCTTGGATTTGCAAAAGTGTCAGAAACTCAACTTGCGAATGCTATAAATTTCGGCTCAGCAGTTAGGCTTTATCAACCAGCAAGAGATAATAACATTAAGGTTATTACATTTAAAAACTCTGTCAGCCAGCCCATAGTGATATGTGCTGTTAACAGCTTGGCTGTTAGTGCTATGGATAGTGCTGGAACTAAGGTTGGCATGGTTGCTGCGGCCGGAACCATTACTTTCTCAAATGGAACAGTACCCAATCAGGCGGCAGGAGTTATGACAAACTCTCCGCCTATAATTCCTCAAAATAACCTTGCGGCATGGATGGTAGCTGGAGGGTATTTTAAAATACAGGGTTCTGTAAGTAATGATAATAAGAACTTTAAGATAGCGAGTGTGGCCTTTGCTCCGAATGCCGTGACAGTAACTCTCGATACCGTTAATGGTCCATCTGGAGTGGTCGAAACAGTTGTGGCGACTTCTCCGATTAAAGTCGTCCCCTTTCCTATTGTCTCCTTATTTGAGGTGATGACTGGGGATTCTTTATATTACGACATGGCTTCAAATCTATTAACTATTGAAAGCACTGTTGAATTTTGGGCATACTCCCTTGCAGCTATCGCCTCTCCAAATGCCATTAATGCTATTCGTGTATATACTTGGTCTTGAGGTTAATTTAAAAATCACAATAAAATAATAGCGCTATACGTACTGTCTTATGGCGCACCTGTAAAGGAGATCTATGGGCGGACTATTTTCAGTTACCCAATTAATTAAAGATCCTGTGGCAACTGTCGGAGATCTTCCTTCTAGTGAGTCTCAAATTGGCGCACTTCGTGTAGTTCTGGCGGGTTTTTCTGTGTATGTTTGGGATGGTTCTGCCTGGCATGCCTCTACTGCGCCACCGCCAGTTCCGATACTAGATAATACTACTATTTATTACAACCCAGGCGGACAAGTAGCTGTTAAGCCACTGGGCTTGACGGATAACTTATTTAGTCCTACTTCTACAGTTATCTATAATTGGGTATCTACTGTCCCTTATGTGGTTGGAGATATGGTAATCTCCTCAGAAGGCATTTGGATGTGTCGGATTGCTGGAACAAACCTAACGCCATCTCTATCTAACAACAACTGGAGACAGATAGCTAATAAGGATTCCTCACAATATTTAACTTTTTCTTCTTATGTGACAGCAAATTACACAATACCTACAGGGATTACCGCCGTAGTGGCCGAGACGACTGGTGCGGATTTCACCGTTACCCTTCCATTAATTTCCACAATACAAGGAGTTCTTGGAGATACAACGAATAGGGTTCAAGAATTTAAAGTATTTAAAGTAGGGCAAACTAATAAGGTGATAATTGCTTGTGGAGGAACAGATACTTTTGCAGACGGAACCACCACTTTTAATTTAATCAGCAATGGTTCCGTTGGGAGAGTTTTTGTTGTATTTAATAAATCAAACTGGTTTAAGGGGTGAGAAATGGGTTACAATCCTATTACGGAAAATTTATCGATAAATTGGGCGGACGACTACTTATTCACTAGCACTACGATGACTACATGGGATAGGACTCTTTACTCTATTGCAGCAACAACGGGCAATGTTACGATCACATTGCCACCACTACCTGATACTAGTAACTTACTTGAAAGAGGAACTATATTATTCAGACGAGTAGATAGCACCGCCAACTTAGCATTTATTAGTGCTATTATTGGCGGTGTACAACAAAACATCCCAATCCCTGTTGGAAATGATATTTATTGGTTTGTCAGTGTTTTAATGAGTAGGGATGGATTCAACGACACATTATTCTCTAAACTGTCTGCGAAGTCCTTCTTGGAGCTAACTGGCGGCACAATGCTTGGTTCCATAGATTCCACAAATTTTAACATAAAAGTCAAAAACCCCACAGATGTTTCAGGTACCTCGAAAGATGCTGTGAATTATGGCTCCCTTATTGGGTATGCTGGAAATACCATTACTCAATTAACTGGAGATGTGACATCTCCAGTTGGTGCGCATGGCTCGGTTGCGACTACTGTGGCAACTGTCGGTGCAAAGACAGCGGCTCAAGTCGCACAATCCGTGACCGATACTGTTGCTGCGACATCCAGTAATACCATAAGTACGATAGTAAAAAGAGACGCATCAGGAAACTTCTCTACCGGGACAATTACAGCTTCTCAACTGTTGCTACAAAACCCAGCAACATTACCAACAAATGCAGTTAGATTGAATCAATTACCCGCCGTGGACTCACTTAATGTTTACCTGTCTGCATTTGGTTCTGACTCTAATACTGGCACAGTTATTTCACCTTTTTTAACGCTAGCAAAAGCGGAAAGCATTGTTACCGGAAGCGGGAGTATTTGGCTTCAAACTGGAACATACACTGATAGTGTATCGGTTACTGGAAGTAATGTCGGATGGACTTGTGTCTCAAATAATAATTCATACAAATGCACTGTTTCTGGAACAACTACTATTGCTGGTTCTGTTGTTCGTAGATCTTTTAAAGGGATTCAGTTTAGTACAGGGGCTAATGTTTGCATAAACCATACCAGCTCTCAAGGAATCCTAAATTTCGAGAATTGTTCCTTTATATCATCAAATACTAACGGCCTTGTGTTAGGTTCTGGCATGACCAGTAATTATTTTAACTACTTTAATAACTGTGATTTTGGAGGGCTAACAGGGACATTAACATTGGCAGATAATACAAATAATTCAGTAGCCCTAAGCTCTGTATCTGGTTCCAGCACAGTCAGTGTCTCATCTGGAACACTGACTGTTGGTACATTTGTAACCGGTGTTGCATTTCCTGGAGGCACTTTAGTTCTAGCCTCCCTTGGTGGTAGTAACTACCTTATGAGCAATAACGCAACAGCTTCGGGTACCTTGGCAGCATATAATGCTGCCACATGGTACATAACGAATTGCGGCTCCTTGAAAATGAACATAGGGCTAGGTCACCTAGTCTTAGGGTACAATAACCCTGTAGTTCAGTTGGCTGGAAATACTGGGAATTACCTTGAAACAGCAAAACCCATAATAACCGTCGTAACTACCCAAGCTGCCATGCTCGCCCAAACGTATGCTACTTTCGGTGGTCTTGGTTGTATGACTAAGGTTACTTCTGATAGTACTGCTACTAACAATGGGCTATGGCAGTGTGTTGGATATACAGTTTCATCGTTAAGCAGTTGGCAACAAATATCTTCGGTTAATACGGCATACACAGCAGGCACAGGATTGACCTTGTCTGGGACTACTTTCAGCATTACTCCTCAAACAGCGAGCAGGGCTGTGGTTACTGACTCATCAGGAAATCTAACAACAAGTTCCGTAACTAGTGCTACACTGGCTTTCATGGATGCTACAAGTTCCGTTCAAACTCAAATTAATAGTCTTGTTCCCACTGCTCAAAACCAAAAAACCGTAAAAGTTGCTACTACCGCCGTGATTGCATTATCTGGCCTTCAAACCATCGACGGAGTTTCCTTGGTTGCGGGAGATGAAGTCCTACAAGCTCAAACTACTGCAATTGTCAATAATGGAATTTGGGTAGTCGCTTCTGGTGCATGGACAAGAAGCACTCAAATGCCCACCGGCTCCGACGCTGCAAAAGCAAAGATATTTGTTCTACAAGGGACATTAAATGCTGGGACAATTTGGACATGCACTAACGCAACAGGAAGTGTTGTTGGAACTGCTTCATTAGCTATTTCACAGTTTACGCCCGCTGTGTCAGCGCTTTACACGAATTTGACAGCGGCTATTACTAACTCCGCAACCACGTTATCAGTAACCAGTACCAATGGGTTCCCCTCGACAGGAATTGTTATGATTCTCAATGAGTCGATATTGTATTCTGGAAAAACTAGCAATAGTTTTACGGGGTGTACTCGTGGATACAATGGGACAACAGCGGTAGCGGCGGTAATCAATGCTTATGTGAACTTCGTTACAGAAGAAATACCTTACTACAAAATGGGAGCCGACTTCACCACCTCTACTATCCCTACGAGAATTTATCGAGATAAAATGTGGATGAGCGGTTCTGCTACTGCCGTCCGCACTTGGACACCTTCACAGATTCCTTGGGTTTATACAGATATTACGGCAGCAGAGCTTTCTTGTATTTATTGGGTTCAGGAACTAATGACTTTCTTTAAAGGATTAGAAAACGACACCAACTGGGATCAGATCATCGGCGCAATCGCTGCGTCCATTACCTCAAGGATTACAGGAAACTTACAGAACCCTGACGGTGGTACGGATATGGATAACCAGGTTGTTTTTGCGAGTGCGCCAACATATGTCAGTGAGTGGTTTGAATTAATTGTAGGTCGGAATCCGGCTGGAACAGAGCTTTACACGATGAGTTTTACACTTGCTCTCACATCCAATACAATGGCGAATGTCCCGACTGTGGATATGTTTTATCCGTTTAGGATTATTTGGCAAACAACAAGGGGTGCGGCGATGGCGGGATTTAACGGTCAGGCAGCGGCAGCGTCGTCTGCATCGCCGCCAAAATGCACACAGTATACAACGTCAGGAGTAACTATTCCTGCTGCGGGATTTCCAATTTGGGCTATACCTGTTTCAATCGAGACAACATTTTAGGATAATACGGTGATAAGGGCGCTAATTGGAGCCAGGATAATCTCAATTCTATCTGCGGCACATCCAGATATTCCATTCAAATTCACGGATGACATGTAGGATGACTTACTATTGTACGATCCACTAATACTTACACTATCCACAGTGTTTCCTAGCGGGTTATTTACTGATAAATAGTACTTAAACGGATGACTGGGAATGGAAAAGTTCCATCTACCATAGAATGGATCTTTTGGAGAATCTAGTTCTATTTCAACCTCCACAGAGGTTCCATTCACTATTGTGCCAAATGAAGATAAAATCGTAAAACCCGGATACGATGAACCTGCAAACTCTTCAGTTAAATCGTATCCGGTACTATTCGTGACTGATATTACAAAACTTGACATAAAGTCTCCTGCTATTTGGTTTGTGCGGTTATGGAATCATTAAACTATAGCAGGATTTTAGTTTTTGCAAATCTTGGTTCCAGGTATTTTACCACTCCGTTCTTTATTATTGCTTGGGAATGCGCAACATTTTGAAAAGTAATTCCATTAAATTCCTGCTCCCCAAAACTCTCATGAATATGACCACATACGAATAATTTAAGATTTTTCATTTTCCTAAAGAAATTACCATCAAAAGCCTTAATACCGTAACTATGCTCTATTCCAAGGCTATCAGGAAATACATCTAATATTCCATAAGCAGGAGAGTGCGAAACTAAAATATCGACATCTTCAGGTATTCTGTTAACCTTTCTTTGCAGATCTGCTGAGTTTTTCTCGAACACCCACCTCCCATTGATTATCGGAACATATGGAAATCCGAACACTTTCAAACCCTCGATCATTACACTGGAGTTAATTAAAACATGATCATTCTTCTTTGCTCTCATCTTCCATAAAACTAAGGCGAGAGATGTATCCTGCTCCATTAAAATATCATGATTTCCAGGTACAAATATCTTATGCTTATGTGGCAATGAGCAAAAGATGTCGAAAAAGTAGCTCAGCTCTTCGACAGAGCCAGAATTCGTAGCGTCACCGGCATGGATTAATAGATCCCCATCTGGTATTTTAGTGATATCCATTCTATTATGTGTATCTGAAATACTTACTATTTTCATGTAATCTCCACACTTGGAATTTCACTGATTCCTGACTTTAGAATAGAACTGTATTTCAATGAAAATTCAATTAAGTGTGCTACCTCTCGTAGCCCTTTCTTTGTTTCGAGTAATTTTTCCTTATATTTCCTACCATTTACTGTACTTGAATTTAATTCATCTAACTTATTCAACAAGGTGTTCATCGTATGAACCAGTGAGTTTACTTCCACTGAATAAATAGCGCAGTCACCACAAGAATGAGTTCCATTTTTTTGAAGGAACCCTCCCTTAATATCTTTATTACATTTAAAACAACGCATAAGTCCTCCTCAGAACTGACATTCAATTGAAATAGGCATAAACCAAATTGGAGAGCAACTTGCAGGTAAAACAAAACTACCCGGATGACTGGTAACTGCCGGGTTTGTTCCCGGATTATTCAATAAAGCAGGTTGTCCTTGAAATCCTGCGCTTGGTGCATTCGAGACTGTCTGGAAAATACTCCTAAAAGAATACAGACATGTAGAGTCGTAAGTAGGCTGGGCTGTTAATTGATATTGATACCCCATAGAATAAACTACAGTTTTTGTTGGATCGGTTCCCACTATCAGCTCCATCCATCCTGAAGCAGTGAAAGTTGCGGCTGCTGTCGCAATTAATGGTTCTCCTATCCCTGTCGCAAAACTACTTTCACCACAGGCAGCCTGAGCAGGGAGCTTACTTGACATTGCCTGAACGAAATTCGCAAGCCTAAAGTTCACATTTCCATTATCCATACCCTTGAAATGTGTATCTAGTTTCTGAATCCAATAAACACACGCTATTGCGGCCTCTGCTTGTGATGCGTATACCCATGGAATCATGGATGGCGTGAACGTCCTATTTATGCCATTCCCTCCGCCCATAATAACAACATCACGATAAACCTTACTGGGATTTACAGAGATTGTAAGATCTACCCCAGATTTAATGTAACTAGAAACCTGATTGGAAAGTGTGCTTGAAAATAGTCCGCCCATTTTTACTCCTTATTAATAGTTCTTTCTTCTGTCTTCTTACGTAATGCTGTATTACAGGAAAGAAGGAATAGATCATCACCACTCATTAGATTCGCCTGCCTTAAGAAATAATTAAAAGGTAAGGCACAGACTCCAAACAGATCTTCTCCGGTGGTGAGGTTTTTTAACGGTACACCAATCTCATCGTCCTGTATTAGGAATACCTTACCGTCGGGAAAACTCACCTCAATTCCCGCATTAAGTGCGGATAGCACGATCTCAATCGCTGGCTTCATTCTACTTTTCATGAAATCTCCTTATAATGTACTTATTTAAACGAGGGATATATGATACAAAGACAACTTCTCGCCGTAAACCTTATTGCATCATGCGAAGGGTTACGATTAAATGCTTACTTGGACTCCAGAGGGATACCCACAATAGGATTTGGTACTATCGTATACCCTAATGGAGTAAAAGTCAAGATGGGTGACAAAATTACATCAGACCAAGCCAAGAGTTACCTGAATGATCACTTGGAGAAATTCGTATATCCGGCTGTCAATAAACTTATAGGATCCTCTGTTGTCCCTGATAAAGTTTATGCGGCTCTTTGCTCTATAGCTTACAATAATGGCACAGGAATACTTCTGAATAATTCATTTATTGCTGCGGTTGGATCTAAAAACTGGGGAACCTTTAAAGATAACGGAGATGGGAATTTCTCCACTACCGGACTAGCGTCTGTATTTATACAGTACATTAAAGTTAGAAACCGTGATGGTGTTCTTGTTCCTTGTGATGGGCTTATTAACAGGAGAGTTTCTGAGATAAAGTCTTTTGTTTAGTCACGGCTGGTGTTTAGGCATCTTCTGATTAAATCCCCATCAATAAACACTCCCTTATTGGCCTCTTGGAGCATTCTGGCTATTTCTGTTGCCTTAGTAAAAGAATAGATTCCACATGACTCTGTGATGTTCTCATTCACATAAGCCTGTGAATCACTGAAAATTTCCTGGATAAGTCTGGAACTCTCAGGACCAATCTTATCCAGTCCTAATGCGCTTAGTGTGAAGCTAGATAAGATTAGATTACGTAACTGGTTCTTGCTATTCAATCTTTTAACCACGCTGTTGTCTTCATTCATTTCCTGTTCATATCTTTTTAAGAAATCCATGATTTCTGACATTTTATTTACATCAATTTCCATTTTAACCTCCAGAATTACGCTTAATTAAACACCTGTTGAGCCGTGACCACCCTCTCCTCTGACTTTAGACTTAACTTCGACACATGGAAGCTGTAAAGTGAAAGCACAAACTCCTTGGGCGATCCTATCCCCTTTCTTAATAACAAAATCTACCTTAGAGTGATTAATAATTTGTACCATTATGATTCCTCTGTAGTCTGCGTCTACGGTAGCTGGAGAGTTTAATATCGTAACCCCATACTTTGCCGCTAAGCCAGATCTAGGTCTGATTTGTATCTCAGGGATAACTCGATAATGTTTACCATTAATATCCGCATTTTCGGATACGGAATGCTCTACAATCCTTAACCCTGTTGTTATTAATTTATATTCTGACGCTGGTATGATTACGTCTTCCTGCGAACAAACATCAAATCCTGCGGAGTCTGATGTGGCATAAAAACAATTACCTTCACCTGCGATTTCTAACTTAATCATAATTCCTCCTTATTTTCCTGTCATAAAATTAAGAGACTGAATTGCTCTAGCCCAATCTCCATGTACCTTCGCTGCGTCAGATTTCATCTTCTTTGAGTCCATTTTAAGCCCCAAGCTATTAGTAATACTTTCAAGTGAATTAAGGATTTCATCTACTGTTTTCTCCGCCTCACTATTCGAGATCTTTTCAGATTCAGTGGGCTTAGGCGTGATCCCGAGTTCGCTAACTTTCTTATTAAACGCTACTTGGTTCAGTTCGCATTCTTTTACGTCATTTATCATAATTCTATGTTTTTCCGTCAAAGATACCTCTGACCATCCCCCAACTATCAACCGAACAGTATCCTTTGTTCCGTCCACACTCTCAGTTAAAATATCCGTCCTTAAAATAACTAATTCAGCGAAAGAAATTAGCCCTAAAATACGAGAAATCACATTTGCACTGGACGTGATTTTTATCTCTACACTTTCTTTTCCATTCGATGCTGCATCCCGACAAGCCTCTGTGATATTTTGGAAAATCTCATTAGACTTCAAGTTAATCTCTTGAGAGGAACGGTATAGTTTCTTTAATTCTGAGATCATATAATTACTCCTTGTTATTAATATTAGTTACTTACTTTTATTGAGTCACTTAAGTAAACCATTAAATCTTCCATATCGTCGCCGAAGTCTAGGAAAATGACGGGATCGTTGCCTCCCACTGAAACTCCAAAATAAATTCCGACAATCTTCATCCCCTTGTACTCTTCTGCTTCTTGCTCATCCATAAAATCAGTGCTTATGAAAGTTTTACCTACTAAAGACTCCTCCATCAAACTTTCTATGTTAATAATTGGCATAATTACTCCTTGTTATAGAAATCTAAAGTCTCAATTATCGTCTTCCCAACTCGTTCTGCGAAATTAACGGGCACTGCATTCCCTATTCCTTTGTACTGATTCGTCAATGACCCAGTAATTTCCCAATCATCTGGGAATGTTTGAACTCTAGCGTACTCTCTTACTGTTAAGGGTCTCGTTTCATCTGGATGACACCGTTCAGTTTGTTTCTGTGCCGGAGAGCAAGTTAAAGTTAAGCAGGGTTCTGACCATGTCAAGCGTCTGGCGATGCCAGTTTTCCCTCCTCCTTGATAAAAACTTGCGCCCATATATTCCTTCTGTATTTCTACTGGTAAATTTTTCCAATATCCTCCAGGAGGAACTAGATCAAGTACCTTTTTCTTTGATTCGGAATACTCTTGTCCGTGAGATACTGGAACCTTACATGAATACAGCCTCCCTGGCATTAACGCATCATAAAGTGTGGGAGTGTGATCCGACTTGCTTATGTCGCTTACATGCAAACCCTTTTTTGCAACTAAATCGTTTCTAACCCCTATTAAAAGAAGTCTTTCTCTTTTTTGAGGAACTCCATATTCATTAGTCTTATAAACTGTAGGTGGGATTAAGGAATATCCTATATCCGACAAGATATCTTGCATTATTTGCAAGGTCCTTCCATTGTCATGAGAGATTAACCCTTTAACATTCTCCATTACAAACATCTTAGGTTTTACTTCCTTGACAGATCTGGCGAACTCGTAAAACAATGTACCACGAACATCCTCAAAACCTAATCTTTTCCCTATTAAGCTGAAGGATTGGCATGGCGAACCTCCGGTGATGAGATCGATTTTCCCGGAATACTCAGAAAAATCTAACTTTGAGATGTCGCTGCAAACCACATTCCAATTCGGCCTATTCTTTTTCAGAGTTTTAACTGCTGTTTTGTCTATTTCATTTAGTAACTGGCAGTCTAATCCAGCTTTCTCTAACCCTAAAGCTAACCCACCAATACCAGCGAACAGCTCAATAGTTTTATACATAAAGCCTCCTTAAAATTACTAATTATTCCCTTTAGCTGTTGACTTGAATATTATTTTATATGTTCCGCTACTGTCTTGCTCTACGATAAAGCCACAGCTTATATCCCTCGTCTTAATAGCCTTAACTACCTCTTTACCTAGCAAATGGCCATCTTCCTTTGAAGGTATTTGATGTATAAAAGTTAGGGAGTAGATTCGTTGAGCTAATGCTGCATAAAACCTATCACTTTCAACAATCTGAATCAGTGAGAGTATTGTCCCATCTTCAGAACAGTCGTTTTCTCCTGTGTAACAAAAATTCCTTGCGCACATCTTGTTAAAGTTTTCTGAATTTTTCATATCCGAATCTCCTTTTGTACTTGTGGTGGTCTAATTTCTTCCATATAAGTAACCTATCAGATGTTTAACTAAAAGTCAAGGGTCTGAAGCTAAAAAGTTTAATACATTAGTTTTCCATATAATTCAAGCAAACAAACGAGGGCTTACAAATGGGCATGAGACATGCGAACTTTCCTTTCCCGAATGCGTCAGACAGACGGGACGCTACACAAGAAATAGAAGGGGCACAAAAGACTTACCGAACTCTTCCTTCTCCAAAGGATGTGAAAGATTACGGATTAGTGGGACTTCCTCTAATATTTCCGATGACGGGGCAACCTGTCACGGATGACTACATCAGCTTACACTTAGAGACAGCTATCCAGGAGCTTGAGTTCAATTACGGGTTATGTGTTAAACAAAAGATAACCCAACAAGCTGAGGATATGTATCAAAATGATCTGCTGTCCAGGTTCCAGCCCTTTAAGCTGCGCAACTTCCCTGTATTAATGATCGAAAGTATTCAGATTATGTATCCAACTGCCTTGACTGATAATCCATACCAAACCTATACACTTCCACCTGAGTGGTATATATTTGAGAAGACTAAGGTAAATATCGTTGCGACTTCTGGTACTATCCTCCCCTCATTTACCGGAGGTCAAGGTATTTCTCCGTTGCCATTTACTTTGTACGGAGCACAATCTTATCGTCCTGCTGCCTGGAAAATTGTATATCAATGTGGATTTGAGAATGATTTCATACCTACATTGATTTGGAATATTATCATAGATAAAGCGACCGTATCCTTATTGAATGATCTTGGCCCATTATTGTTCTCTGTGAACTCTTACAGCGTTGGGATTGACTCGATTAATCAATCCGCACAGTTACCGGGTTACAAACTGTTTGAAAAAAGGCTTGAAAATTTGGAAAAGAAAATAAAGAGGAATGTGAATTCCGCTATTTCTTATTTTGGTTGCAGGATTCAATCACAGTTTGCAGGAAGATAATCAAATTCTATATACTCAAAACTAACAAATGAACTTACAAGGATTTAACTATGGCTGGACAACTCCCTTCGTTTCTCAATGGATCTAATGTAGAGATCGTTATAGGAAACGTTACTTGCGCATTTGCAAGAAATTTATCTGCTTCTAAAAGTATGGCTCAGGTTCCTATTACATCGATTGGTTCTTATTCCGTACAAGCTATTGAGCCTACCTTATTTGGCGCTAATGGTAGTATGACTATTACTAGATATTCCTCTAAAATGCTTACTGGCGGTGAGGGTGGATTCAATAGAACTGCTACTGCAAATAAGAGGACATTACCAGAGCAACTTAAAAAGACTTCCGCTCAAGATGCTTCTGGGCTAAGAGATGGTAACTCTATTGTTGATGCTGTCTCCTTTAATCCAAGAAAGACCCTTATTTCATCAACATTTGATATTGAAGTTTACGAGAGGGGGCTTGACCCGTCTACTGGAAATCATAGCACTGCGGGACAAACACTCCTGTATACATTCCGTGATTGCAGATTGACTTCGTACTCATTTTCTTTTGCTGTCGGTTCCTTGGTTGAAGAACACGTAACATTCATTGCGAGAACAATTATTGAGGGCGGGACATCGAATGATGTTGACGGCAGCTCCCTAACATCTATAACTCCTATTAAATCAGTTTACTAAAAGGACTATCCAATGGCTGACGTTTTACCCTTATTCTCCTCTGCCGCAAGAATGGTGATCTATATTAACGGAAAACCATTAGCATACGCATTAGGTTTATCTATTGCTAGCTCCTGGTCGGTAGAAACTGTTCAAGTTCTTGGAGAATTCATTGCTCAATCAATAGAACCTCTTTATATGCCACCCGTAACTGGGACTTTAAGCGTGATTGAATTGCTTACTCCTCAGACTCAAGCAAACATGAAATCAGCGGCGAACCAACGGGGAACTATCGCCAACCCTAATGGAACATACACAGATCTACACAAAAAGGGACAAATATTTGCTCCGAGTCTTGACAATACCACAGGCACAGGAAATAACGTGCTAAATATGTCAAACCTTTACAGGCATTTAGACCCTGCGTCTGTCCTAATTTCTCAAACATTCGACCTAGAAGTTTACATGAAAGTCCCAAGAATTGGAATGGACTCTGCTGGGGTTATTAACTATACCGATCTTAATTCACGAGATTCCTTAGAGGAGTGCTTAATAATAAAAGATTGTCGAATTACTAGCAAGAATATCTCCATCTCCCCCGGTGCTCTCATTAATGTTCCATTAGAGTTTCAAGGACTTTTAGTTCAAAACTCTGCACTTTCGGAAGGAGCGAGAGAACAATTAGACTCAACTACATATCAAAGCTGAATAAAAATTTCCGTATTTTCTGATTTTCGGTATACTGTAACGTATTAAACAAACTAACTAACTGTCAGGAGTTAAATTTATGAGTACCCCACTTCCATTTAATCAAGCACACATGGCTGTAGCCGCTGCTAAGCTTGAAGCTATTGCAAATAACCTTGGTTCTTTAAATAAGTCCTTTTCTGCTGGTACTCCAGGTGCAGCGAATATGGAAAGAACCGGATTATCCGCTGTAGCTTATGATGATGTTTCCAGCACATTGCAATCAATTACACTTAAAGACGACGACTTTCTTTTGACTAAAGAAATCCAAACAATCCCAGCTAAGCAAACCTTGCACCAATACGTACTCAAAACAAACGCAGGTTCCGATATTGACGTTTGGGGTATGGAAAACATGCTTCCGCAAGAAAATGCAGCTCAATACATGAGAGTTGCAGAAGTTATCAAGGTTATGGGAATTCGTAAATCAATTACTCACCTTGCTCAACAAGTAAACGATGTTGGCGGATACATGTTAGATCTCGAAGCTGAGAACGAAGAAAATGCACTTATTACATTAAATAACAGCTTAGAAAGAGCTTTATATAACGGCGGCGATAGCTATATTGATGCTTCTGGTAACGTAGATACACAAGTCGCTTCCAATCCAAATGGCCCTGTAAGAGTTATTCGTGGTATTCAAGCTCAGATCCGTGAAGGTAACGTAGATTCTCGTGGTATTATTGGTGATTTCATCGGTTATGCTAATAACCGCTCAACAGTAATTGATAACGCAGGACAAACACTTACTCGCAACGTTCTTGATGATATGGTTACTGCGGTTAACGGAAATAAGAATGAAATCGAAGAAATCCACAGTACTCAAGAGCAAATGAGATTATTCCGTTCAGCATTATTCCCAATGGATCGTGGTGATGTTGGAGCGTCTTACGCTATTCGTGGTTCTGATATTTCTACAGTAAACAAAAAAGGTTTCGATATCGGAACATCAGGCGGACCAGTTCGTGCAATCAGCACCGTTTTCAAATTTGAAATGATCTACCTTATTCCTCAAGTTAGCTCTACTGGGATTTCTATTGCTAACCCTGGAACTCCGTCAGCTTCCCAATCAGTAGGTCTCACATCATTCAAAGCTGGGGAAATTATTAAGTACCGTGTCCAAGCTTGCAGTGTTAATGGGAGATCTGATGGGTCTGCTGAGTTATCGGTAACTATCCTCGCTGACGGTAACAATGTAACTTTAACTATCCCTGCACAATCTGGAGTTGAGTACTTCCGTGTTTACCGTTTAAATAGCGGAGAAACTACTTCTCAGGTTAATAAATCTTCCATTTATAACCATCGCTTTATCGGAAACGTTGTAGCAGCTCGCCAAGGTTCTACCTTGTTTACGGATGCTCAAGCGATTCTCCCTGGCTTAGATTCTATGGTTTTCTTACCTAAGAAAGAAAAGCGTACAAAGTTGGCTGCTATTGGTCCTCGTGTATCCCGTATCGATTTCGGTATTCGTGGCTTAGCACAAGAACGTGGTTATGTTTCTTACGTTGCATCCATACTAGAGCAACCTCGTGCTCATGGACTTTTAACTAACGTTGCAGCAGAATTTAAAGTTTAGTAGAACCTGACAGGTAGCGCACTGAGTAATTTCATTCAGTGCGCTTTTTGTTACCTATTTTTTAGCCCTTGTAGGTTGTTCTGGCGGTGGCATTTTATCTAGTCTTAAGCAGTGTTTACCGAATTCGTATCTCGCCACACTAAAATCCGTCGAAACTTCATACTTTGCAGACTTATTCCCTTCACGTCCTTTCATAAAGTAAAAAATTGCCTTATTGGCTGACTCATTCTTTAGAGATCTATTAATACTAATCCCGGTATCAACCAGCTCCATCATAGCCTTAGAGCCAGATATGTCGTAATCTTCAATCAGTCCTCCTGTTGACACTTTTTCTTTTGCTGATGAGGTTACCTGCCAGTACGTTATCGTTACAAGATTATTAATCTTTGTAAAGTCATTTAAGTCGCTCATGGCTTTATGCAAAGACTCGTGCCTGGAACCTTCATCAGCCTTTTCAGTACGTACAGCATGAGCCAAATAATCAAACACAAAAACGTCGTAAGGTGGAAGCCCTTCTTGCTGTCTTTGTTGTTGGCGTAACTTAAATCTCTCCAACACTGCCTTGTAATTCCACCCAAATAACATCTCTATTTCTGCATATTCTTCCATAGATTTTCCAACTCTCTCTATTTGAGAGTACTCATCGGGAGATAGCTCATGACCACAAGTCTTTAGCCTATTTAATGGTATCCCTGTCATGGCTGAAGTAATCCTTCTGTAAACTAAATCCGGCCTGTCTTCCACAATCGCTACATAGATGTATTTTTTCTGAAAAATTGCAGATCTCACTAGGTGGGTGGTGAACATCCCTTTGCCGCCACCCTGTGGTGCGGCTAGTGCACTTAATGTTCCTTGCGAGAATCCGCCATTTGCATCAAAATCTGGGATCCCTATTCTTAACCCTGACTTTAACAAGTTGGCTGCTGACTTGGAAATATTCTCCTTTATCTTTGAAAAATCGATAGACTCTATCTTGTCTAAGTTAATAAGTGCGTTATCGGACTCCATGCGCATCTGGGCTTTTTCCGCTCTGTCAAAATCACCTGTACGGTAAAACCCAGCCACTTCCTTTGAACCTACGTAGGTTCTATACATCTTAATCCAAGAAAGGAAGCTTTTTATGAATACATCAGAGCGAGATAGTTCCCATAGATATGGCTTCTCTCTCATTTCCTTATATATGGAGATCATCGACTCCCTCTCTTTCCCATCAGGAGACAGTTGAAGCCATCCATATATTCCAGCAAAAGTTACGTCCTCGCCTTTATTGTTTTTATTTAAAACCAAAGAAAATAGTCTTTGGAGAGGCTCTGTCTCGTCTTTAGTTGAAAACATCTCTGGGAATAAATTATTTCGGAACTTTGGGATCAGGAATGAATCATTCACCAGCTTAAGGAAGCAGGCCATCTTTGCGTCTCGGTCGAACTTCATAATTAAAGAGTTATTAACGTCATTATTTTCTTCTGTCATGCGATCTCCTACTTCATAACACTGTTTAATAATTCCTGTAATCCTAATTCTTTTGCTTTTTCAGATAAGCACTCTAAGAATGAAACCATCCTGGTTTTAGATTCTGTGATTACCCTTTCTTCTTTCTGAACATTAAACTTCACCCCACCATTAAAGGTCTCTAATAGTATGGAATACTCTTTACTCTTTTTCAGGGAGATAATCTCTGATGGCGTTGCAGACACCACAGCACGATTAACACAAGACTTATCAATTGTCAAGGACTTAACTCCAGATCCTATTTCATACTTATACGACACAAACCTTGGTACATCTGGAATAATCCGGTCTATCAAGTCATAAGAAGAATAATTACCATTGTCATATTTCAGTACGATTTCGTAATACGCCTTATCCTCATCCTCTCCAAATCTTGTCTGCGTTGGGGTTCCTGGATACCATAAGTTTCCAATTTTCTGTGCCTTATGGATATGACCAGAGATAATCTCTACTCCTTCTGGAATCCTGTCGCCCTTTTCTGACTTCCTGCCATCTTCATAAAAACACCCAAAAAACTCTTGATGACAAAAAACTAGAGAGGATTTATCTGGCAAATTACCTAGGAACTCTCCGTTCGGAAGATAAGGTATCATCGAAATGCCGTTATTTAACGATATTGGTGAGTCCACAACAGTAACAAATGGAAACCCTTTAAAGCATTGAAGCGCATGATTTTCTGGTAAGGCGACATGAGGTGTGCTCATGTCATGATTCCCTGTGATTAGATAGCATTGTACGGATAGCTTCTCAAAACACCTTAATAGTTTTGTAAGGAGTAACAAACATTCAGAATGAACAATATCTGCACCATCAAGTACGTCTCCTAATAGGACTACAAAATCCGGTCTTCTTTCTTTTACGGTCTGAATAATATGATTAACGAGCAATACCGATCTTTCGTGGTTCTTCCTTTTGATATGGATATCCCCAATTACGATAACTTTCATAAACCCTCCTATTGTTCTGCTAGTTTTTTAAGCTTATTGCGGGTTTCTATCGGAACCATTATTTCATGAATAACAAGTACGGAATTAACTCGAAACTTATATCGATGACTTGATTCTGAGATATGAAACGATGCGACTTGGCAGGACTTATCTGCAACAGAAACTACTACTCCAAAAGAAATATGGTTGTAGTTCATTCCGGCATGGGCTACAAAATGCCCAACTTTAACTTCAGCGCCACTTAAATCCAGCATACCACCTCCTTATGTTGGTTTAAGTAACTCTATCATAACTTTATTCACTTGTCAAGTTCTGGGATTATTTATGATGCCTCTGATTTACTATTTCATTTAACAGTAAGGTTATGTATTCTCTTTCTGACTTTAATTCATTCGGTAATTCCTTAACATTCACACTTAATGCTGATACGGACTGAGTAACACCCTCTAAAGCCTGTGACATCTTGTACCCCAAATATCCTAATCCTCCAACTAATGAAAACAGTAGAATTATTACGATTATGATCGGATTTGACGTGTTGCTCAGTTCCCCTATCGATTGAATTACCTGAGCAATAGTTGACGTATAGGTTCTTTGCGGTATCTCGCTGTTGGTATGATTATGTTCTGTGTGCGAGTTGGGTTCTATTATCATAGTTACTCCTAAATATCTAATTCACTTTCTAATGACTCAGTTGTCCGGCTTTCGGCGACAGCCTCTATCTTACCATTACGGATTCCGCTCACCATAGATCTGTTTTTATTTTCCTCAAAATCTTCCGAATAAACATCATTCCTCTCTCCAAGAGTAGGTGCAGAATCAAACATGTATTCGTACATAATCCCTGCCGATACGCTCATCGTATTAACCACACTAAAACACGGCTCATATGTTCCAGAACTATTACAGTCTTCGCAAAAATCTGGTCGTTCAAAATCTATTATGCTTGATTTGCATTTTACGCATCGAAAATTTAAAAGCTTATCCATTTTTCCCTCATAAAGAAAGCCCACTAACAATTAAGTCAGTGAGCCGTTTAATAAAAATCGGAGATTGAATGCCCGATTATCTCATCGCACACTAGGTACAAGAGCATTTTCGTCTAGTCTATTACGATCCCTAACTCGTCCAACTTCTTTAACACAGCATCTACCTGGTCAAATGATTTTGCTAGTCCAGCTTTTGAAATCATTTGCGTAGTAATGCGTTCATCTTTTCTTTGCGCATGCGCAAGTTTCTTGGAAAGAGTTAATCCGTCCATTGTATTACGAGCTGGCTCTACATATTGAAATGATTTTGCTAATTCCTTAGCATTGATCCCTGCATTAGATGAAGCATACGTGGTTGCAGGGACTCCGTCAACATCATTCTTTAGTGATGTGAATGACTTCTTCATTTCCTTGATATCGCCGGTAAGCTCTTTATTTTGCTCAACTAGGGATTTTATGGAATCCTCGAAGGATTTTTTCATAGACTCCATCATTGACTTCATCATTGCTGTTGCTTCTGGCATTACTGGCTTTGGTTGCTCTACTTGGGATGTTTTTTCCATTTCTTTCCTGGACGCTAAGTGGGCACCAAGCTTGCTATGTAAGCTCTCTAGCCATGGTGTATCTTTTTCTCCGAACACAGGATCAAGAGATTCTGCTAGCTCCGCTTCTGGGGCCACTACTGGAGATTTATCTGGCTGAGCTACTGGAGCTTCGGCGGGTATGCCATCTTGCACTGGCAGGTCTTCTTTAATTTCCTTAATTTCATGGCCAGCTTGTGCTGCGTCTTCTTCAGATCTTTCTGGTAATCCTAATGACTCAACCTTCGCAATAGCTTCGCTGATAAGGGAAAGTAGTTCTTCAGCAGATTTGCCTTCTAATAAGCTGGATAAGTCAGAAACAGTGTCCTTTGACATTTCTTCGGAAGATTCTGGAGTATCACCTTCTATCTCGTCGTCTTCCATGCCTTTTTTCATTTCTTCATCTTTACCGTCTTCTTTACCTTCGGCTGATTCTGATTCTTCTTTGGAATCTTTCTTTCCTTCTTCTTTAGGTGACTCCTTAGAATTAACTTCCTTTTTGCCTTCTTCCTCTTCTTTCCCGAAAATAGGTGCGGATTTCTTTAATACTTCTTCAAGATCCTGGATTGCGGACATTGTTTCTGTCCAAAGCTGCTCTTGTTGATTCTTCTTCTTTAATGACATGATAACTCCCCGTTATAGTTTATTTAATGAACATAGCCTGAAAAATACAGGCTGTCAAATACTACCTTACTTCGCTGCCTGTGCAGGATTTACATACGTTACGTAAAAGTTTACTACACCTGCGGTAGATGGCTGTAATGAAGCTAACCCAATCGAACGGTTTGCGGATGATGCCTTAAGAACCGTAGATGGAACGTATTGTTTAATTCCGGCGGAAGCAAAATCTGCTGCGGGAATAGATTGAAACGTTACCTGTGAACCAGAGCCTGTGCTATTGCAAAGATTGAATCCAACAGGAGAAGCAGTACCTTGAGCGATAGGAGTTATCACTTCCATAACTAATGAGCTAATAATAGCGCCTACAGGTAGTTGGGCTGTGTCAATAATAACACTAGTTGCACTAGGTATTGCTCCATTTTTTGCAAAAGAATAAGTACACTTATATGATGCCATAGAGGTCGCTGCCACAAGAAAGTCTCCTAATGGCATATTGGCGTTCGATGGAACCTCTCCTAACCTTTGTAAAGCTGGTTGAGTCTTAGGAAAATCGTTAAGTATTTTCTGATCTCTGATTGAAATTGACATGGTCGTTCCTTTATTACTTAGATAGTTGAACAGGGTTTACATAGGAAACATAGAAATTGGCAGATCCGGCTGTAGTAGCTCCTGTTGTACTTAGACCGATGCTATTAATAGTTCCTGTTGCTTTGACTAAAACAGATGATAACATGTATTGTTTAATTCCGGCGGAAGCAAAATCTGCTGCGGGAATAGATTGCAATGTAGTTGCACCTACCATACTTGAAGTTCCAACCAGAAAAAGGATCGGAGCTGAAGCGGACTGGGTAATTGGAGTCAAGACTTCCATAATAAGTGCATCTACGACTGATCCGACAGGAAGTGACTTAACAGCAAAAGCAAGTGCCGTACTAAGTGCGCCGTTTTTCGCAAAAGAATATGAAAAAAGGAACGTAGACATTGAGGCCGCACTAACAGTCATATCCCCGAGAGGCATGCTAGTGTTCGATGGAACCTCTCCTAACCTTTGTAAAGCTGGTTGAGTCTTAGGAAAATCGTTAAGTATTTTCTGATCTCTGATTGAAATTGACATATAAACCTTTCTTATCGTAATAAATTGTTATTCGTATTATGCCATTTCACCTTAATAAAGCACACTAACATTCGTTATTTTATACGTTATTTAAGTAACTGTTTTGGATTGGAATACGTCATATGGAAATTCAGAATTCCTCCAGTAGAAACAGGTCCCGTCGCTGAGGCGAATATTGAGATGTATTTGAATTGAGAAGAAACTAGGTTTATGATTCCGATTAATGGGTATTGCTTAATCTGAACCGAGCCATAATCAGCAATTGGCACGGAAGGCAGAAGAAGCTGAATTCCTGTTGCTGGCTTTGTTGTCAACCCTAAAAGAATACTTCCTGCTGCGCTAAAGGTGACTGGTGAAACTACCTCCATAATTATGGAGGTTAGCATTACACCTGCGGGAAGCTTCGAACTGTCTAAGTACACATTATTCGAAAGACTGAACGGACCATCCTTTGCAAAGGAATAGGAGGTTGTGAATGTAATCTTAGAGGTTCCATCTACACAATAATCGCCGATCTTTGGAGTAGCATTTGGGGATAGCTCGCCAGGACGCTGAAGCTCTGTATAGGTCTTAGGGAAATCGTTAAGTATTTTCTGATCTCTGATTGAAATTGACATATAAACCTTTCTAAGTAGACTGTACAAATACTATGCAGCTATTATCGTCTAAAGTAAACAATTATTATCCTAATAACAAAAAAAGGGAGCAATTGCTCCCTTGATGTGAGTGAGTACTGATTAAGAACCGTATCCTGGGGTAGCTATTTTCCCGCCTGGGATTAAGTTTCCTACATAAGTTCCAAGAACGTCTGATCCAGCGCCGTTAAATCCACTGAATGTTGGCTGAGTTCCGCTTGCAGTTTTCCAGAAATCGACACTATTCATTTGGCATCCACGAAGAACGTGTATAACATCTAGCATAAATTTCTCATTAACAGCGCTAAGGGTAGAGCCATTATCTTCAACTGCGCATTCATAACTGAATACGCCATCGGAGAATTGGCCGGGAGCTACGCTTGGAGTAGTTAACGCTGCTGGCCAAGCAATCCCTGCAACAGTCAAGCCTTTTGCTCGAACAATTACAGTTTGGTTGCCAGTTGCCCAAGTTGCTGCGGTGTAATCAAGGCGAATACATAAGTTACCGTTAACATCTGAACCTTGGATCATGGAAATCGGAAAAGCATATCCCAAGTGACGAAGAGTCTGTGGAATATTTTGCAACTGACGTGCTACGTTTGGACGAGTCATTGTGAAAACCTCATAAGAAAGTAATAAACAGAGTATACAGTTTTGATCTGAAATACCTTTAACAACCTGCCGAGCTTTGAATCTTTTTTACAGCGTAAGGAACGGAATAACTTAAGGGGCTTCCATTAGAAGTTATAACAAGCTGAACCGAGCCAGAAATAATGGCAGAGGTGTCTGCTGGGGTTAACTGTACAGAATAGACTGATGAGTCCCTAGAATCTATAATTGCGGCAAATTTGGATATTGTCTGCGCTCCTGTTCCGCCAGGAGATACGCCAGGAGCGCCTTGATTAATAGATCTTTGCCTAAAGAAATTCAGTTGCACAGTGGAACCTGCAACCGGTAAAAACCTCCGAACACCTAATGAGTCTGACTGAGTCAGCATAAAATACAAAGTAATTGCCGAGTTGTTCGGGACTTGCCAGCCTTCGGTAAAAGAGAATGAGTTAATATTGTAATAATCTAGGGTAGAGAAAGATAAAGTCGCCATTAGTTTTCCTCGTTATTGTCTGATTGTTCATTAATAAAGCTAACTATAGACTCAATCTCTAAATCTTCAACGTCTTGATCCTCTTCAGTTAGAAAAGATTCATCCATTAACGAAATAGAAAACCAAAGGTCTTCATTAGTTTCCTGCAACCAGGCTAAAATACTCTTACCTTCATCCTTTGAGCGTCTTTCTTTTTGCTTTATATGATTCTGTCTTTGGATTTCATAAAGGAGGTAAGTCAAAGCTTCCTCGTGATCCCCGACAAAAGAGTCGGGCAATCTTATTCCAGCATTTATGTTAAATAGCTTAGCCACAGGTTAACTTACCCCATTTTCCATGTCTACATACATTTTCGCTCTACGAATCTCTTCTAGGTCAGCCTCTAGGCACACCCCTCCAAGATTAGCTACCAGTGCACCGAGTTCGAAAGCATTAGTGATGACTCCTTTGATTGTTTCAAAAGAATCGGCCACACCAACCTCAAGGAAATTCCTGCCTATCTGAACATCACTGTCAGATACGTAAACAGTTTCGCCGGCATTATGATTAAGGGTGAACGCTTCCTCTAGCCCATAGTTTGATAGAATCGCATAATGGATAGAGGAAAGTGCGTTCATTATTGGCTGAGACACATTCGCTAATTTGCCTGCACGGATATACGAAACTCCGCATCCCGGTAAGGCTCCTGAGCGATTACATGCTTGACCTGCCTTAATAGCATCCTCAGCACGGTCTTTGATTTCTGATAATTCTGAATACAGAGCGCCTCCTACAGTTAACTTAACAAGACCATTAGTTAAGGAGGCATTCCTTGCATTTGCGAACTCCCGATCCATTTCGCATAATGCTACTTTGGCAGTTTTGGAGTTTTCTCTTGCTCTCTCTTTAATGCGGTTTCCATTGGATTTCCCATTCATGAATGATTTAAAGGGTTGAATACGTACACTACCGATCATGCCTAATTTATCTGCCTTAATATTTCCTACTGTTCCACCATCATAAATCATAGAACCAGAAAATGCGGCAATATCCTTTAGTTGTTCTACTGAGCCATTAACCTCCAAAGTGTTTGTTGTTTGAACCATTGCTATTTTTACTTTTACATTTTCTTCCCATTTTCTATTCATCATTGCAACTTCTTGTGCTACTCCTGTTGCAATCTGATGAGCAACAATCAAAACAGAGAAATTACCTTGGCCTTGATTAATCTGGTTAAACAAATTATTCATAATGGTTGAGATCTGGGAGATGTTTACGATATCTCCATTAAACGGAATAACATGCGGCGAAGATACGATCAAGTCTTGATTTGGGTTTAATCCTGGGTTAATTGATTGCGCTAACATATCAGAAAAAGCGTATCCTCTTCCACACTCATAGCCAAAATCCTTGTCAATTTTATATCTCTCTACTTGAGTAGGTGAGGAAATTACCATGATCGAACCATAAGCTGATGTGTTTCCAATTGCTTCAGAAACATAAGAAGCCATTTCTTTATCGTGATTTGTTGATGTAAGAATTACTGACTCTGTTGCTTCTTTACTGATGACAGCTTCTTTCTCAATTGCTGCGATTGCTGCCTGAACTTCTTTCCTAAAGGAACGGATAGCTGATTGTGGGTTTTGGTTCTTTGACTCTGCTATCTCATGAGCGAAAACTGAGGCTTTTTTGATTGTTGAGGTAGTTCCGTCACCAGAAGCTACCACTGACTTACCTGCTGATTGCTTGCAGAGAGCTAAAATACCTTCCTCTACTGGATCAGGGAATGCTAAAGAATGTAAGCAGTTCAAACCATCCTTCGTGACTGAGACCGGAACCTTATCACCATTTTCTCTTTTTGACATTAATATTGGTCGGCCTGCTGGTCCTAATGTTCCGGCGATGAAGTTGGCAATTAGATTTAATGCTTGTACGGATTCTTTTCTTGCTTCTTTACCTAATAATATTCTTTTAGCCATCTAATTCTCCTTAGTTATGCTTCGCTTCTAATGTGAATGAATAATCTTCTTTTCTTAACTGTGAGCTACCTATTGAATCATAAGAGGATCGTAACATTGTTGTTAGGGATGATTCGAAACTATCAAGGTCAACATTAGCCTCATTAATAGCGTAATCTCTGATTGTTTTCATTTCTGCTGAGATCTTAGCTCTCTCCCACGCAACAAGACACACCTTATATGAATCTAAGGACATGTGATTCTTTTGATACCCTCGTCCTGTGGCAGTACTTTCTGCTAAAATATTCTTGAACGATCCAAACCACCAAGAAAGAGGGGTTTTATCGCAAGAAATGTAAGTTGATGAAATTCTGAATAAATGGAATGCCACGGACATCTCTGCGATATTGAGATAATCCTCATCTGGATTTATTTTACGCATCCCGGCAATAAGATCGACTCCTGTTTGTTGGGATTCGGTAAATATTGTACGGTAGTTTACTTGATCCATTCTTTTACGTAATAAGTCTATCTCTGTTTGAATGAGTGAAAGTTCTGTCTCGGAAGCTTCGGAGTATTTCTTAGTAAACTTTTCGTACTCTTTTAATTGAGAAAAAGCTAAACCTAACTGATGTCTGGAAGTCTTTTTATAGATATGAGACTTCTTTTTATCTGCCTTAATACGTTCTACCACGTAATCCCCTTTGCTGTGAAACTCATATGAGTAAACTAACAAAAAGAATTGAGCAGGTCAAATCATATTTACCTGTGGTATATTATTTTCATATCCCACTGAGGATTTAGCGGATACGTTCTGCAAAATAATGGAGCTTCACTTCCATAAAGGTGACATGCTCATGAGAGCTGGCAATCTGGAAAGACGGATACAATATCAGAGGGTAGCGCAGTTGGTAGCGTACTAGCCTTGGAAGCTAGTGGTCGCTGGTTCGAGTCCAGCTCCTCTGACCATTTGAATATTAGCACATCAGTATAACTGCCACTTCATACGTTAAATGTCCAATTCCTTCATATCTGACTAATTTATTTCTTAGTCGGTAGATTAATCATTAAGTTAGAATTAGATCCTGTAACTTGAGGTAAAACTCCATTCCATTTCTTCACTGTCTCAATTTCAATTATTCTCGGATTATCCGAAATAGCTTTACCTAGAATTTCCGCTGCTTTTGCCTCTGCTTCTGCACGAATTATTTTAGTCTGAGCATCTATCTTTGCCTGCTCTTGATTGAATTTTGCCTTTTCTGCTTCTTGCTCTTGAACCATTTTAGATTCGATGGCTTTTTCAAGAGAGGCGGATAGATCTATATTCTCAATCACCACGTCATCTAATACGACCATACCGTTTAGCTTAGAGCGAGATATTTCTATAATCTTTTGTTTCATGTCTCCTCTTTGTTTAACGATATTTTCTGCTGTTTTTGCTGAAGAAACTTCTTTAAGTGTTTCTTCGATTCTAGGGATTACAAACTCATCTACAACATCACCTTTGTACTTGATTAAAACATCTTTAACTGCTGAATCTGGAACGTTAAACTGGAAACGAATCTTAGCTTTTACTGGTTGAAGATCTGATGAGTACATTTCTACGTTCTTTTCTACCGACTGAACTGCTGTGGATACTCTGAGAATGTCCGTACTGATTGGGTTGTAAAAGTACAAACCTTCTTTGTAAACGATATCATTTACTTTACCAAATCTGGATTCCATATGTCTTTCCATTGGTGCGTTTTTAGTGCAAGCAACTAATGTGAGTAACGATAACGCTGAAATAATCTTTTTCATAAATTCCCCTTATTTACGTAAAGTACGCTTTATTCCATCTTTAAAGTACAAGTTAAGCACTAAAGGACAACACCAAATAGACGTGTGCGTGGTTTTAGTTAAAAACCCATCCTGAACATATTTCATACTGATTACTGTAAAAACACATAATTATCCAATCTATTGAACCCATTAAGGTGTTATGATTGTAATTCCTCTCAATAAAATTATTAGTAGGGTTACGAGAAAAAACACTGATTTCTTCGTCACTATAAATCTCTACAGCTTCCTCTTCCTCTACATGGAACATTATCTTAACCTCGGATTTCTTAGCACCTTCTTTACTCCGTCTTTAAAGTGAAGAACTAATTCTAGCTTAATGTAACCACCGACGTTACCTGTTGCACTTGTTTCATTAAGCTTATCATAGTAATACCCTGCGGATATACGTACGAACCATCAGAAAGAAATGCTTCAATTATATTGTCTATGTTGTATGAAAAAACTATCAGAGGGCTTTTCTTCATAATAGTCATTCTCAGGTACGAAGCTTTTAATGTAATAATCCTTAGTATCAAATACTAACACTTCTTCCACTGTCATGAACCATAACCCCATAACAACCTCCTAAGGCCAAGGGATATACCACAGCCATTTCCTTAGTTCTTTTACCATTCCATCCAACTGCAATACTTCATCCTGAATTGATACATTAAATCCTGAATGTTTCTCTAGCATTGAGCCAAAATCTTCTCCTTGAGCGAATGGAACGACACGCTTAAATGAGACACCATAGCAATCACATAGCTTTGCGGCATCTTTTGATCCCTTTTCACCCGCTTCATCCGTGTCATATCCAATATGAAGAGGTTTACCGTTGGCGGCAGAATAAGAAATTGCTATCTCTACCTGCGCCCTACTTGGGGATGCTCCCATTGTGCAGATACCATAAAATCCGAACCATGCTGCTGCGATTGCGTCAAACGGACCTTCAACTAGACACACGGGATCTTCGGATTTTCCGAACATAATAACGCCCTTTGTTTTCTGAGCGCCGCCCTCTGTTTTACACTTCATGCTTATCTCTTTACCGTTCTTATCTTTAAATACTCGAGGAGTTAAATACCTCTTCTGGAATCCCACTAAGGTTTCATTGGCGGAGTAAATAGGAAACACAACTGCATCGCATGTTGGATCTATAAATACTTCATCTTGAAGGTGCCCAATAACTCCTCGTCTTATTGCGTACTTAGCGGAGGCATCCATTTGCGAGTCCGAAACCTTCCTATAATGTGGCGGCATATCCCATGCCTTTGCATTACTAACGGGATCAGCCGCACGGTACTCTATTCGGTTCAAATCATCAAGAAATTCATCGAACATCTCAGAAAGTGCCGAAGCACTAACACCAAGTTCAACATTCTTTGTATTAAGCCCTAATGCTTCCTTAACTTCATCCTTATCGGCGTAATTAAGGAGATAGTTATAAGAATTTGCCCTATGGCCACATACCCAGCAATTACCTATCGTCCGGGAGCCATTCGGATCTTTCGCACTTTTTGTTGGCCTAAACATCCATAGCTTGTAATTAGAATTTCCACAAGAATGGCAATCTTTTAGAACTATTGATTTGCCATTCTTCGTGTGAGCTACTCCGAATTTCTCTAATGCGTCTTCAAACAGTGACCCTGAGTAATCCATAAGTACCTCACGATTTCATCAAAAATGATTTTTCTAACTTAGAGCAGAAGTCCTTATCAGTTAAAACATATGGCAAATCAAACCGATTCTTCGCTGTGAATGCTATGGACTCCTTACAGAAAACAACAGATTCTCCTTCTGTCATTGAAGTCCTTTCATGAGGGTTAAACAGATTACTGTTAGCTATGAAAAATATTCCATCTAATGAAGACTCTAAAACAGGCAAGCTTGTTTTATTTATCCTTGACTTAAACTTTGTATATGAAACACCAAAAGGATTAGCAAAATCAACTGATTCACACGAACCTGTAAAAATGATGTTTTTACCTGAATCTGTGATTTGAGTAAAAATACCACGAATAAGATCTTCCCATGCTTCTTTTGCTCTATTGTATCCTTTATTGTACCCTCCCATATATTCTTCTATGCTTTTGATACCATCTTGGGATTTTATTAACTGTTTGAAGATTAATGATTCGAGAGAGTCACATGAATCAACTACAAGTGTTTTGTATAAACCTTGCACAAGAAATGACTTACATTCTTTATAGAACTGCTCAAAGGAATTTACCTTTTCTGATTTTTCAATTCCCTTAATATGCTCTAATCCTCCGTCTAAGTCTAGGAAGCATGCTGACTCGGCGAATGTTGCTAGTGTAGACTTTCCTACTCCGGTTGGACCATAAAATAAAGCCTTATATCCTTTTGTCATAAACCCTCCTTATTGGTTCTTGATTAAGTTAGCACAGAATTAACTGCGTGTCAATCATCATGAGGAGAAAAATCAACCTCAACAATTTTTCGGGGCTTTCTGAAATTTGCACGTATCACTTTTTTAGACTCCTTCTCGTTAATTAATTTCTGCCACTCTTTCTTGTTTTTCCATTCTACAGCAATAGAAACTCTGTGCTTTTCTCCGCATCCGTGCTCTGGTGTCAATAACCCTCTCCAATTACCAATAGCAAACGGGACTGTCGTATTCACCTCACGTTCACACCCGGCGCAAATCAGGCTCCTCACTTCTAGCCCGTAAGTAGAAGCCCACTTTTCTGTTTCTACTTGAGGGTAGAGGGCTGTCAGTGTGCTTATCTTTGTGTCGTTCATCAAATCTCCTACTTTTTTGGAAGTTCCTTAGAAAAATCTTCAACTAATTTCCAATACTGAGCTTCGTCTGAAAAATAAACAAGATTAGCTGTCATAATCCCTGTTTCTTGATGGCGTAAACCCCACGCACAGTGTCCTATTTCATGCAATATTAATGCTTTTTTATGGTTTTGATCATGTGTACCCCAATATTCCTTGCTAATGGTAATATGGTTCCCTGTATCCGTCTGTCCAATATTCCACTGAGTATCCTTATCAGCGCTCTGACAAAGTCCGATCAAACCAGTGGGCAGCTCTCCAAAAACATAAGAATCTATATTCATAACACGAGAAGTATCGACATTAAAGTAACTCAAGTCCTTTAATCCTTCATCCATAACTTCTTTAATTTCAATATCCTTTCTACTGTCTCCTCTGTTGGCTCCGCATGAATTAAGTAACGGAGCTAATATTAATACCATTAGTAAAATCTTCATCTCATTCCTCGTAAATTATCTTATCAAAAGAAACCACTCCTTTTGAGTACATCGTAGGTCTTTGTGCGAAAAAGTCCTGTTGTTCTGTTCCAAAAACCATCATATCGAAGAAATCTAATTCTTTCAAGGCTACTTTGTCAAGATTTTTCCAGTTAGATTTTAAGCCTAATTCATGTAACTTTAAATTAGCTCTATATCGTATAAAATTTTTCATCCCAGATTCGGAGATCCCATGAACAGCGCCTAATTTAAATGCCTGCTCAATCGTCTTATCTTCGATTGTAATTGTATCTCTTGCTGCCTGATAAATAGTCTTCTTAAAATCATCCGTCCAGATATGCGGATTTTCCTCGATTAGCTTTCTAAATAGCCAACAACCAGCCCGAGAGTGTAATTCCTCGTCCTTACTTGAAAAGCTGATGATCTGTCCAACCCCTTTCATCAGATTAAATCTACTAAAATTCAGCAAAATTGCGAAAGAAGAGAAAAGCATTACTCCTTCCCCGAAGGCTGAAAATATCGCTAAACTTCTGGCTATTTCTTCTAAGGACTCTCCCTTCACATCAACCAGCGAATCTATCTTTATTTTTACTGTAGGATCGGTAAGAAATACTTCATACTCTTCTAAGCCTAGGGACTCGTTCAGGTATGCGTACGATTTCGTATGAATAGCCTCCATAGCTCCGAACGTGTTTGCCATCATGGCGATTTCAGGGTGAGGGAACCACTTATTCACATTCTGAGTCCAATAATCCGCTACTAATTGTTCTACAGTTACAAATCCCTTAAGAATGTGGCCTATGGTGTGTCGTGCCTCTGGTGAAAGATTATTTTTGAAATCTTCAATATCTGAAGCCATAGGAATCTCCGACCACAGCCAGTGTGCTTGACATTGCTTCACAAAGAAGTCATGCGCTTCAGGATAGTAAAGTGGGGCGTACGAAAGCCTCTTCTTTAGGATGTTGCTCATATTACTCTCCAATATTAATTGCATTTAAGGCACTCTGAATACGCATGTACGCATTTTTATCAAAATCCGTTTCTTTGTGCGTAGACCTAAGTTCCTTTACCTGCATTCTTATTTCCTTCAGCTTTTTTTTCGTTTTTCCTGAAGCTTTGCAAATAAGAGAGTCTAGTGTTGTGGTTAGCTCTCCGTACATGACTGATAAATACTGCATAATTACTCCTTCTGGCGATATCAGATTAATTCCATTTGGTCAATAATTCCCTTAAGTCTAGCACTTACAATGTAGTCTCCGGCTTGTTTTATAACTCTACGATACTTCTTGCTTAATCCCTTATTCTTCTGGGCAACATCCTCTTTTGCGTTTTCTAAATCAAAATACAGGACAGCGATTCTCATGCCGGCAGTGCTGCTAGAAAGCTCCTGATAATAAGCTAAGAAGGCTGGGTTCTGAGAGTTTAATTTAGTAGGATCGAATTTCACTTTATTGTCTTTATTGTACTGAAAAATCGCAACATCTAACGCCAACTGTAATGTACTTATCAATTTTAAGTTAAACTGACGTTTAACTTGGAAAGTGTAGTATTTTTCTGGATCTACTCTTTTGACTTTATTCCAAAAGCTCTCTGTCGGCTTAAAATTACCGGGAAAGTCTTCTAACTGAGTGCACCCTCTTACATAAACTTTCACATAAAAGTTTTCTGTCAAGAATCTATCGGGGACATAGTAAAGAAAGTCATGATCGTTTTGTAAAATTAACTGATCACACATCCACTGCTTAATATCTATATCCTTATTTGCAAGACTGACTTTCTGATCCTCTTCGTCCACATGGACTTTGATTCTAGCTAACCATCGTTTAAAGTCCTTTTCTTCTCTCAATCTTTCGGGACTTTTTTGCTTATAAAAATCCATAACTTCCCCTTACGCTGCGATATTAAATTTACCAGATGTCAGCTTGCTTTCTATCTTATTTACATATCGAACTACTTCTTTTTTTCTGCAACCCAGCTCATTAACATTGGCTTCGTCCAAGATACCATGTATGACAGAAATAGTCAAGTCCAGAGAGCGGCCACTTGCATCATAAACTACTCGGCTTAGTTTTCTGATTGTTTCGTAGGTATTTCCTCCTACCCCAAGCGATTCCCTAAACATAGTAGCCGCTGATTCGAGATCTAATCTTACAGATATAGGCTTCGATTCTGTGATTTTTATCACGAAATCTTTCAGTAAATACTCTTTACACCTGTAATGAGGAATGTACTCAACATCTGTACCTTCACTCAGGTAAGCCATCAGGATTTGGCGTAAGATGGTGTATTGGTTCGAGTTAGTTAGACATATATATCTGCGTAACTTGTGCATACCAAATCGATATTTCTTACCGGTATGAGTGCTGGAGATTCGTATCTCTTCCAGTATTAACTCAAAGCAGTTCAATAATTCTGGTACTCTTTTTTCATTCATGAAAATACTTTTACCTGTGTAGTAGGCTCCCTTTGGCATAGTTCGAGATAACTCTGTAAATTTATCTCGAACACCTTCAAGAATACTGACCGATTCTTCTGCGTACACTCCCTTAGCCTTACGGACACGCTGCTTAATAATTTCATAAAAAGGGCGACCAACCTCTTTATCAGCCAACTGACTGTTGAAGACTGACAGGATAATACATAAACTATCTACTGTTTCCTTTAACTTAATCTCATTAGACTGTGCTGAATAAAGAAGAAAATCGAGTACCTGGTAACAAGCTGTAGGTGTAAGACTGACTACATTAAACCTACTTAAGAACTTGTTAGTTCTTAACGCCGTAATGACGCACTCAAGGAAAACGCCTGGATTAATCTTAATCCTCTTGGATTTTTCCCCGGGAATATCATTAAAACCCATAGCATTTTTCAGATTAATGATACTAATATTAGATTTTTCCATACAAAAAGTTATCGTATTCACTAAGTCCACTACGCCTGAATTACTCTTACTACCAAAAAGCTTACTTAGTGTTAGTGTTTCTCCGTCTTCCTTGATCCTAAACTCAGGATTTTCATGAAACTCGCTAAATATCCCAACATCAATGTAACCCTGCTCTAAGGCAGGTCTAAAAACAGAGAAAAACTCCGCCAATCCAGAATTCACTAATAATGATGTTCCATCCTGAGAGGTTAACTCCTTATTAATAACAAATGGGACACGAGCATTATAGAATTTCGAAGGATCGCAATTGAAGGTTCCACTCCACTCATCAAGCAGGTCTTCGGCAAAAAGTCGGAGTGCGGAATCTCTCGTAACCCTCACGGAGCGGTCTGACTTTAGTATCCTGTACGCAACTTCTCTGGCTTTTATCCTGTAGCGATATCTTTTCTCGTCTGTAAATCTTGAATCTTGAGCAATAAGCAAAAGTATTCGTAGTTCGCATAACAGTGTGATTGTCGATTCTGTTGCCCAGAACCCCACCGTTTTTTGACTGGCCTTGTCTTTATTAATAAGTCCGCCAGAGATCCTATTGCGGAACAAGTGCGTATCATAAAAGCTTCTGTGTATTGATGAAGAAGCATTTATGTCTATAAATGAATACATGAATGTGTTTGCTAAAGAGATAGTTATTCCCTTTACGTACTCAGCGAATTCATCTTCAGATAAAACCCTGCTTAATATTAATGTGATGTGTCGACCATTTCCTGAAGCTGAGATCTCTAAGATTGCGCTGCCATCCATAAATTCAGAATTCCATGTACGAAACTCTTCCTCAAATAATAAAGAATCCTCTGACTCCACACATCCTACTTTATCGAAATCTAGCACTATTGTTGTTTGCTTTGCTCTGTACTGAGACTTCGTAGTAATCCGACCATTAAAAGCCCTCCTAAAGTTATATGAAACGAGCAAATGATGATGCTTTGATTCCTTACATAAAGGAAGGCTGTCTATGTAGTCTAACTGTTCAGGCTTAAGCCCTGAGAGGCATGACTGCGAATATTTATTAAATACACAAATAGCTTCAGTTGAAATCTCATTAGTTCCTCTTCTTATTTTAGTCATTCATCCTCCATAGTCTCCTTTTATTCTTATTTTGATATAAAAGTTTGTCAACAGGATTAATCCTGCTCATAGCAATAACATTAAGTTGTGTGTTTAACTATTAAAAAGAAAAGACGGGCTAGTTGGAGTATATGCCGATAAGGAGGAGGAACGGCATACGGAGGACTAGCCCGTCGTGTGGAGGTATTTAAACTGTACCCTCTACTCATTCCTCCGTCAACAATTATTTTCATCTCCGTGAAAAATAATTAGATACCCTTATGGTTAACCATTCCTCTCAGAATTTCTGCAACAGACTTACTCCACTCTATGGACTCCCTCATCTTACCTCCAGCCTCCTGTGTGACCAACTTTCCATGACTCTTACCTGACTCTGAAAGTAACCAGTTACCCGGAGCGCCTGTAAGATATCCTAATTCCAGTAAATACCTGTTAGCTTTTACTGGTGTAATCTGAAGGTCAAACTCCTTGATCCAATTAGTTATTGACTGAGTCTTGGATTCTACAGAGGGTTTGTACTCAATTAACGCAAGGACATCACTTCCGGTGATTTTACGGGTTGCATAATTTGCATGGATTGCTGCTTGTTCTTTTTCTAATCCTAAAATTCCCGCAAGCTTATGATACTTTTCAAACTCATCTACTGGGTGCATCCTGACATGAGCTGCCTTATTAATATTATTTCTCATTGCTTCAAATTGCTCTTGGTAGGCGATCTTCCAGTCAAGAGCCTTCTCGCCAGTGAACCCCATCAAAAGAATGGTCGTAAACTTTTCATCGAGGATATACATAGGCATTAATTTTCCCTGTGAAGTCTTATAGTTAGACAGCTCAAAATTGAGCTGTCCTAATTTACCACTGTCTATAAGAGATTCTATATCCCGAATAACATTTTTATGTTCCTTACCTGTGAACTCTGCAATCCTAAGACTTGTGGTTGCGGCTATCAATGAACTGCCAATATTCTCAAATTTAACTAATTCCATTTCGTTCTCCTTTGGTTTTTCCTTATGAATTCTTATAGTTAAATATCTCGCATAAATGATTTCTTGGTATTAATTGCTTAATTACATATCAAGTTTTTACTAGTGTTTAACGCTTAATGCCGTGACTTTTAATTAATTCCTCCTTAAATTAAACTACATCAATTTTAACTATTTGTCAAGTTTACCTACCCACTTAAATACGCCATCAAGATAATGAAGAAAATACTCTCTATTATTCACACCAGTCATTGTTTCCAGTAACTCTTGATCTATTGACGAGAGTACTGTGCCTGCGAAATTCACCTGAATGCCCGGAAATACTTCTTGTAATTTATTTTCCAGCGTGAGTATCCCGGTATGACGATCCTTGCATTCAATTATCATAAGACGGGAAAGTCCTATCCTATCGCACCTGTCATATTTATACTGACTAAACAACACGTACATACTTTACCTACAGTCGATCACATGATCGAATTCATACCCACAAGCAGAATGGTCGACAATTAGGATTAATTTCCTTTGAGCTATTGGATGAATTGCTTCAAGACAGTCCATTAGCGTTTGAGGGTCAACTCCAGTAAAAGCTTCATCTAAAATAAGTATTGGAGAGTTGTAAAGATCAGGGAATGCAAGAGAAAACGAAGCAGTGAGTCTTGATCTTTGGCCTCCACTTAAGTCGGATAGATAATTAGAAAGCTTTGTGCCTTTATAATAAACATCTAGGGAAATCTTATCGACGATCTCTTTCTTGGATTTAAGTTCTTTGAATGGTATTAATGAGGCAACCACATCATTATCGAGAAGTAAATCAGACCAGTATTTTGCCCTTACATTAATTTCATCCAAAATCCGGGAAACTACATCCAATCCGCACTTTACTGACAGATCCGCTAGTTTACTTAAGTTCTCAATTTTCACCCGTAAATCCGTAACGACAGCCTCCTTTTCTATTCTCCTTAGTTCTAATGAAGATAGCTTCTCATTCAGTGCAAAGACTCGTGACTCTAAATCCTGAATCTGTATCTGTCTCTGCATTTGAACTCTATGTTCTGATACCTCTCTGTCTATCGCATTAATATTGCTTAATACTTCCTCTTTCTTTACAGAAATTTCATGCAATTGACTTGCTAATTCTGCTTGAGAAGGGATATCAGAATTTTTCTCTACATACCTCTTAGCAAAAGCCAAGTGTTCGTTGAGAGTTTTCAATTCTGCCTGAATCCTATTAATATCAGACCATCTTTCGATATTCCGTTTCTTTATTAGTTCGAAATCCTCAATTTCCCTAATTACTGCTCTTAATTCTAAGAGCTTTGACTCGGCTTGCTCTTTTATCAATGCGGGATTTTCTGAAATTGAGCCAGGGAGGATAAAGTCCGACATTCTTTCAGCAGCGATGCTTAAGTTCGATAAATCATCTTTATTTAACTCCTGTGCATCATTTTTAGATGTTGCGATATGGTTTCTTTTAAAAGACTGCCAGTACTTCGTTCTCGTTTCATCATACTGAACCTTATTCTTTAGTGTTTCGTATAAAGAAAGAAGTTTACTACGTTCTTCCGTAAGGATCTTTCTTCTCTCTATTGCGTCAGTGAGCTTATCAGACAAATAAACCTCATTTTCTGGTGGAGGATTATTTGATAACCATGACTCCTTTTTCTCTATTTCCTGTGGATTCTGCGCTATTTTCAAGTAGCACTTTTGTATATCTACATACACCTTTGATTTATGTAATCCGTTTAAGTGTTCGTATCTTGTACTTAGTTCGGATAAATCTGCTGAGAATTTTGCCTTTCTGGAAGAAAGATGAGAGATCTCATCATGAGAATTATCTGACCTAGTGATTGCCAGATCTTTAATCTTAACCCCCTCTGACGTGATCTGCGATTGAGTGTCCCGAATAGACGCATGAATTAAACCTAGCTCGTTTTCTGCTTTTTGTAAGTCCACAGTAGTCTGAGTTAAGGTAGATTTAATTTTATCCTTCACATCATTAGGGTTTTTGTCTTTAAATGCCAATTGATGAATGACACTTAATTGCTCAGAAGGAGAGAGAGATAGAATAGAGTTCTCTGCCATCTGACGAACATAGGAACTAAGCTCAAACTCTAATTTATTCATGCCAAGAGTAGATTTAATAAGTTCATCAGCCTGATCTGCAAAGACTCCATTACAAGAAACCTCGTTTGGTCCCCGTGTTCTTGTAATATCTAACCCAAATCCGGTTAAAGAAACTTTCGAAGTTTTTTCTCCCCAAGTAGTTATATCTCCAGGACATTTCCCGTACAACGCATAAGCTATTGATTGTAGTATCGTTGTCTTGCCTGAGTTTGATGCACCATGGAGCCTCACAAAACCAGTTTCAGGCAGCTCCAGTTCATAATTCTTATATCTTCTGAAGTTTAGTAGATTTAATTTAATTGTCATTATTTATTCCTCCTGATAGATAGTTTTACTGTTCTAATTTCCCACTCTAGTTTTGAAATCATTGAATGAATTGAGTCACCGTATATTCTGTTAAGTTCCACAAACTTCTCATCATAATCTGACAGTTCGGGATTCTTGATAAACATCAATCTTTGCAGATCCTTCTTCAGCTTAATTAACTTATGTATTCTCCTCCATTGCCAAGACACAAACTTTTCATGAATAGCTATAAATAACACGATAATCCATAGAAATACGACGAACAAGCAACAAAACTCTATCATCTAAAATACCTCCCATGAAATAAAAAATTCACCAAAGGATAATTCCCTGGTGAATTAAATGTAACATAGTATTAACTTGAAGTCAAGGCTTGCTCACTTTTTAAATTTAACCCTAGTAAACCTCTTTACACTTTTAGTGGGCTTAAAGTACTTAAACGATTTTCGACACATTAACAGAATAACAAAAGGCCAAACTGCAATCATTAAGGCTATCCCTAGTATTAACGTAAAGCTATCGTAAATCCTCCAAGATATGGCTTGTTCCTTTCTTTTAAAATGGAGCCTAATACTCCCGGACTTAAATACCAAATGAAAGGTTGTCATGAAACAGCCGAAGATTATATAAAACTCAATCATCCCTCGCATGCTTTACACTCCTTACTGAGATCTTTTCCTGCCTGAGAGCCAGATAATATTGACGTTGTTCTTGTGTAATAAAGAGTTTTAACACCCATTTTCCATGCTTCGTAATGTACTCTATGAAAGTAATTAGGATCTACGTCCGCTGGAAAGAATAAGTTTAAACTTTGGCTTTGATCTATATACTTCTGCCTTTGTGCTGCCTGTCTAATTAATGACATCTGATTAATTTCATACGCCGTCAAAAACACAGACTTTTCATGTTCTGAAAGAAATTTCAAATGCTGCACAGAGCCATTATTCATTGCAATATCCTTCCAAACCTCTTCAGTGTTCCTTTCATAAGATGATAATATTGGCCTTAATTTCTCATTCTGCTTAATAAAGGTACCTTTAGCTGTTTTTTGCATAAAAGCATTTGCTACAACAGGCTCGATACCTGGAGACACGTTCCCTGATATTACCGAATTACTTGCAGTTGGAGCCAGTGCGATTCGGTGAGAATTACGCACACCAAAGCCTTTGCACCATTCAGGTTCTCCTTTTTCGGCGGCTAGTTTCTGAGAGGCTTTATCGGAATACTCTTGAATGAACTTAAATATCTCCGAGTTAAGCATCATAGCCTGAAATGAATCAAATGGGAGTGACTTGGATTGCAATAAGCTGTGCCACCCCATAACACCTAATCCTAAAGCCCTTGACGATATCGCAAAATTCCTGGCACGTTCAAAACCCTCAAGGTTTTCTGTCTTTTCTATGAAATCTTCTATTATGCCGTCAAGAAACCAAATACAGTCTTCAATGAATGTTCCATTTCCCTTCCATTCATCATATCTGTCCAAATTAACTGAAGATAAACAGCATACGAAAGTAGATTTATCGTTCGTATGCAATAGAATTTCTGAGCAAATGTTACTGGTTGATATCATTAGATTGTTTTTTACATAGCACTCAGGTCTTGCATTATTCACATTATCAGAAAAGAATAAATATGGCTCTCCAGTTTCCAATCTTGCTGATAATATGGCCTGCCACTTCTTCCTATTTTCAAAACAATCCTTATGAGAATCATTAGTTAGTGATTTCATGAAATCATCATCAATACATACACCGTGATGAATGTTAAGGTTTTGACGGTTTGTATCACCAGAAGGTCGCCTCATGCCAATAAATTCATGGATGTCTTTGTGACCAACGGGTAAGTAACTAGCACTGGCTCCTTTTCGGACTCCACCTTGTGCGGTTGCTATTGTTGCTGAATCCTGAATGTGCAACCAAGGAACCACCCCTTCAGATTTTCCATTAGCCCCACCTTGTATTGGGGTTCCTCTTCCCCTTACATCACCCCAATACGAACCAACGCCACCGCCATGCTTGCTAAGCAGCATCATCTCTTTTATTGAGTCCGCTATCCCAGAAACAGAGTCAGGCACATGTAATGAATAACAGGAAATCGGCAATCCTCGTGTCGTGTTGTAATTGGAGAGTACGGGGGAAGCTAACCCTAACCAACCATTCCACAGGTACGAGAAAATTCTTTCCGATCTTTCTAGTCCGCTATACTCTGCCGCCTTGGATGTTACTCGCCTCCAAGCGCCCCTTGGTGTCTCTCCGTGAAGTAAGTACCCCTTAGCTAGCATCTGGTATCCTTCATCAGTTAACCAGGAAGGGGCTTCATTTAATTCCTTAAGTGAGTGAAGTGCCGTTTTGCTCATTTGTTCTCCTCTTGTGAACATTAAGTATCGCATGAAGTATTATTTAGAATGTGTCTAATTTTAATACCATTCTATTCTTAAACTAAGTCTTTAATCTTTACATAAGGAATCCTTCTTTTGTTAATGGTGGTAATATGTTGACTATTAGTACGAGTAGGAGATTGTCTTAGAAGGATTCCTTAACTCTATTGAGAGACTCCCTGTCCTCTTTTGAAGACTTGTCGAGAAGCTCTTTCCTAAAAATCTTTACATCAGGCTTTGCGGACATTGCGAGCTTAACACTGTTTGGTGAAATTTTATAAATCTTAACCTCAATTAATTCACCATTAACATCAATCACAATACTTTCATTAACTTTACGAGTCAAACATAGCATAGAGCCTCCTAGTCGGATGTGTAAGAACTGGAATCAGAAGATCCACAGTCAGATGAGTAACTATCAAAATTTGTCTGATTATGATTTAAATCATAATCCTGAGAATCAGCCAAAGCACTACATAACATTACTGTAGTAATCACATCAGGAGACTTATTAATACTAGACATTAATTTACGTTCCCTGGAATAGTCGTTACTACCCTTAGAGCCTGAGTTTCTTTTTCTGAAAAACCCATTCTTTTTTAGATTACCTGTGTTTTTACTCCTAATGTGATTAATTGTGATGAAAATAACAGAGATTACAAAGATAGATATTATGATTCCAGTAACCAGCAAGCAAGCCCGAATTCCATTGAGATTATCGTCGTGGCTTCTTGGCGATATTAGGTGGAATTCGGGAATTCCAATTTCCTGATTGAAAGAAAGGTGGTCATAAGCACTATCGTAATTAACAGTAGCCATAAGGCTACTGAATACTCCTTCAGTACACGTTTTTGGAGGATTCAGGATCTTTGCTGTATGACCGGTAATTATTATAGAATCTCCTTTAACTATGGTTAGGTTGGAGAATTCACCTATTCTATAAATTGCATTCCTATCTAGCAGGCAAGTCACTTTGCTGCCTCCTTCTCCATATGATTTCTTGTTTGACCTAACGCCTGGAGCATTGAGGTGTTATCTCTATCAGCGAGGCTATTCCCATAACGGCTAATGCTTGACTCAATATTCTTGGACATATCGCCAGTAGCCTTACCCAATATCGCATGAGAAAAGTCCCCGGAAGCAAACATTCTAAGGGCTTTTGATTGCGCCTCAAATGACGAATTAAACACTAAGAATTCTGTAACCTCCTTGATGTTTTCCTTGAAGCGTGCTTCTTGCTCTGTTACGTTTGTTTGATGATTCCAGTAATTACGACTGAGACTTTTTGTGACCTTCTTAAAGGAATATTTATGATTATTGTGTGAGATAGGAATTATACAACCAGCCCTGAGTATATCTACTGGATAAGTACAATCTGAGATGAATGTTTCTCCTATCATAAGATTATTACAGTAGTTTAAAGTTAACGGAGTTCTAAGGATATTACTTTTAATAGAAAAGAATCCATCCTTAACCTTTGCATTCTTTCTGAGACCGAAAAATGGAACTTGCTTGCAAAAGAACCCTTTATTTGGAACTAGTGGTAATTTCTTTTGTGCGGTTCCATGTAGCTTAATTGTTTCGGTATCTACTGGGGCTGCATTCTTTTTTACGGAATTACGGCTACTTTTTATTTCAAGAAGTAATGGTACGCCCATACGAAAAAGCATAATAACGCAAAACGAAGAGATACCAACTATTGCCTCGACGTTCATATCTCCTTAACTCCTATGAACACCCCTAAGTCTTGTAATTTCCTTAAGTCAAACCTTTCTTGGATTCTATTACCGTAAAGAAGTAGTCCGCTGGGTACCGCAATACCGTTTTGAATTTTCCCAGTTAAGGGTGAAACGTAGTTGATTCTCTTACTAGGCATAAATACAATAGCGTGTGGCCATACAAGCTCATGCCAGTATCGAGTTTCTGGCCTTACTGGACACAAGATTGCAACAAGTCCTAAGCTTGACGGGTCTCTTAGTGACTTCACGACATCCTGAAACCAGTATCCATCCGAAAGTTGGTTAAATGGTGGGTTAATGAACACCCTTTTGTTTGCATAATCAGAATTTCGAATCTCATTGCAGGTATCTTCCGTGTGGAATTCTGGAACTAAATTATTAGACCCGTCCGATGCCCCATCTACTTGAAAATTGAACACTGAGTTTATCTTCTCAAAGAACCATGCAGGGGTTCTCCAATCATTACGATTAATGCCAATTGCTTGCTTAAATGCTGAATCTTTCATATAAACTCCTTTTATGTTGAGATACTAATTACTGACCAGCTCCCCAGATACTAATTACTGTTCCTTTTTTAATCTTTTCCTTAAGAATTAAAAGGAATTCATTCAGTCCCGTAGCTTTTTGCTCAAAAAGCCTAATCTTGCCATCTTCTGATTTAATATCAGCTTTCCACATCTCCCTAGTTACAGGGCTTTGAATGATGGCTGTACTGCTTGTCACACTCTCAGTAGCGTTCATGGTTCCTCCTTGTTGGTTCTTAATTAAGTTAGCATGAGATTAATCGTTTGTCAAGTATTGCGAGAACTTTCTACGGCCATTCAGTACATAGAGTCTCCTTAAATTATTTAGCTTTACACGGAACAAACAATAACGTATCATACAATTATCGGACTGTCAAGTTTTCAGACCTATCCTTAATCATTGGAATATCCGTATAATTCGTAAGAATCAACCTTCACTTGGAGCACTAAATGGTACTCGGCGTAACAATCAACGGTAAAGCCCAGATCGTTCCTGGCGTATATTCTACTCTTGCTGTAGAAAACTCAACCTCAAATCCACTTCCAGGTCCTAGAAATGTATACATATTAGGCGAAGCTTCGTCTGGTGTTCCAGGATCTCAAATAGACCTCAAAGGGATGTATTTTAATAATGCGTCAGATGTAGCTCAATATTATGGCGATGGGCCAATTGTAGACGCAGCTCATATGCTATTCAGCCAGCAAGTTTCTCCTGTTTTTACAGGATCAGTGAATCGTGTTTATTGCTATAAAACAAATCAAAGTACTCAAGCATCCAGGAGTGTCGTGCAAGGGTCTTTGCAGTACGGGACAATCAGTGCCATGGCGCAAGGAACGTCTGGAAACTTAATTAGCACACAAATATTAACAGGTAATCCGATAGCTTACCCTAGCACTACGTTTCATTGGCTAATGAATACATCATCTGTGGTAACACAAATTTCTGCATCAGGCGTTCTGCTCGGAACAAGAACTTCTGGGACAGGTTCTCGTCCACAAGATATTGTTTCCAGCTTGGCTACGATAGCAGGTATTACTGCAACTGGTGGTACTTTTTATGAAGTTATTGGTCCAGATCAAATCGACACATCATCAAAAACAGCTACAAACAGAACAGGAACAGCTACAAACTCAGGAACCTCATGGTCAGCAAGACTTGGATTTACTGTTTCAGGATCTAACTTAAGCCAAATAACTTTGTCAGCATACACCTCTGTTGATGGAACTACTTACACTGCTGGGGTATTTACTGGAAATGACATTAATAATATCAACGTAGGAGACATTCTCTATATACCACCTGCGTCATCTTTAGCTGGTACTGGTAACAAGAATAGTGCGTCATGCTACTTAATCAGCGCTGTATCTGCGTCAGGAATTACGGCTACTAAGATTACAAACCAGGTTCAAGCTGTTGTAGATTTACCTAACACAGTAGTTCCGTCATCATCCACAGTGGCTTCTGGAGACCAGCAATTAGTCGCTTCAGCGGAGTTTATGATTTATCGTCCTATTACGATAACAACAAACCTTGCGCCAATTCCAGGGGACGGACTTTCATTAGAAATTTGTACAACAAACGGCGGACAAGGATATGTTGAACGCTCAATAAATTACGGCTCATTCGTATCTCCTGTTTCTTCTTCTGTGGCTCTAGGAGCCAGTGTTAGCTTGACTGTTACTGGAACTCAAGGAATATTCTCTATCCAAAACGGTTCTTGGCAAAATGTGCCTAAACCTGGTTCTATTTTATGGGTAGCTCAACAAAATATCTTATCTGGTGCAAACTCTGCAAATAACGGTGCGTGGATTGTAACGGCTGCGGGTTCGACATCAATCACTACTACAAAGGCATCTGGCTCTGGTATCTCCGTTGCTGTAACTAACTTAAACAGTATCATTAACCCATTTGACATTCAAGCGCCAATGATCTCCACAGCGGTTTCCGGTGTCTTAATTCTTCCTGCTTTTGAGCCAACTGTCTATGTTTCTGCTTCTCGTCAGTCTGACGGACTTTCTTTCCCAACCTCAACCGTTGGTGGCAGAATAGTGTTAGAGTTGGGGTATGCGGGAACTTCTGGGACTGTGAATATCGACCTAAACAACTTCTTAAGCACAACTGTTACTGGAGGAACTGGTACAAATATTACTAAGTTGAACCTTGGCGCATACAAAACAATGGGAGATTTAATTAAGTATCTTAATAGTTTGACTGGATATGTAGCAAGGGTATCAAACAATCAATACCTAAGCCTTTCTCCGTTCGATGTCTTAGACCAAGTAACTGGAGTTGGTATCTGTTCAGGCTTTATAGGAGCGGCTCAAACATATCCTGGAAGATTGAAAGCCGATGCTTACGACTTCAGAAACCTGTTCGATTTAAATACAGGTCTTATGTCCTTCACCTTCACTAAAGCGTCGATTCGTGTCTCCGGTCTTCCATCTGTAGATCCTGTTACTGTGTTTTTGACTGGCGGAACTCAAGGTTCTACTGCGAATATTGACATTGCTAATGGATTTGATGCTGGACTTAAGATAGAAGCATCTCAGGTTATTCCTTTATTTAGTCGTGACGCAGCATTAGATATTGCAGATGGGATGACAGATTCAGCAAGCACTTATACGATAGATTCTATTGTAAGTGCGCTTCTTTCTCATGTAAATACCGCTTCAAATGGAGACTACCGTAAAGAAAGATTAGGGCTATCAAGCTATCGTGAATCCTTTGCTGTTACTAAGAACGTTTCTTCAAAGCTCTCTGGACCTAGAATTAATATGTTTTTTCAAGACGTTAATGCTGTCGGTTCTGATGGTAACTTAAGCTGGTTTTTGCCATGGATGGGGTCTTGTATGATCGCTGCCGGAAGAACACAAGCGGCTTTAGGTCAAAGTATGTGCCGGAAAGCTTTTGCATGTACTGATGTTCGCCATCTCGGAGGTGGGTCTATTTTTAGTTCCAGTAGTAACATGGATTTCGATCCAGATCTTAAATCAGACCAAGAAGACGCTATATTGGCAGGGTTAATATTCTTAAGACCTGTTACGGGAGCTGGACAAAGAATGGAAAGTCCTGATGCTTCTACTTATGTTTCTTTGTCAAATGATCCAAAAGAATGGTTTTATTCAAGAACAAACGTTGAGTTTGTTGCTGACGAAGTAATTAAAACAACTCGCTCCACTGTCGATAATTTCATTGGACAAACTACCGTGGATGTTTCTCCTGCGATATTACGTAAAGCTATTGGTGATGTGTTGAATGGATTTGTTTCTGCTGGGGCGTTGAAAAACTACCAGATCCAGGCATTAACCTCACTTGGTAATGGATATGTAGTTAAAATTAGAATACTTCCAGTTGAAGCGGTCGAGTTTATCGAGCTTGACTTTGTAGCAGGAAGGGATGCAGGACAGTAACAGAAGAAGGACTATACATGCAGGAAGGGACTAGTCCCTTCCTTTTTCATTAGGGCGATAAATATGACATCAGACAATCCATCATACATAAAGTTACCATCAGACCAAAAACAGATATCTACAGGGATGTTTCCAACTGGAGCCTACACACCTGCCGGGGTTTTCTCTACTGACGCTACAGAAAACTTGATAAGGCAGAAAGGTATTAAAGTCAGGCATTATCGTTTCGCATTAACAGCGAACCGTGTAGCCGTAGAAGGAGGCGTTAATATTGCCGATACAATCGGACAGAAAAACTTTACCTATTACGATCCACATGACTTATTTATAGATATCCAGCAGCTTGGCTGGAGTGATACTTATATGATGCAAGGCATATATGGTAATTTTCAAATATCTTCTGTTAATTACTGCTCTAGGTATGAAGATTTTCCATCAAAAAGAAGCTATCTTAGGGCGAATGATATTTTGGTTGACGATTCTGGAATAACTGCTGCAACTGAGGATATTTTTGAATACAATGGAAGAGAGTATCAAAGACTGAGATTTCCTATTGAGGACGTAGACTATCTGTCTTCTGCCACGACAAGATTTTTCCTACATACAGATTTTTCGATATGTGAGGGTCAGATCCATTGGATTAATGGAGGAGCTAAGCCAACGTTTACGAATGGTAAAGGAGAGGTTTTATCTATTGTTTATTTTACAAAACCATACTATCAAGTCATTGCAACCCCTAGAGTGTTTCGTGCTGCCTATACTAATACGTACGGAAACCCAAATCAACCCGCACAGTTAACGTATTTCCCAGGATCTGCCATTATTAAAATGCTATGGTCTACTAGGATTGATTTTGATCTTCCTGACTGGTCTTTAAACAATATCCCCCAACAAGGAGTTAATATCGTATGAATTTCCTAGATTGCATGGTAATTACAGGCGGAATAGACGGAAATAGCCCTTTAGCATATAAAAATCTTACTGATGATGGATTAATTTACAGTTTGCCAGATCGTAATTTTATTGAGGACTGTAAATTACTGCAAAGTCTTTGTAACCGAGAAATGATCCCATTAGATATTTGCGATATGATAGAGCATGGCTTAGTCAGTCAACATGACTATGAAAATCTTCAAGGAATGGGAGTTTTATGCGAAGAAGCTATTGAGTGTTGGGAGAAAAAAGAAAAAACAATTAAAGGCGATGATTTGGGCTTAATTACAGAACCAGATCTTGACGGAATCATAACTAAAGAACTTATCACTAAGATAAGAGAACTAATCAATGCTAATAGATAACTTAGAAGCCCTTGCGAACAGTCTCGAGGCTATTGAAGAGCAGGCAAACGACGTAGTAATAGATTCGACCAAGCAGATGATTAAGGAATTAACGTCAGACTATGAAAACGCCGAGGATTATTACAATTCGTTTGATGTGTCTTTTAATACATCAGGGTATTTTATCATTAGATTCAACCCTGAAACCGATGATGTGGAATCTGAAGAAAAAGGGAAACAACCATTTTCCATTAAAGACTTAATGCTAAGATCTGGAATGCCTGGAGTGAAAATATCAAAAGAAGGGTACCTGTATCGCACAGTTCCATTACAGAAATCATTACTCTCAAAAGCTGCCTCGGCAGATAGAAGTGTTAATGAACAAAAAATACAAGAAACGATAAGAAATGCTATCGCATCCGTAAATTTTCAGGTAAAGTCAGCAATGCAATTGGGTGACAGATTTGTTGTCCAAGAAAAAGCAATGAGCAATGATGGATTGTTACGGGTTAAGAGCTATGCTTCAGAGGAAGATTACAGATTAAAGAGAATCCCAAAGATGAATTTTATTGCATTCAGATCTATGAGTACAAATCCTAACTCTAAATCTGATTGGATAAATCCAGGCTGGAAGGGAGGTAACATCCAACAAAAGGCTCAAGTATGGCTTCAGGCTAATAGTGATAAGATTAAGACTGAGGTTATTACAGAACTGATTAACACCTACTTAACAGGAGCTAGTGTATGATTGGATTACCTCATTTAATTGTTTTACAATACATAAAAAGACAAATGAGATTTATTAGGGCAAATCCAGAATATTTGACGTATGCCTTAGAGGGATACAGCATCAACGGAGATGTCCGTTCTATTTTTGGTGCAAAAAGAATTGACGACGCTATTGAGTGGATTTCCAAGACAGAATTTAATTACACACCCGTCTATAACCTAGACGCTGAAAAAATGCCAAATATCTGTGTTTCCTATGACGGAGGAATTGAATCAGACTTATACGTTGGAGATAATGGCGGAGTAGCGTATGATGTTTTGAACTTAGAACCGAAAGTATATGTTGCAAATTTATCTTTCAAAGGGATAACAGACGAGAGAACCTTTGAAGAAAGAATGTCGACAAGCCCACTCGTACCAAAGTATGGGTACCCTATTGTTCCTTCATCGATTAATATCGGGAATAAAATATGGCGTGGACTATTACTCCAAAACTCATGTGGAAAAACTTATAAAATAAACAGTTTCCATGCAGTTCCTCATTCTACAGACATTGCGCTTGAACTAGACTCTGCTATGGGATTAGCGGACTGGGAAGGTAAATGGTATGTTGTAAGCTCTTTTGGCACTTCGAAAAACTATAAAATCAAGTCATCAATGGACAACGTAACCATCAGAGCTATTATGACTCTTTCTGGTGATCCAGAATTAGCTGAAATGGTTGCATGCGTTTTTCGGTATGTATTAAAATCTTCCAGATTATTCCTAGAAAACTACGGATTGAGATGCTCAAGATTTAATCACACTGGAATTTTACTAGTTGAGAATAAGGATAATCCTACTTGGCGAGTTGATTTTACAATTACAGGAAAATTACATGACTTATGGTTAGAGTCACCTATCTATGGGTTAGATTTTATTCAGGTCGACATGGAAGCGGCAAGAACTATCAGTGCAACGGGCGATTCTGTAGTTTCTTTAGATGAAATAGTTCCTGTATTTACTCCAGGAGAGAAATCTGGAGGAGCGGTAATACCAATTGTGTATAAGCCTATTCTTATTGGAATGTCACCTGCAAAGAATCCCTTAAGGACAAACTTTGCAACAGATGTTACAGCATTCGAAGATTACACTGCATTTAATCATGACATTGTTCAATACTTTTCTCCATTCGATACCAGAACATCTAGTCCAGACCTTGTGACCCCATATTTTTATCAAAGACCTTTAGATATATGGAATGCAGGCAAGATACCATGCTTAACTTGGTATCCATCAACATCTAATGTTTATCCTACTCCTCCAGATATTAATGATCAAATAGCTGCTGGAGTTTATGATTCTTACATGGCTCTTTGCTGTACTAAAATGAAGGCATTTCTTGCAGCAGCGCAAGCGAGTCCATTAACAACCTACTTGGGAACACCAAAAATATATATCAGATTTGCACATGAAATGAACATATCTTCTCATACTTGGAGCAAAACACCAACATCATTTGTAGCTATGTGGAAGTACGTTTATTCGTTTGTTCGTGCTCAGGGTTTAACTTCAGATGTTTGTCAGTTTATCTGGTGCCCTGGGAATAATGACCTAGCAATACTTCCAGACACCTCCCAACCTCCTTTTGAACAGTATTACCCTGGAGATGCTTTTGTGGATTGGGTAGGGCTAGACGGTTACAACTTTGGAGGAGCTGGTCCTTGGTTATCATTCAGTGATGTATTTACCCCATCACTGATAAGAATGAAAGCATTAGCTCCAACAAAACCAGTGAGTATATCAGAGTATGGTTGCGCACCAAAATCTGGTGGAGTTTACGTACTTCCTAAGAAGTTTCAGTGGATTTCTGATGCTTTTAATTGGCTTTCAAACTCGTCCAATACGGATTATTACAATATTAAGATGTCTATGTATTACAACGTGACTCTTTCTCTATCTGATATTGATTCAGGGATTTTCATACCACAGAATTTAGTGATAGATAATAAGTCCTTAAACTATACCTTTGTAAGTCCGACTACGGGATTTTCTTACTTTACTTTCGCAAACCTAGGGGCAGCTTATTTCATTAATAATGTAATGGGTTTCAAAAATAATAAGAAGACGATATCTCTTGCGGCGTTCTCAGGGAATCCTAGCTAACCTCTAAACGTACTAATAGTCAACATATTATCACAACTAGTAAAAGTAAGATTCCTTATCGGATTACTAAAGACTAGGTATAAGATTATACTAATTCTAATACGACATAAAAATAATACCAGATAATACTTTACATTAGAGGTATTATCTGGTATTATTTTTATAAGGAGGATTTTATGCCTTGGAGACAAAACTGGAATCTAGTCGACCCTTATGATATATGCAGTGAAACTTTTTTCGAGACAAAAGACTACAACCCTTTTCATTTCTTTTCGGAAGAAGAGATGAGTGATAGGGTAAACCAAACAGTATGTGGAGAGACTTTGTCCTATGAATGCGTAGGAGAGCCATATCACATAGAGTATTGCGTTTTAATATTAACGCTTTGCTACCTAGACGGAACAGTAAAACAAATAAGAAGGATAGGATTATGATTAAGAAATCATTCAATTTAGACAAAAACATTTCCGATAAAATCGATGAAATAATATCAGAAAACCCTCACTTTAGCTTTACCGTACTGGTGAACCAAGCGCTAGCTACTTGGATTAAGAATCCTGTATTGACCTTAAATACCTCAAATTTTACGAAAGATGACGTTAGTAAGTTCATGGAAGAACACTCGGAGCTTATGGACGCTCTCGGGAGCTAACTAGGAGACAGCATCTCTCAATCTCTATTCGTACTAATAGTCAACATATTGGAACTACTAGTATTTTTATTAACAGGTAAGGAGAGCTTATGACTTCAGAATCCCAATTCGGCATCATGGAACAACCAAGAGCAACTTGCCCTCTAATTAATAGTGTTATCAGTTCGGGAAAATTGCTAATAGATAGAATTCCAGATGGAGATAGTTATGATTTTAAATGGTTCAAGGAAGAGTGTGAGGAGATAAGGAACAATGTAGGGGATATTAGATCATGGGGTCAGGAATGGAAAGTATTAGCCAAGGACTTACACTCAGAGGTTCGAGAGATGGAAAGTAAAGTAAAGGATCTGGAAGATGAAAAAGAAGATTTAGAGCGTATGGTTCGGAAACTGGAAGAGGAACTTAGTGAATTACAGTGTAAACTTCCATAGGAGGAGTAATTATGTTAAGTATTTTGGTAAATAATATTATTTACCCAGTTAATGTGACTAAGTTTCCAGATGGGACAAGTCAGACATGGAAACTGGAAGATTCTTTGGTAAGCGTGATAACGGAGTCGCATGTTTTAAGAAACCTACTTACATTTGAGATTGTCTGGAATTTTCAGGATGACTCTGAAGTAGTACACTTACACTCATTAGTAACTCTTTTAGTAAGCATGACAAAAGGAAGATATAAGGAAATTAATCTAACTGTCCCGTTTCTTCCAGGCGCACGGCAAGATAAGTCAATAAATAATCATTCTACGTTTAATCGGATGATTTACTGTAGAATGATTAATCTATTAAACTTTAATAAAGTTAAAGTATTTGACTGTCATTCAAGGCTACATGGGATGTTGAATAATGTTGAATACATAGAACCAACTCTGTTCCATAAGCATTGCTTAAAGGCATTCAGCCCACAATATGTAGTATTTCCAGATGAAGGAGCATTCAGTAGATATCAGGAATCTTTTAAGGGATTTCCTGTTGTTGTAATGAAAAAGACTCGAAACCAGATTACTGGGATTATTGAGAGGATGGAGGTTGATCATGAGAAATCAAACACATACTCATTTTTTGACGACAAAGATAGGTTTCTGATTGTTGATGATATTTGTGACGGTGGAGGAACCTTCATAATGGCGGCTGCTGCAATCCATAAAATTAGCAATGAATCAGAAATAGCATTAGCTGTTTCTCATGGATTATTCTCTAAGGGCTTAGGTGTACTTGAAAACGCTAAAATAAGTAAAATATTTACTACTAATAGTTTGATTCAGAAAAACAGTATGGAAATATTTAACATCGTATAAGGGGATATTATGAAACTGAATCCATTAACTAGAACAGATTTTTACAAAGTTGGCCATAAAGACATGTATCCTCTGGGAACTACGCTAATTTATTCAAACTTTACCCCAAGATCCTCAAAGCTTGCTGATGTGTCAAAGGGTTATGATGAAAAAATAGTTTTCTTTGGATTACAAGGAGTTATTAAGAGTTTTTTGATTGAGAATTTCAATGATGAGTTTTTTAGTAAACCAAAAGAAGAAGTAGTACGTAAATATAAAAGAAGACTGGACAATTCTTTAGGTAAAAATGCCGTAGGTGTCCGTCATATTGAAGCATTACATGATTTAGGGTATTTACCTGTTCAGATTAAAGCTTTACCTGAAGGTTCCAGAGTTAACATTAAAGTTCCAGTGCTTACTATTCAAAACACAAAACCAGAGTTTTTCTGGTTAACGAATTACTTAGAGTCCGCTCTTTCTTCAGAGTTATGGAAGCCTTGTACTTCTGCAACCACAGCATTTGAATATAGGAAGATTTTTGAAAAATATGCAGAAGAAACCGGAGCGTCAAAGACAGGGATTAACTTTCAGGGTCATGACTTTTCATTCAGAGGTATGTCTGGAACATATGACGCATTGGCATCAGGTGCAGCACATTTGCTTTCATTTTGGGGAACTGACACTATTCCAGCAATAGATTACCTGGAAGATTATTACAATGCAAATTCCGATAAGGATCCGATTGCTTTTAGTGTCCCTGCAACGGAACATTCTATTGCATGCTCAAATATCGCAAATAGAATGAAATTTTCAGAAATAAATGACACCAATAGAGCTGAGGCAGAGAAAGAGTTCATAAGTGACTTACTGAAACAGTACCCATCAGGAATTATTTCTTATGTTGCAGATACTTATGATTACTGGAAAGTTATCACTGAGATCCTACCTTCGTTAAAGGATGAGATTAATAGCAGAATTCCAGATGAACTAGGATTAGCTAAGCTTACGATCAGACCCGACAGTGGACATCCCGTAAAAATAGTTTGCGGAGATATCGAGATCCTAAAAGCTCCTGAGTATGTTAACGATTTAGATTACCTGTGCGATGTTGCAAGAGAGAAATCCGAAGATATTGTAAGTGCACAGACAGATCACGGAAATCAAGGAGAAGATCAACACGTACTCTATTACAATTTTAAGGGCAGGACTTACAAGATTGTAACCGAAATTAATTGGAACAGATACGACAAACAATTCTATTACATAGATGGATCAAGTCTTGTTTCATGTGAGGAGGCTGTTTTAACTCCACAACAAAAAGGCTCCATTGAGTGCTTGTGGGATACATTTGGCGGAACAATAAACGAAAAAGGGTTCAAAGTACTTAACCAGAGAATAGGATTAATCTATGGAGACTCGATAACACTGTCTCGTGCAGAAGAGATCATGCAAAAGCTAAAAGCTAAGGGATTCTCCAGTGAAAACATAATTTACGGGATCGGTAGTTGTTCCTATTCCTTAGTAACAAGAGACTCTTATGGTTTCGCAATGAAGGCCACCTATGCAGAGATAGACGGTAATGAGATTGAGCTTTATAAAGATCCCAAAACCGATAGTGGGACTAAGAAATCAGCGAAAGGTCTTTTACGTGTAGAGAAAGAAGGGGATAACTTTGTTCTATACGATAAACAGACAAAAGAACAAGAGAGTCAAGGAGAATTACAGATAGTGTTTAAGGACGGGAAACTAGTAAAAGAAACTTCCTTGACTGAGATTAGAAAAACATTACTTGGTAACTAGCTACCGTAAAACAAGCAACAAGAGGATAGTGACTAAGTCAAACATCAGCAAGGAAAGGTATAAGTTTTTTCTATAGATGAAGCTGTTTTTAGAAAAAACTTTACCTTGACTTTTTCAGATTTATGTAGTATTTTTAGAACTGCATGAAGAAATACGAAGAAAAGGAACACATTATGGCGATAGTAGACAGAGATATTTTAGGTAACGTACTGGAAGAGGAAAAACTATTAAATCGTGCAGAGTTGATTAAATTAAAGATTGCCGAAGCTAACTCCACTAAGTCCGAAGAAAAAATCATGGAAGTATTTATCCATGTGCTTGACTTGATAGAGTCCGAGTTTACTGTTAAAGGTAAAACTACAGTAATGCTATTTCACACTCACCCAGTATTTACCGAGCTGTTTGATTTAGGCACTAACGAACTTCGTGATATTTACATTAAAAAGATAGTCCACTTACTACAAAGAGAAGGCTTTCTGGTAAATACCGTGACGAGGACGAAGTGCATCAAAATCTTCCTCCCGTAACATGACCGACAGTTATGTCGGTTTTTTATTATCATGACACTTGACTTTTAGTTAATAGTCTGGTAGAGTATTTTTACCAGGAAATTATCCCTAGTAATTCCGTAGGAGGGAATTATGTCATCAGTTCATAGTTTTAATTTTAATGGTTCCGTAGTTGAAGTAGAGGTAGTAAATGAAAGTCTAACTACAGAGAATGATGTAAAAGTAACAGGAGCGTTAGTTCAATCCCTAAGTATTGATAATCCAATACAGGAACAGGTTGATGAGGATGGATTAGTGTGGTTTAACGCAAAAGATGTTTGCAGGTGTTTAGGTTATAACACCAGTAATATCAATAAGCATCTAACCAAACATACGGATAAAAAGGATCGGGGCGTGAGACCGACCCTTACAAGAGGAGGTTTTCAGACATTAAACTTTATTAATGAGTCTGGTTTGTACTCCCTGATATTAGGTTCCGAATTACCAAAAGCAAAGGAGTTCAAGCATTGGATTACTTCGGACGTATTGCCATCTATCAGAAAAACTGGAAGATATTCCGTGAATGCGAGCGCAAGTATAAAGGTTTCTGAGGTAGAAGATGCCTCACGAGCATTTAAAGCCATTTTTTCTATTATGGAAACAATTGGCTGTTCGGTTAACGAGTCTGCTCTTACCGCCGCAAATGAGGCAAGAAGCCTTACTGGATATGATGTTGTTAAACTACTACCTCAGTCATTCTTAACAGTAGCTGAAGAGGAAGTTAAACAACCAATCAGCTATTTCTTTAATGGGAGTAAAACATTAGCAGCAAAGGCAAATAAAATTCTAGCTTCTTTAGGGTACATCGAAAAATTGAACGAATCATGGATCCCAACAGAAAAAGGAAGGGAATTCGGAGTTGTACAGATAACCTCAAAACCTAATGGAATGAGTCGTACAGTAATTACCTGTCATTATCCGCAAAAGATAGTTTCCATCATAGGAAACCTTGACAAATAGATAATATTAAGATAATGTAACTTTATGGAGGCAAGAAATGGAGAAAAGTTTACAAGGATATGATGGACTCACATTACACGTTTCATTCTTAACAGAAGTATTAGGGTTGCCAGAAAAAGCAGATATTCTTGAGTTAATGGAATCTATGGAAGTTAAAGGGAATCGGTTCGAAGAATATAGGCTGCTTTTTACTCATAACGGTCTTAAATTCTACACCTCTTATTCTGTCTGTGTTAGTGATGACGAATATAAGTTTGAGTCATCATCGGAACAATGGAAAGATTCTGTAGAAAACGGATATGTGGAATACTTTCCAATACTAAGCGAAGCTAAAAGGATTGATAAGTCAAACCTGAAATGGAGGGCATTTTTGGAAAAGATTGAGGATCTGAAGGATAATTACAACACCAAAGAGCTTCCTTTGGCGGCAGGCGGATTCCAGACGCTTCTAATGTCGGGCGCAATGGACTCCCTATTTGATGAATACTTAACACTAGATAAGCGGTATGAAAAACTAGAGGAGCTAAAAAAAGCCCTTAAGTCAAAGGCTAAGTTAAGTGAAGGCAAAGGTGAAGAAATTGGATTAGCAAAGGTAACGAACGAGTTAACTAGGAACATATGGATGGCTCAAGTAAATCCCATGTATCAATTCTCAATGGCTTCATTCTACAGCTCCGCACTAAAAGCTATGAGGTTTGTAAAAGTAAGAGATAGTGGAATTACCCATGAGTCAGACGATACAGACTTAGTAGCTTCATTCGCTGATCTGTTCGATGATAAGATTGTGGATTTCTATGGGAATTATAATTGTGAAAGGTTGCTAGGATTTATTGCGATATATGAAGGACAGACGATGAAAACTTGTTCGAATGGGAAACAAAAAAGGGATGTTAAGCTCTTTGATGGGACTACAAGGTTTAATGCAACTGTCTGGCCTATGAGAAATAGTAATGATAAGTTTGACCAGGGTATTATGATGAGATTAAAAGAAAAAGATCGCCCTCTTTTAGTGATAGGTAGACCTAGCAAGAAGAATGGTTATTCAAACTTTACCATAAGTAGTTTACTTGATTTTGAGCTATAAAAGCTATTGACCAGTAAATTAAAGCCATATAAGATATCATGACACGATGGAGGAACTATGGCATTTAAAAGAAAAGTAAAGAAATCTACAGAACCTAAGCAAAAGAAAGAGAAAAAGCTCACAAAGTTCGTACTAGAGGCTGCGGTAATATCTGCACTTCGGAAGACATTTGGTAAGTCTGTACTTTTTAATATCACAAAAAAAGCACATCAGGTAGAGATTCCCCATTACAATCAAGACGGGTCTCTTTCGAAATCACGTCGTGTTATGTATAGGTGTTCCGAGTGTAAGGAACTTTACAAGGATGAGAAAATATTCACTACCAACAAGAAAGGTAAGAGAGTTTCCAAGAAAGCCTTTGCATGCGATCATACTTCACCTGTAGTTGACCCGATTAAAGGAATTCCTCGAAGGGAAAACGGTAAAATTGATTGGAGTGTGTATGTGGATAGAATGTTTGCAGGTGTGGAATATTTTGACCCATCAGTTCACACATATCAAGAAAACTTAAAAGGAATGTTTTCTATCCTATGCCACTTATGCCATGATCGGAAGTCTACTGAAGAGAATAAGATACGAAACGAAGTAAAGAAATTAAAGAAATCAAAAAAGGAGAAGAAATGAAAAGAAAAGCAAGCTTATATCAAACAAGGTCATATAGGATTCCAGTTTTAATAGATGTTTCAGATTTTTCGCCAAGTGAGTTAGAAGCATTAGAGACTGCATTAATAGAATTTAAGCCAGCAAAGCTAACATTGCCTGGTGATGAGGTTCAGAAAGCTATAGATACAATGAAAAGAAGAGGTTATCCGAAAATCGGAAACCTTCCTTGCCGATTAGGAGAGGACGAGCTTAGGGTCTTAATTTCTGAGGTGGTAAATAACTATATTGGAGAAGATACTCCGATGAATTACCGATTCCCGTTACTCTCTGCTACGCAGTCTCAAATGAAGAGCTTAGATGATGTTAAAGAAGTTGTCGATCTCCTACTAGAACAGCAAGAGTTAAGGATGCTTTCGTACATATTCAATCTAGGAGAACTTAAATCAAAGGTTTACTTAACCACAAAGTTCAACGGATTAGCCAATAAACTAGCGGATACTTCCTACAAGGCTGGGCTTGCTGTCCTGAAAGAAAAGAAAAGCAAGAATGATAAGGTGTCTATCGTCACGAATGAACCCGAGATGGATGTTCTTATTTCCTTAATAAAGGATGGGTTAAAGGAGTCCGAAAGAATAGATAAAGAACTTAAAGATCTTACATTTATGAGGATGAGATAATGTTTGTTATTATTAAAGGGATAACCGGGAAGATCTTGTATGCCGGTCAGTCAGCATCGTTAGCCTTCTATGACGGTAAGGTTAATCTTTATACCCCCACAGGAGGCAGCACCGCATATCCTGATACTGAAGTTTCCGAGATTTCTATTAACGGGAAAATAGAGTATTCAAACGCATTATTTTAATATTTAGTGTTGACAGCGAGTAATTTTACATATAATATTTTGAGATAAAGTCGTAGACTAACATAACGAAGGGAATGCCCAGCATGACATACAATCCAAGTGAAGACACAGATTATGATTTTGATTTTGCACCAAAGGTGAAAGAAAGCAAATATACAAAAATTGGATTTCTTAAGATTGGCGGCGACAAACCAACGAAATTTAAGATTTTAGCTAACGTACATCATCCAGAAGAGAAAGCAGCTTATCATAAGTTAGCAACCCACGGGAATAAGATTAACGGTAAGTTTTTTACATTTGGGTGTCCACGTTCAGTAAACCAAGAATGCCCAATTTGTGATAAATATTACAAAACAGTTTCACGGGTTAAAGAGTTAGAAAAGACAAAGGCAAATCCCGAAGAATTGGATTCCTTGAAGAAAATACAACAAGCATTAAAGCCGACGCAGATTTACAGAATACTAGCAGTTGAAGCAGGGAAAGATGAAATTGTTTCATATGACATGAAGACTACGTTATTTAAGATTGTGTTCGGAACAGGCGGAGCTGACGGGTTATTTAATGAGTTCAGAGAAATGCAAGTAAACCCAATTAGCCCAAAATCTCCTTTTGGTTGGATTGATGCTTCCCGTAAAGGAACAGCGCTTCAGACGGAGTATTCCGCTTCTCTTAGCTTAACAAGAGATATCAAGACTCGCTCTATGGCATTTACAGAGCAGTTTATTACAGAAAAGGTAGCAAAAGAGCTTGCTGATAAAGATAAGCTTTATCGTATCCGCCATGAATTTACGAATCAGTTATGGAAATCAGAAGATATCAAAAAGTATGCGGATTCTAATGGAACTGATGGGGCAGAGTGGCAAATGAAGCTAATCTATAGGGACGCTATTCAGTCCGTAGCCCAACAAGAAGGAATTGCTGCCGCAGTACCAGAAGTTAAGCCAACTAGAAAGCAAATTATCGAAGACGATTCGGACATTCCCTTTTAAGTCCTTGATTTAATATGCAATAATAATAGAAAATACCACAGCTTGACTTTCGGTTAAGTTTGTGGTATTTTCTATTCAAGGAGGAATTATGAATAAAGAAGAGTTAAGGAAATTTGTATTAGAAAATCCAGAACTTGTTGATATGAAGAGAACCTCAAAAGAAGGCATTTATATCTTGAAATACAAGAAAACAGTTTTCTTTAATAGTTTGTGGAATGAGTTTCTTGAAGAATGCCGAGGGACAATTATTGACAGTGAGTTTAATGTGATCTCAAGGCCATTTACCAAGATCTATAACTTTGGAGTAGAAGAAAAAAGTCCAAAGTTACCAGAGGAAACTCCAATAATAGCGTACAGAAAAGTTAATGGATTCATGGTTGCCGTAACTCTTTACAATAATGAACCATTAATCTCTACAACTGGAACGATTGATTCTCAGCATGTAATTTACGCAAAAGAGATGATGTTGAAGTCCTGCGCATGGAGTAAGTGGGTTCATTTCTTCAGATCTAACCCTAACCTTACGTTTATGTTTGAATGTGTTCATAAAGAAGATCCCCACATCATCGCTGAAGATGAAGGCATTTATCTTTTAGGTTGGAGGGAGAATAGGTGGGATTCTAAGGTTGATGGATGGTTAACATCAGAGGATGATGTTATTCAGAACACGGCGAATCATCTTGGATGTAAGTTCGCAGAATCGCATAAAACATCAGTTGGAGAGTTAATTATCCTTTCTAAGAAAATTAAGCACGAAGGATTTGTTTTCTACACACAAGACAATATCAGCGCAAAGATTAAGACACCTTATTATCTTGTGAAGAAATTTATAGCAAGAGCACCAAGGGACTCTAAGCTTATGAACCCTAATGTTAAGAAGAACGTGGACGAGGAATATTACCCATTAATTGACGCTATTCAAGCGAACATTAGAAAGTTCATGCTGTTAAGTGAACAGGCAAGACTTGAGTGGATAACCAAGTTTCTTACTTCTGGTAGTGTAGAATTTACGGTCAGGAATACTAATTCCCCAATATTTTACATGTTGATTGGGGTGCCAGGATCAGGAAAATCAACATGGATTAAAGATAACATCACAGAAGATTTTACGATCTTATCCACAGATGATTACATAGAAAGAAAAGCTAAGGAAGAAGGTAAGTCCTATAACGAAGCTTTTAATTCGAATATTTCGGAAGCGTTCAGGGTTTTGAGAAGGGAGATGGATAAGGCCATCTCCGAGAAACGTAATATCGTATGGGATCAAACAAATACGGACAGTAAAAGTAGGCGAGCTAAATTAAACCTAATTCCTTCTTTCTATAGGAAAGTTGCAGTTGTGATTTCATTACCAGAAAGAAAAGAATTAGAAAGAAGGCTTTTATTAAGACCGGGGAAGACTATCTCAAACAATACACTGGAAGATATGATTAATATGTTTATAGCTACTATTCCTAACCTTCACGATGAGTTCGAGGAAATACTAACCTCAGCTACTTGACTTTTAGTTAAACATCTGATAGGTTACTTATATGGAAGATTTCATACCAGAAGCAATGTCACTTAATAAATAGGGAGGTTTCATGAGTTCTGTGATTACTAGTGAGCATTCAGGATCAGAAGTTGTCGTAACTGATGTAGTAAGACTTGAGAAGGGCGTTCGATTCAAGCTAACTCCATTTCAGGTAATGAGTCATGACCAGGACGGGAATGTAAATGCAATAACAATGCAAGTGGATTCAAAGAAGGAAAGTGTCGATTATGAAATAAAGCCAGGTGCATTTAGGTTGACACCAAAAGCAGGATTGCAAAGAATTGATTTTCCAGATACCCCTTATTTTAAGACACCACAGTCTGAAGAATTAAGAAAGATATTTACAAACTTCCGTAATAAGATCCATGTATATGTTAGAGCAAAACTAGAACTTAAAAGATCGGCATTGTTAGGTTCAGAGCCAGGGGTAGGTAAGACTTCCCTGATCACTGATTTTTGTAAGGAAGCGATACTTAAAGATCCTAGTACTTGCGCACTATTTGTCGATTCAGAGGAAGTTTCACCAGAAATACTTCATAGGATGTTTAGAACTCAGACAGAAAGTTCAAAGGATGTTAAGTTTATTATATTAGTCATAGAAGACATTGGCGGAACTGGATTAAATCAGAAAATGGACAGAGTATCAGGCGAACTTCTTTCATTTCTTGAGGGTTCTCCGGGGTTGTTCACTAAGCAGACGTTAATAGTGGGTACAACTAACTATCTGGATGATCTGTCAGAGACATTGAAAGGAAGACCTGGCAGGTTTGACGTAACGATTCAAATTACCCCTCCAGACGATAGTTCTTGTAAGATTCTGGCACAAAATTATTCATCCTTAATAAAGGAAAGAGACCTAACAGGAGAGGAGATCGGATTTATTATTGGAAAGAAGTTCACACCTGCTTACATTAAAGAGATCATATTAAGGTCAGAGCTTAATGATATTTCAATCCAAGAATCTGTTAAAGAACTAGAAATACAAAGGAAGAAGTCAGACAAGAAAGAGCATGGGATCAATGATAGAACCTCAGACAGTAAGGTTGGATTCGGGTTTAATGATGACGATGATGATTTTTGAGTTCAATACTTGACTTTAAAGATTACTCGTGATAGGTTGATTGAAGGAAATAAATAGGAGGGGATATGAGTTCTTTAGTAACAAGCATTACGAAAGAGGCAGTTTCAATTGCAGTTAATGAGGTACAGGGGTTATTAGTAAAAGCACAGAGATTGGATAGGATTGAGCCAACCGGCACTCATGGGATTCACTCATTCTTAAGAGCAATGACAGTAGGGTTGGGAACTATATCGACACTTATGTCTCAGGTAGGATGGAAATTATCCGCTGCGGAAAGACAAGTCAAGCTTGCACAGTCAATTGCAGCACTAGAGTTATTCCCGCAGTATTGTACGGAAAAAGGAATCAAAGGAACCGCCGAATTGATGAAATTCTTCATTCAGGGACATGAAACGGTATTACAAGCACAAGAAGAGGCATCTTACTGGGAACACTTACACGAATACTTGAAGGGAATTTTATCTACTGTAAATGAGGCAAATACCAACGCCAGAAAACTATGGTGTGATATGAAAATGACACCAGTTATGAGAGGCGAATAATACGATACCGTACATGCAGTTTAAGATATTAACACTTAGGAGGAATAATGAATACAGTAATTCAACCAAAATCCGTGAAGAAACCAAGCTACTTTTCCGCATTTGCTAAGATTGAGAATATTAAAACTGCACAGTTCCATTATGATAATCCCGGAGAGCTTTTAACCACAGGCTCTATTTCATTAGATTACGCATTGGGTGGTGGAATCCCCCGTGGCAGGATCTCTTTATTTTGGGGAGAAGCAGGAACAGGTAAAACATGGCAAGCGCTCAGAATGATGTCAGCAGAGTTAAGTAAATTTCCAGAAAAGACAGCTTTGTGGATTGACACCGAAGGATCCTTTGATGCACAAAGGGCACTAGACTTAGGAGTTGATCTGGATAGAGTGCAGGTTCTTTCTGGGAATACTGCCGAAGAAATCATCACACCTCTAGCTAAGGTAAAGAAATTAATGCTAGAAGGAAAAGACTGCTGCTTTATAGGATTGGACTCTGTAAAAGCCCTCGTGCCGTCTTCTGTAGAGTCAGCGCTGGAGAATGGGAACATATCAGGAGCAACAAATGCGTATGGTGGTATTGCAAAAACAGTAAACCCGTTAGTTTCATTGTTCAAGGAACTTTCCGAGAAGCTAGATATTCCAATAGTCATGATTAATCACGCATCTGATGAGATGGATGCAATGAAAGCTATGAAGAGTAAAGTAAAAATGGGCGGAGGACACTATTTGAGACATATGGCATCAGTAGTGATGCAATTCATCAAGTCAGATTCCTCAAAGACAAACCTTATTGATGAATCTGAAAAAACGATGAACGATAAGTCGGTCATCGTAGGATACCGTACTCGTGTGAAGGTCGGTAAAACAAGAAGAACTGTGGAAGGTAAAGAGGGTGAGTTTTACGTAAATTTTGCCAATGGAATTATTGTTAATAAAGAAGAAGAGGCGATAGACTTAGGAATGAACTTAGGACTCATTACAACAACAGGAACAAAACACCACTTCGGCGAAATGACTTCAAATAATTACGGAGTTCATAAGTCAGGATATGTAGGCTTCTTAAAAGAGAATCCATCGGTACTTGCAGATATTGAGAAAGCGATCCTGGCTAGGTGTACTAAGAAAACTGCTTTTCAACTAAAGTTAGACGAGCAAGAGGAGTTAAAAGAAAAAGAATTAGCAGAGCAAGAGCTTGAGGAATTTGGAAGTGACACAGTAGAAGTTCTTGCAGAGAAGTTGGTTAGTAAAAAGAAGACAAAATAACATCAAGATACTTGACTTCTTTTCAAAATTAGTATAGCTTACTTAAAGGAAGGAATTTCTCCTTCCGAGTCACAAATCCAAAGGAGTTCACCATGGCTAAATCACAGTTTCGTAAAAGTACTAACCAAAAATCAAAAAAAGGATTAATCACAACAACAGTATTTAAGCTAGGTAATGTTAAGGTTTGCATTCAAAAGCCAGTAGAATCTAAGAAAAAGATGAGCCAAAAAAGGCAAAAGTAGAAGTTAAGACAGTTAAGTAATTCATATTCTAGGTTCTATCTGAGCATATACGATTAAGCGTAAACAAAAAAGAGTGATTTTAGTGGAAAGCAAGTCCTGTATGCTTCAGTTTCGGAGCGACACAGGACTTCTGAATATCTTTACCGTGATATCATCGAACTAATATTTAGGCTCATATGCCGTAATAGTGTGCGGGTAAGTTAGGTGGATTTTCTGATTAAACACTACAAGAAACATCAAAATGCTATAAATTGAGTTCTGCGATGCGAAGGGGAGAAAGCATAAATGAGTTCAAATAAAAAAGTTATGGAAAATAATGAAGAATATTCTTTTGGTTACAGCGATGTAAAAAACCATCAAGAAGAAAAAATAGTAAAAGGGTTTTACGTTGTACACGCTCCAGTAGCAGGAGCGATACTGCACCAGGGATTAATAAGGTCGATAGAGAATATCTGCTCAAGAAAAAAAGGACAGCAAGTAATCATCCCAATAAGACATCATGCGCAATCCTTTGAAGTTCAAAATGAGAACTTTGACCCAACAGTACTTCAATTATCCAAGAAGTTTCCTATGGTAAAGACATTTAAGTTTAATAAAAATCTTAAAGCAGTAGACCTTCAGTTGAACGCACAGAACTTAAACCCACTTTCAGGTATCGAGAGATTTACTCAGGATGGAAATCATAGACATTCAGTGATCGTAGCACATCCAAAACAGGACTATAAAGTGATTCCATTCTCACACATCAAGTCCCCTCATCTTGCATTCACTACAGGAGCATCTACTTATCCATGTTACCGTGATAACACTCAGGGAAGAAAAGCAGAACAGGAGCATAAGATTGGTTGCGTTATTATCGAGATCTATTCAGAACAAAGATTCCGTATGACACAAGTAGAAGCAGCGAAAGATGGATCGTTCATCTATGACGGTGTGAAGTACTTACCAAATGGAAGAATTATTGAGAATTTCCAAGTTGAAGCATACATAGCAGGAGACCTTCACCCAGGTAACCACTCTGAGTTTGCTGTGAATGAGATGCTGAAATTGATTCGTAAATACAAACCAGAGAACTTATTACTTCATGATGCAATGGATTTCTTCTCGCTAAACCACCATGAAGCGCACAGTGTTCCACTCATGAGAGATCGTATTGTTAATGGACGTACGTTAGACTTTGAAAGAAAAGAAATACTAAAGATATTCAATCGACTTGATAGAGCTATGGATGGAAGAGACATTATTATCGTTCCTTCTAATCATAATGACTTCCTTGGTAGAAGACTTCATGAACTTAGATTAGACCAAGATCCAGTGAACTCAGTGTTGTTAGCCGAGATATACGCTAAGTGGATGAAAGATGGAAGAACAAGGTTTCCAGAAGAGTATTTATTAGATCTTCCAGATAACTTCCTATTCCCTTCATTGAATCAAGATGTTATTATCGAAGGTTATAACAATATACATGGGGATAAATCGGCAGGTGGAGCAAAAGGTAGCCCAGGTGCTCTCAATAGAATCTATCAAAAGAGTATCTCAGGCCACACACATAGCCCATGTAAGATAGGTGACACAATTGTAGTTGGAACGAATTCCTTATTAAAACAAGGCTATAACAACGGTGTACAGAGCTGGCTCCACTCCGATGTGATTATTTATAAAGGTGGACAAACGCAAACAATATTCAAAATACCGGAATAGAAGGGAGAAGTGTTGGAACAAGATTTCTTAAGAAGTATTCTGCACTACAATACAGAATCAGGAGAACTGGTTTGGCGTAATAATAGCGGGAGGTGGACAAAAAGAGAGGATGGAAGAAACCCTTGTCATTATGATAAAGATGGATATCTCATTCTGGTAATTCAGGGTAAGAAATATAAGGCTCATAGGATTGCCTGGTTCTATTGCCATAATGAGTGGCCAGAACAGATTAATCACATAAATGGAGTGCCTGACGACAACCGTCTTGCTAATTTAGAAGCAAGCAATCAGAGAGCTAACTGTCAAAACAGGGTCGAGCATAGGAATGGAGGCTTGGTTGGGGTAAGGTACAAGGAAGGTAAAGTGTACGAGTCATATATAAACGTGGAACTAATAAACTATTTCCTTGGAACCTACGACACAGATGAAGAAGCTCATAAGGCTCATGTGATCGCCACTAATCAAGCACTTAATGGAACTTTTCATGATTGGTTGATTAAACATCGCATAGAAAGAGAGAGGGTTTTAATAGAAAGAAGGAAAAAGAGAACCGTATCTCATATATCGCAAAGGGGGAAAAGTTACATACTTAGAATAACTTATGAAAACGTAAGGTACTTAGTACTACACTCAGCCTATAAGGAAGAAGTTGAGAAGTATAAGACAGTAGTTGATGACTTATTCCGAGAAGGAAAATTTGATCCCTCGGTTCACTGCATAAGAAAGAAGAAAACCAATTAACTAACAAGGAGAAGCATGTCACAGTTTTTAACCGCTCTAGATGTCATTCAGATAGAAGATGCTTCACATGAAGGAAGGGGTACTTGGATAACCCAAGCACCCTTAGTTTACCAGTCAGACAGTATTGGGGACATAGTGGTTCCGGTAGGATTTTCAACTGACTTTGCGTCAGTGCCGAGAATTCCAGTATTGTTTGATATCGCAGGAGATCGTGGCAATTCGGCAGGCACAGTCCATGATTTTCTGTATGATGTAAAATGCACATTACCGGTAAGCCGTAAGCAGGCCGACGCTGTATTGATGGAAGCTTTAATCTCTCAAGGTGTAGCAAAATGGATAGCGTTTGGTATGTATTTAGCAGTAAGAGTATTTGCGTCAAGCCACTATAGGAAATAATGGTTCGGGATACTTGACTTTAAGTTAATACTATGGCAGATTAATTAAAGAGGAGGTTACGGATGAAATTAAAAGATCTGATAGATACCTTGGGTAAATTCAACCCAGAGATTCAGATAATTAGTTCGTATTATTCTGGCATGAGCCATAGTGTAACTGAACCAAATCTAACCCTAGTAAAAAAGGGAATCAATTTAATTGATGAGTTTGACACTTATGGAGAGGGGACTGTATGTGACGAATCTGAGATTGTAATACAAGATTTAATTCCTATCTAGGGCACTTGACTTTTTGTTTCATTCATGGTAGATTAATTGAAGTTCCAACACCAAAGGAGATTTTATGAGCCGCAAGAGTAAAAAGAAAGCTAACCGTATTAATCAATCTGGCTCTAAGTACGAAGCGAAGTTTCTAAAACACTACGACGACCGTGAAGCTGATATTTTGAGAGAAAAAAGCTCCGATGAATTATTGAATATTGTGGCAAAGTGCCAAGCAAATGTTATGCGGGTTGCCGAAGAGTTAGAAGAAAACAGTGACTATCAAGCAGCTAAAGAAGTGTTAAAGGACTTTAAGTCAGAAATAACACGGATTACAAAGGAAGCTGAAGAAGACGCTGACTATCAGTCCGCTAAGGCATTTGTAGAAGAGTTCAAAGAAAGACTTACTAAGACAATAGAAGAAGCAGAAGGCAATAGTGAGTACGTAGAAGCAAAAGAAACAGTAAAAGCAGTAAGAGCCTCATTAAAGGAAGCAAAAGATTTCCAAGACGCAAAACAACTATTTTGCGTATCTCTTCTTCATGGACGTGGAGTGGTAGACGCAGGAATATCTCCAAACATACTTGAAGGTGTAGAAATAACATTTAATGGAATAAAAGTAGATTAATCTACTTGACTAATTAGCCAATTCATTCTATAGTTAAGATAGCAGTGAGGTTCTGCTCCTGCTATGCAAGTTCTATGACCAGGAGGTTAAGATGAGCGGTGATTTCATGAAATTCAAGAAGCTCCCAGAGTCGGTGAAGTCTAAAATTTTGGACTTAGAAGTTAGTAGGTTCCTTCGAGGAACGGCAGAGTTCCATCAGGTTGATGGGTATTCCATAAGCATTGTAAAGTTCCGCCTCTCAAAGTCTCAGTTTCCTGACTCGCTCTATCTTTATAACGCATGCGTAAGCGAAGGATTTCCGAACGAAGAACTCCAGAACTCGCTCCCATGGGAATTAGGCGAAGATATATCCAAAACACATCCTAACTTATCGTATCGCAGTCCTAACGCTCTTTGGAAATTCATTTCTGGCATCCCCGTAACCGATAATATTGGAGAAGGTTACTGTGGAGAACTTGCTCAGGTAGCTTTAACTAAATCTAGCGAATTAACTGAAGATGAGGAGAATGCACGTATGCAAGATGAAAATATGAACGAATTAAAAGAGTTGAGCCTTCGTATTCAGAATTCTAAGATGGGAAGAGAGCAAAAAGAAAAAGTAAAGAAAGAATACCGGAAATTAACCATGCTTGCCCCGCAAACGTCAGAGTCCGCCTTGCAACGTGTATATCTCGATACAGTGCTTTCATTGCCATGGAATGAATACGCAGTAGAAACGAATGATCTTATAAGGTCTGAAGAAGTATTAAATAGTAGCCATTATGGATTAAAGGCAGTAAAAGAAAGAGTTTTAGAGTATTTAGCAGTTAACCAATTCACAGGAACAACCAGCAATGGGACAATGCTTTGTCTTTATGGTCCTCCTGGAGTAGGAAAAACGTCAATAGCTCAATCCATCGCAGATGCAACAGGCAGGGAACTTGTAACAGTAGCGCTAGGCGGAGTATCAGACGAAGCAGATATCCGTGGACATAGGAAGACATACATAGGCTCAATGCCTGGAAGAATTATGGCAGCGATAAAAAAAGCAAACAAGATGAATCCGATTATCTTACTAGATGAGATAGATAAGATGGGCGCAACAAATAAAGGAGACCCAGCCGCAGCATTATTAGAGGTATTAGACCCATCACAAAACAAGAAATTTGTGGATCATTACCTGGAAATGGAATTTGACTTGTCTAAGGTTATGTTTATAGCAACAGCAAATAGCTTAAATACAATCTCCTCCCCATTAAGAGATCGCATGGAGATTGTTACATTAACAGGATATACAGACCAGGAAAAAGTAGAAATAGGACGCAAACACTTAGCTGTGAGTGTCCTTAAGAAGTCAGGGCTATTAAACAGGGGGATTAAGTTCTCTGTAGAGTCAATTGAGGAAATAATCAAACACTATACAAAAGAAGCAGGAGTCCGTAACTTAGAAAAAGAAATGTCTAAAGTTTGTCGTAAGATAGTAAAGTCAGCTTTAGACGGGAAGAAAGAGTTGGTGTCTGGAATTAGCCGTATGAGCTTTAAAGGTGCAGAAAAAGATAATGAACGGAATATTACACCTGCAATAGTTAATAAGTTGCTCGGTGTTCGTAAATTCGAAGATGAGCTTAAGAATAAGAAGAACGAGGTTGGAGTAGCACAAGGTCTGGCTTACACTTCAGTCGGCGGATGTCTTCTGTTTGTAGAAGTAGCTATCACTAAAGGGAAGGGCGGATTCAAGACTACAGGGCAGTTGGGTGATGTTATGAAAGAATCCTCACAGATCGCATTAACTTACATTCAAACTAGAAGTGAAATGTTAGGAATATCTGATGAATTCTTCGAGAAACATAACATTCACATTCACTTTCCTGACGGAAATACGCCAAAAGATGGACCTTCTGCTGGCATTGCTCTTACTCTAGCTATTACCTCTGCAATTACAGGTATTCCTTATAACAGGAATGTTGCAGGGACAGGTGAAGTCGATTTAAGAGGGAATGCTTTACCTATTGGTGGAGTAAAGGAGAAAATGATCGGAGCTTATGTGGCAGGCGTATCTCAGGTATTTATCCCTAGAACTAATATTAAGGATTTATACGAAGTATCCGATGAGATTAAGGGTAAGATAGAAATACTTCCTATTTCTTGTGCAGAAGAAGCGCTTTTAATAGCTTTAGATTTCAATACCCCGAAAGCACTAGAAGTAAAGCAAAAAATAAGTGACTTTCTATTCTTAAATGGAGTCTCTGCCGTCACTGTTAAGCATTCATTAGAGTCTCATCCGAGTTTATCCAGTAAGTAATACTGGATAAAAATCCATAACAATGCTCAATAATTAGGAGGATTTATGAAATTTGAAATCACTGAAGGAAATATTACATTAGGTACATCAATCACCACAGTAGAAAAATTCTGTAAGTATCATGAAGTAGACAAACCTAACCCGAGTAATACTCATGAAGATAATATTCGCTGGTTCATGTCAGTTGTCGAATCTAAAAAGATACCAGCATCTTTTGCAGTACAGGATGCCTCCGAAGGCGCACAGAAGACAAAAAAATTCAGAGCCAAAGAGTTAGAATTCTTCAAAGAAAAAGGGATGCTCAGGTATTCCGGGAATCAGGACAAATCCCGGTATTGCAACTATTGTTCTTCATTGTTCATCAGTATTGGTGGTTCCCGGAAATGCCATGAATGTATAGAGAAGACAAACCATTATTACTACTGATAATACTTACAAAAAAAATACGACAGATATAATCCTCATTGAACTAAACACTCAATGAGGATTTTTCGTATGGCAATAGAAAACAAAGCAATAAAAGCACTGAAAGATAAGCTCTCTCACCTAAAAAGTGGCAGAGATTTACAAACCCCAGGAAAGATTAAGTCTGACGGTACAAAGCTCAAAGAGCCAGAGTTACCTGGATTAAAATCTCCAAGAACAGCAGCAGCCGCTCCGATTCCAGGGCTAGCTAAGTCCGATGATAAGTCAAACTACCTTAAAGGGTTATTTGACTTACAGGACAGATCTTACAAACAAGAAGAGTCATTCAGGAAATCACAGGAATTAAAGAAAGAGGAACCATTAAGGAAACCATTCAAAAGTGACGCACAGCGGCGTGCAATGTTCGCCGCTGCCGAGGGAAGTTCAACTTTGGATATTCCAAAAAAGGTGGGTAAGGAGTTTATAAGCGCATCAAAAGGTGAGGATGTTAAGGATCTGCCAGAGAAAGTAAAGAAATCAAATAAGGTAGAGTCATACGGAGATGCGAAAAAATGGTTAGAGAAGAGGGTGATTCCATTTGAAGGTTCATTACGGAAAATGGAGAAAAATATTGTTCCATTTGAGGAAAAACCCAGGAAAGGTAAGTTATGAGTTATTTGCCATTAAGCCCTATTAAAGTAAGCCCAGGTATCGCTATAGGTGGGATTGCTATTTCAATGATAGTTGGCGGAGTATTAACAAAAACCCTATTGCCAACAAAGACCATAGAGATTACTAAGACGATAGAAATAGAGAAGAAGACAGAACTAAAGTCGGATAAAACAATAGCGCAGTCTTCAGATAATTTAGTGCAGGATAATGTAATTACTTACACTACAATAAAAAGAAAAGACGGTACCGTAATTACTACCGAAAAGATAGATAAATCAATTAAGCATAATAAAGAAAATACCACTTCCCATGATAAACAGGAAGTGGTGAAAGAAGAGCATGAGTTTTCTAGGGAGGATAAGAAGATTACTGAATTAAACAAGTCAAGTAATTGGGGATTAGGCTTATCATACAAGGCTTCTAATTTTAGGGATATTTCTTTAGAGTATCCAAATGTAAAGAACTTAGGAGGGTCTTTAGAGTACAAGGCATTAGACACTTTAGGGTTTCAGTTACAGGTCTTTACAGACCTTTCCGCAACTCTAACAGTGAAGTACTGGTTTTAGTCTTTTTCATTGATTCCTTCTTTGGAGCTTTCTCTTTCACAATCTTCTTAGAACATATATCTTCCAAATTAAAGCTTAGAAATTTCTCCAGATTAGCAGCAAAAGCACCTCCAACTCCCTTGAGTGAAGAAAGAGGCGGCCTAAGCTTATCCCCTTCAATGGTAAATTCAGATGGATGACTTTTAAGAATATCTGCCGGAAGAATCATTTCTGACAATTCTTTTGAATACTCTCTGAGCTTATCCCTATCAGCAGATTCGGCAGAAAGCTCAGCAAGCCAAAAATCCATCGGGTAATGCTTCTTTAGGAATGCTGAATTATATGAAACAATTGAATAAGAACAGTTGTGAGCTACAGTACCGTTTTCAAGTACAAAGTTGTGGTTAGTCGGCATAACTAGATCAAACACTTGCTGTTCACCTAACGACTTAACACTCTTCACCTTTAATTTCTTCATAAATCCTCCTTAGTTCAGATTCCCATGTTTCTTGTTGATCATCCCAGAATACTAGTAAATCCTTACCGTTCTCCTCGGCTATCTTCTTCTTGAATTCATCATTCTTAATATTCTTGGTTACTACATCCCTTAAAATTTCTTTAGTGTAATCATGCCACACTCGCCCGTGCATTTCGAATAAAGTATTAATCTTAGGGGAATAAATATCAAAACTACGATACCTACTAAAACACTTAATCCTATACTCCATAACAGCAGCAGGATCATACTCCTTCACCATCCCATATAGCTTCTGTTGAGGCTTAGTGACTCTCCACTTAGATAGCATTTGCGATCCCATCCTAGAAGCGCTCTCAATACACTTAGGCGAAGCTTTCTGTCCTTTACTTATAAACAAGCCTCGTCTTTTAATGTTCATACTAACCACCTCCTCTATTGGTAATTCAAGCAAGTAAGCAATCACGGCATTTTGTTGATTATGACCTCTTTTTTCCGGGTCTTGAATCTCAACCTCACAGAACTGATACATGAAATCAGGAAATAACTTACTTAGCTTGCTGTGAATATCTTTAAAAGGAAGTGTCTCATCTTTCTTAAAATTACTAAACAGTTCTTTACTTTTTCTCCTTATCTTATCTACAGGATAGTTTTTTATACGAGTCTTACATGCAGGGTTATTAAGACCTACCCTTTTCTTACTCATAGTGTTAGCACTAGAACTCCTCATAACTCCGGTAGCACGAGGAGGGATAAAAACCCAGTCTTCGAGTGAATTAACTTTCTCAAGAACTCTAATCCACCAGTCAGTGTAAGCAATACTATCAGTCCCGTCAGACTTCAACCAAGCAATATGGTTAACTCTTACACGGTCAATCATTGTAAGTACTTCACTCTTCCAATCTTCTGAAGAAGTGCACTTAGGGCCAGTAATATGAACCCTTAAGGTATTACCTTTAACGTTCTTTCCGCACCGGCATGTAACATAACTCATTTTCATCTAGCATAGACCATTCTCCCCCATCCTTGATTGCGTGATTCAACTCCACCCATTGCCCATTATACCACACTCTATGGTCACTCGTAAGCTGAATTTTACTTCCGTCCTCAAACTCAACCTCAAAAACTTCCTTTATACCTTGATTCAGTAGCTCCAATGGCTTCTCATATTTAACAGCGCCATCTTGATCGATAAACTTAACTTCAGGAAGATTATCATTACTCATATCGCCTATCTTTACATTACCGATAGAAGTTTGAATTTCTTGCTCGGAAAATACACAACTATGACTCCTATTAAATCCGTATTTTCCGCTAGCTTCAATCATCTCACCTAACTCCTTCGCTTGTTCCAAGCTCCACCCTCGCTTATCCATAACGGTACTTTTTAATCCTCCTAAGTGCTTAATCAATGCCTGAGCGTCTTTTTTTCCAATTGCACGCCTAACTCCCTCAGCGTCTTCGTATGTGTACCCACCAAGATCACGAAACACTCTTAAGGTCTGTTCCTGAAATAAAGGAACACCAAAGGTAGATTCAAATATTGGAATCATGTCAGGATGGATGTATCTCGGAGACAACTTACCTGACGAGCATTGAATGTAATATTCAACCGCATTTCCTTTAAAATCCTCCCTGTCAATTATCCAGTCCAGGCATGATGGCCTATAAAGAGCAATAAGGTTAGAAATTTGGTCAATATTTTTAGGTTTAGTCTGAATACAAAGATTCGTAATTCCCTTTGTCTTAGTTTGAAATGTCGCTGAGGTATCTCCTGTGTGGTAAATATCCTCATAAACTTTCGGATCTTGTCTGAATAGTTCCCATTTCATCACCTCTCCGGTTCTTTTCTTTATGTTATTCATCGCTCTTTGTATTGTATTAAGAGCCGTGACTCCTAAAATATCAACCTTTAATCCACCCACATATTCTACGTCTTTAGGACTAAAAGCCGCAGCTAACGTCGCTTTCTTGCCAGCGCCAACTCGACAAAGAGGCATAAAGTGATGAATAGGCTCATCCGCAACAATCACAGCACAAGCATGCACGGACTTTTGACGAGAAATTCCACACATAGCTAGCACGGACTCCCAGATCTCTGGATTGTTCTTCGCATAAAGCTGTAAGTCTGGCGCATCTTCAAAATATCCCTTTACGTGCTCCCCTTCCTGATTTGTATATCCAAACATCCAGTCATTCTCAGATATCCCTTGAGGTATCTGAGGCATCTTGATAGTCATCCTGTTCGTTTCTTCCCGCACGCTTCCTAAAATGAACCGCTCTGAATCCTTAATGGCAGATTTTGGCTTCATCAAAATATCTATAGAGAGTGGAACCATATGGGTTCCGTATTTTTCTTTCATTAGGTCGAGAATTTTATGCTTATCAGAAAAGTCCATATCAAAGTCTGGAGGAGTATTTGCATTAATACGACCCCTCGTAAGAAACCGCTCAAATGGTAAGTCGTATTCTAATGAATTTGTAACGGAAATCCCAAGAGCGTTAGCAAGTAAGCAACCACCGCCAGAACCACGTAGCTGCATTAAGATATCGTTCTTTTTTGCCATTTCCGCAATATCTGACACCATAAGAAGGTAATTTAAGCCATCTAGTTTCTGATTACTGTTTAGTACGGAAACTTCGTAGTTTAATCGATCCTTGTTCACTTGTTCTGATAAGTCTAAGATTTTAGATTCCTCCGCTCTTTTAACAATCTCTCTCTTGGGTGTAGTAGATACTTTCGGTATTTTCCATGCCCGTTCATTGATTGTTAAGAATTCGTATCCTGAGAACATATCAGCATACGCATGAGTGTTATCAATTAGTTCCTCGAAATCACGGTCAGATAGAATGTCGGAATGGGATTTCCTAGCTTCTTCGACAATTTCACCTGCGCACATAACATGTTGAAATTGACTCATAACCCAGCCATCATTTTTAGCATCCTGTGCCACCTTATGAGCCTTTTCCGCATAATGAGCATCTTGACTGAATAGCGGCTTAATGCCAAGAGATTTAGTTAAAGGCAGCCTTAGTCTGTTAATTTCCCTTTGAATATCAGGGTGGTTAAAATAAGGCTTACATTCGTTAACTTCTAGTCTGGATGGCAACCCAAGCTCGGCATCTTCTTTTTTATACTGATGAGTCAAATCCTCAACAATTATTTCATCGAATAAGTTCTCTTTACCTATCACATCAATCATCATGTTAATTCGTTTAGCGGCCTCAGCAAGACCATATCCATCGAGAATAGGTTTGTTGCACCACGATCCTACACAACCCGTACCAACAGTAATTCCATGACCAGAGAGTTCGATAAACTCCTCCCAATTCATAACGGGCTTACCTTTATAGTACCGCTCATCCGAATAAAGCACGGCAGTTAATTTACAGTAAGACTCATACGCAGCCCTTGTCTTAAACCCAATAGTTATATGGGAATAAACCTTACTTTCGTTGCCGTATCTGTCCACTTTTCCTTTCATAATATCATTAGGCCAGAAAATATAAGCTTCAACCCCATGAATGACTTTCATTCCGAATTCTTTGGCATATCTGTGAACCGAGGCAGCGGAATTCAATGAGCCGTGTTCCGTAACTGATACATGAGTCATTCCACATGTTTTCATTCTTTTTACCATAGATTTAACAGTAGACGCACCATCTAATGAACCGCAATCTGTATGAGCATGCACTGCGCATGCCAGCCTTTTCCCCTTAAACTGATTCTCTCCTTTGAAGGGTGTAAAATCCCACAGACTCTTGACTCCACTCATAATTCCTCCTTATGTTGGTTTAAAGACAGTGTATATCAAACTTAACCAGAAGTCAAGTTTAAAATTCAGGTAATTCTACGTTGTCTTCTGACTCGAATGAAACGAAGTAATCCCGTACCTTATATGGCTCAGCTTTTCTTGAAAAATGGATAGTCGCAGATTTATGTAGGTGTTTCCAGACGTTCAGGTGCTTTCTCGTAGGCTTAATGGATTCTGTGCGACCTGCAAATACAGAATTAAGCATATCTTCTTCATTTACAAAGCTATTCTGCTTAATCATGATGCTTAGTAGTTTGACGGACTCATTTTTCTTGGAGCGAGTTTTTCTAATGACAGTCATAACTTATCCTTATATTGCAGTTGTCTAATCCTAAGATGGCCGACTATAGTATAAGTAACAATAAATCATAACAGAAAGAATGAATTATGTCAACAACCTCTCTAGCCCCGAATCCATATGCAACCATATCATCATATACAGATAAAGACACGTTACTTTTAGACCTGGATTTATACAGGGTATTCAAGACTAATCAAACATTAACCTTGGATCTATTTCCGCAGATTGCAGTTAATAGGTGGTCATATATAGTAAATGCTTGGCCTACTTCACTATCTAAAGTGTTCTTGGATTCAATTAATGGTGATGGGTACTTATTAAACTCCTACACTCAGTTACAGAATGCTATTTATGCAAGCTCTGTCGATCCAAATTACAATCCATTAACGGATCGTACTTTTTATCAAGAGGTACAAGACTTTTTGGCTTTGCTAACACTGGACTCGTTAAGGCTTACTCCACTAGAGACCGATATCGTGAATAAAGAAAAACAGAGAATATCCAAGTTCACAATCGCTACATTCCAGGCTATGATTTCTTTCCTGAGAATAGAAAAGGCAAATGCTTTTGACCAGATTGGATTAGGGAATAGTAAATATAACTCATGGATTGGGAGAAAAGGATTAGCTGTTGTTCGTGAGTACTTTTTATCTGACTTAGACATCATTCAGGAAATGATAAATCTTGAAAATAAAATACTTGGGATAATCGTAACCCTAAAAAGAACAGTGATTACCGATCCAAATCTCCTTGCTTTTTCGAATAGGAATATTAATCCTGGGTCTGGTGTTCAGGTTTTAGATATCTACAGGTCATACACAATGATGCCATTTGAACAATCATTAGAGGTGATGGCAGTAAAGTACTTGGGTGATATCCAAAGAAAATATGAAATAATCACAGTAAACAACCTTAAAGCTCCTTTTGTAGATCAGCAAGGGCTTAAAGTCCCTTTGCTCGGTAATGGGACAGCTAATTCTATTGTAGTTCCAAATACATTTATAGATCGCTGTAGGGTAGGCGCAACAGTTCGTGTAGGATCTAGGATAACACCCGAAACTACACGTAAAATCCTTAAAGTAGTGGACAATAAAATTAACGAACTGATTCTGTTCTTGAGTGGCGATAATACGCTTGGGTCCTTGCTTCAGTCCCAGGGAGCGTACTTGAGGTGTTATGCCCCAGACACCTTACAGGATTTCTCGTTTGTGAGGATTCCGTCCACCGTAACTCCAAAGACTCCGCCGTTATCTCAGCCTTCTATTTCCGAGATCAGGAAGCTGGATGACGCATTAATAGCTTTTGGTGTGGATATAGCGTCAGACCCTATTACAAGAGACTGGCAGTCAGATCTTTCAGGTAACATAAAGTTAGCTTATGGTATGACGAACGTTGCACAGGCGATTAGGAATATCATGAGGGTTCCTACGGGATCTTTATCGAATCATCCTAATTACGGAATTAAGGATTCCACAGGAGATCAATTCACCAGAGATGTTCCGACAAAAGTATCAGGCGATATCCAGGCATCCGTCTTAAGAGATCCACGAATTGTTTCCATGCGAATTAACGAGTTGACTGTTACGGAAGAGGGTGTTATTGTTGTGTCATCTGCGGTTAAAATAGCAGGGGCGGGGCAGTATTTACCATTATCTTTTAATCGATAATAAAAAGAGGAATTTGAAATGAGTGTTGACGTAAGAAGTTCATTGACTATTTTAACTGAAATGATTTCTAAGATTCTGGCCGAGACAAATCTGACAGACATCGCTCCTGGTTCTGAAGTGTCAAAGATTCTGGAAGCAGCCGCAAACTCAGACTTCCAGAACTCTGTTGCTGTACTGAATATTTTACAGTCCATAGACCTTGACTCTTTAGTGGGTACGGATTTAGATAAAAAATCGGAAGATTTAAATCTTCCGAATGGTGTTGGCGGTATTGGTAGATTACCTGCAAGGAAATCATCGGGAACTGTTACGATTAATTCCGCATTCAAAAAACTATCATCACTCATATATCAAGGTAAGCCAGCGCCATTTATCGGAACTACAACCGTGTATGTACAGGACGCTACTGAATGGCCATCATCAGGAGGCCAGATTTACTTAGGAAGAGGGACGGATCATGAAGAAGGTCCTTTGACTTATACGGCAATTGATAATACTCAGGTAAGACCTTTCTATACAGTTACTTTAAGTTCAACAACACCAGTTACAAAGAATCATGTAATTGGAGAGACTGTTATTTTAGCTCAAGGTGGAGTTAGGACAATTTCATCTGGAACTACCGTAGTGGCTCCATCTGTGAACTCCGTACCCGCAGTTCAATTTACTACAGACACAAATCTAACCTTATTGGATGGAGAATCATTCGGAACCATTAGTGCAACATGCTCCCAATTTGGGACGACCGGTAATGTTCAATCAAATTCCATCATTCAGTTCGGAAGCATCCCATTCACCGGCGCAACTATAACGAATCAATCCTCATTTTCATCAGGGCAGGACTCGGAGGACGATAACTCTTTGCGCCAAAGGATTAAAGATTATGCCGCAACCCTTTCCAGAGGAACTGTACGAGCAATCCAATCTTATTTAAGAGGGCTTAGTGACCTAAGCTCTGGCCGGACGATCACCTCGGTTAACGTTATCCAGCCTACTGTTTTAGGGAATGCGTCAAGGGCTTATATCGATGATGGACAAGGATTGGAGCCAAAATACCAAGGAATACCTTTTGAAAGCTTACTGAGCTTCTCTACTGGTAACGAAAATTTATTTAGGACATCAAAATCACCAGTTATCCCACCTGTAGCTAAAGGCTCCGTTGCAGAGCCATACACTTTAATGGACGGCGAAACTTTAGTTATTACTATTGATGATGTTATTGAGACGTTCATTGTGAATGCTAAAAATTATGTAAATGTTTCAGCGGCTCTTGCTACAGAGATTGTAAATGACTTTAATACTCAAAACTCCAGGATAAGGTTTAGGGCTGTTAATAGTCAGTCTCAAGTTAATGCGTTTGACTTGAATGGGGACTCTGAGACGATGACAGTTGGATTAGGTACGGTTCAGACGGTGTTAGGCTTGCCGCTTTACACTATTCGACCACTGTTCTTATATAAAAATAACACATTACTGAGCCAAAAAGGCACCACCGCTTCATTAACTACGAATAATTTCCCGTGGGTGGGACTAACGTCTGGATTGTTAACATCTAATCAAATTTCTGTTGATGGTGTAATCCAAACATTTTCCCTTACTGATAATGACTTTAATCCAGCAACAATTCAAACTGCTAATATTTCCCAGTGGGCAACAGTACTGTCCCGTAAAATTGCAGGAGTTAGTATTACTCCAGTAATCAAGCCTGATGGTTCCTCATATTTATTATTTCAGACACGATTTCTTACCAACCCAGGAGGCACATTACAGATTATTTCAACCTCCTGGGTTGGTGATGGCTTAATGTGGAATACTGCATCAACATTATTAAAGTCAGGGAAAACATCGGATTATTCATTTAATAGGTTTTCTGGACAAATTTCTCTTGCTACGGCACCAGCATATGGTGATTCTATTACCGTAGCATCAAAACTCACACGAGCGCTCGCTTATTCTAAAACCACAGCTAATGCTATTTACTCTTTAGGCGTAAGTAATGTTGGAAATCCTAAAATCATAGTAGGGGTTGATGGTATTTTCAGTGTCAGGGATTTAAGTAGTATCCCTAACGGATCAACACTAACTCCTTCTGACCCTTACCCTACCTCAACAATAGTAAGGCTCCTTGCAAATAATCTAAACATAATCCCAAACATTTCCGTGAATGACTTTATTTATTTGGCAAATGATACAGGTGCGGTTAATCAAATACCAGCACAAGCAGTTTGGAAGTATAGGGTGCGCCGTAAGGGCTTCAATACAACACCAACTTCAGTAACTCTTACCGGATGTTCTTTTACTGTGTCGAGTGGTTCCAGCTTAATAAGCGTCACCTCTCCATCCAATCATGGATTAATTACCGGAATGTCGGTAACGATCTCTTCCGTGACTATGGCAAACCCATCAATTATTCCTGGCGGAACCACTGCAATATCTGGCGTAAGGAGTGTGAACGTCACGTCACCTACGACATTTACATTCTCAATGACTGTTACGGCAACAGGCAACTCTACACCACCGAATACATTTACATTTACATTGGCTCCTGATTCTTGGATTGAGATTGAAGCAAGTACATCTAGCTCAGGAACCAGTAACAAAGCTTTGTTACTTGCAATTCCGTCCATCGCTGTAAGCCAATACAACCTATTTGCGTTCCAGTGTGATGGAGCTGTACCTCAAATTATTGATTTTGGAACATCGGCGCAAGTAACTACAGATGTTGTAGTTACAACTATTAATAATATAATAAGCTCTGCAACTGCTGTAAAAGAGTCACCACGTAGGTTGTTTATTAGGACAAATAAGTTTAATTCAACAGGCTCGATAGCAATCTTAGCATCCATTGGGAGTGCGATTAATATATTTAGCACAGGAGTTACGAATAATATTCAGACACATACAGGAAATGCACTTAGCTCTACTGTTTGGTCGGGAACCCCTAAAATACTCGGAGCCGTCGCTCCGACTGGGAGTTATTATCAGACACGGAATTACTTGCAAGTAAAAAGGGATTACTTGCAAGTAATGGATGCTTTGAGTAATCCTACTATTTCCGAAGACTCCTCCGTAAGCAGCTATCCTGTCGGCATGAATAGTGCCTTCATAACTGGGCTTAATTCTGGAATAATGGCTCGTGTTTACAATAACAACACAACAGCACCATTTGCTGGGTTTGCTCGTGGGATGAATGTCTATAAGCCAGAAACACAGCCAAGTTCGCTTACATACTCCTCTATGTATGACAACGAAACTATGAGAATGGAGGAGATTCCATTCGGTGTAAATGATAAGCTGGTAGTGATTGCAGATAACGATTCTGTTAGCAAGTCGTCTAATATTTATTTAGCTAAAAATGCAACAATTTTGAATATGGTTCAAAACCCTGCTGGCGCACCAGGAAGTCAGATGATATTTACCTTAGCTGATTCAGATGACACACCAGCTAACTTCCCACAAGGCCGCCCATTTTTTGATAACTCGTCCGTATTTAATACTTTCGATTTAACAGATTTTAACATCTTGTTTCATCCAATGATAGTAAATTACATATATCCGAACTTTAATTCATCACTAACAACGCTCCCATCCGGTAATCCGGCAGCAGCAATTATTATCCGTTCAACACAGTGGGGAGACTCACATCGTGTGAAGTTTTCTGCTAACTATGCGAACACCCCAAACTATGTGGGCGTGACTATTCTGCATTCTAACGTTGCCCAATCTAGCGCAATACTAGAAATATCAGCGACATTGCCGACAGGATCTTTAGTAAATGGTTCCACGTTCACATCAGCGACTTACACAATAACTCCATCAGATTATCCCTGGACATCTCCATCCACATCTCCAGCAATAGTACAACTTGTTATAGCATCAAGTGGGATAAACCCAAACAACGTATATCAAGTAGGGAATTACCTTAATATCGGAGGAGTGATTCCTACAACTTATGCTGGAACTTACTTAATCACAGCCGCTACGGCCAACTCTATAACTGTTGCTGCACCAGGAATCCGTTCATCTTCCTATAGCCCTGCAACGCTAGATGCGTCAATTTTCCCTGTTTCATCATTTTTCAGTAAGCCAGCAACCATTGGAGATGTGGTTACTGCCATTAATAATTATTCTCCAGATAATCCTGTAATAACGGCACAATTCACAACTTCAAATCCTTCGGCTTTTAGCCTTGCGTCGTTTTATTATTATCCTACATATTTTACTCAAGGAAACTTAACGCCAATAACTACATTGTCGGACATTCCAACTAGTATTGAATACCATTCAGCACCATCCCCATTTGGCTGTATTGCGAGTATTCACACAAATAATAGCCCCACAGGTTACACGGCACTTGTCCAGTATCCTGAATCTGTCCTACCTACAACGGCACAAGTAGCAAATGTAGGGTATTTCTATACCATGGAGCCAGTTAAGATTATTCCTGCATCAATGAAATCAATATCTAATTGGATTAACTTAAAGGCCGTAACACCATTAACGTCCCACGCCGATGTTTTACGTTGTGGGCTGGATAATGCGTTCCAGATTAGCACTCAAACACTCGGAGGTTCTGGCTCTATTCAGGTGTCTGGGGTGAAAGCTAATTCACTTACTACGCCATTACTTGCGAATCCGATTAATGTTGCCCCAAATATCAGCACCACCATTGCCTTTAGTGACGCAGAGAGCTTGGTCCGTGGCTCTCTGGTTAAAGTAAAAAATGCAGCTACTACGAATATTTTAAGGGCTTATAGAGCAACTCCTAGTGGTAGTTCGATAACTTCAGCTAATCCGGTTAATATTCAGAATTATTTCAGATCAACCACTGTAGTGAATTACACAAATCCAGGATTAGGATTAGGTAGGTTTACTTTCGTAAGTTCTCCCTCCGGGCTAATCGCAGGAGGAACTATTGTAATCACTAAGATAGACACATTTGTGACAAAGATTACATGTTCTACAGGAAACTTATCTGCAAGAGTGGGAGATATGTTATACATATCTCCATCATCTAATGCAAATACGTCCAATAAGTGCTATTCTGTTGTCGCCGACACACCCAATCAATATCTGGGATATCCCGTGATCTCGGTTGCTAGCTCTACTGAGATATATGTATTGGGTTCGAATATTATTGCAGATACTTTCACTGTCAATGCAGCCAGTGATTTTGTGTTTATTCCAATGATGAAGAATGAGAAGAATATCGCCACAAATTACAAATCATCCGCATTGTTTAGAGATAAAGTATCGGGCGCTAGTTCGTTGTTTGTTCGTTTAAAGGCGTTAGGGAACGGAATAATGTACTGCTCTGCTAACACAGAATCTACGTCAGATTTACAGTTATCGGGACTCTCTGTTTCAACCGATGATTATGTTGTATTTAGTACTGGATTTAAGCTACCAAATCAAGGAAAATATAGATTAATAGCGCACGATGGCGCTTCGTGTTTCATATTCTATAACCAAAATGGAGTCGATGAATTAATCAATACAGGAATTTCTAGCTTTTCTGTGGATTCTATCGATAGTTATGGTTCGGTTATTTGGGGAACTCAATTATCAGACACTTCAGTCCCAGCCCTAACAGATAAGCGTCAAATTCGTATGTATGATGCGGACTCTGTATTTGAGGGAGATTATTTATCAATCCTTTCTCCAACATCCGGCACAGTAAGTTGGTTTACCTCAGATTTGATAGGAAAATGGAAAATTACAGAAATTGGAATTGACGGCTCACTGAATGCTTACTGTCAAGTGGCTATCCCTAATGCTAATGTAACTCCGCAATCTGTAACATTAAATGCAAACATAAATGCTATGAATTTCATAGAAAAATCACCATACTGTGGATTTAAGTCAGTGGTAGGTTCTTGTATTAACCCACAAACCTCTACATATTCTGACCTCGTATTAGCTCCATCATCGTCATTTTCTAAACTTTCTCCTTCTAACGGGACGATACTGTCCTGCTTATTTAAGACTGGATTTAATAACAATATTAATTCAGGAATTGACGGATACCAGACTTACTCCGAACTTTTAGCACTTGCAGCAACTGTCATCGATGGCTCCCCAACAGACTCGGTTTCATATCCAGGAGTGAGAGCAGCAGGCACGGCTGTGGATATTCAGGCTCCACTAGAGAGAACCGTTAGCATGTCAGTAAACTTGCAGTCTACTCCTGGCGTTGGACTTAATAGTATTAAAGATCCTGTAAAATCAGCGATTTCTAACTACGTGAAGGCATTAGGAGTAGGAGACTCTGTTATTCTATCTGAGATAATTAAGAGGGTGCAACAAATCCCAGGAGTTTTATCAGTAGTTATTGAAAGCACTATCCCTGCGGCTATTAATGGGGTAATATCAGTTAGTCCTATTGAAGTAGCAAGAATAGCAAGAGATTCTGATATATCCATATAAGGAATAGATTAATGGCTCTACCTGTTTTATATAATTTCCTGCCAGAAGACTATCGTACGATAGTTCCTCCGGCAGATCCCACAAAAAAGGCAATCTTAACATCCATAGTAGAAGCCATTAGTGAACAAGACACTAAAGTGGTGGAACTCGCTACACAGGCGAGAGACCAGTTATTCCTGAATTCTGCTACAGGAAAATACTTGATCAACCTAGCAGCACAGAGCGGATTTAGTATCCCTCAAAGGTCTGGGCTAGATCAGTTAAGTATTGGTAAATTAGCGATGCCAGTAGTGAATTTACCTAAGCAATTATTAAGTACAATAAACACATTAACGGAAATAGTCTACTCCGCAAATGTACTCCATCCATCATTTTATAGCGAAGCGTTTGAACCATTTTCCTTAACCGATGGTGACAATCTGTTATTCACTACCGATCAGTCAACTGTTGAGATAGTATTCAAGGCAACTTCTTTTGGGAATATTTCTAACGTTTCCGCTAGTGAATTGGCAGGCTATATAAATGGGATAGAGCAATCTGATATTTTTGCTGACACGTTCTTTGATAGAGGTGTGAATGCAAAAAGATTGCGAATTTCAGCGAAAACATTTGGGAATAGTGCGACGATACGGTGCTCTGGAGGAACCTCGCAAAACGTCCTTCGCTTTCCGAGCATAAAGAGTATGAAAAATAAAACAGGGACAAATTGGATAGTAACTAAGGTTGCATCATATAACGATTTTACTGTTTTTACTTGGGACGGAATAGGAGTAAACCCTCAAACATATCTGCTAGATATGGGGGATGTTTGCGCTATTAGAGGGATTCAAGATAGCAGCACAGCTAACTTCTCTGCATTGAATGGAACCTTTAGTGTTGTTGATTGCGGAAGTAATTATTTCACAATAAAAACAGTCGGACTGAATTCAACTTCCGCAATACTAACCCAAATCGGTGATTATGATATAGTCTTCACTTCAAGTACAGCACGAACATTATACGATAACGAGCAATATGCCATCAATTATGAACCACAGGTTGGCTTAATTAATATGGATATTCCACCAATTCCTTCGATTGTATCCAGGGAAATTAAAGGGGCTACTCATATTCATGGCGCAAGTTATCAAATACTTAACTTCACCCAAACAGACCTTACAGTAGTTGCCCCGAATTCATTACCGTCATCGGGCGTATTCACCTTACGATCCAGTCAGTTTGATAAATCATTGCAACCTAAATACTACTCTTATTCAGGAAAGTCTCCTGTAATTAATGGGACACAGTCACTAATACTAGACACAACTAAAGGGTCATCATTCCCTTATTTTACCGAATCATCCGCTGCGCCAATGAAAGCGATACAAGATCCTTTTGGCGCAACGCTCGACTCGAATATTTATTCCATTTCTGCACCAGGGATAGACTTATTCATGGAAAATACCATGGAGTTCAATTTAGCTGGGGTGGCATTCAATCGAGCACCTGCTGTTACTAGCCATAATTACTACACAGCGTCTTCGATATACTTAGATCCTAATCAGAACAGTGTGGAATTTATCCATAACAGAGGCTCCAAGAATCTCTACCTACAGTTTACTGATCCTATTTCTGGACAAATACTATACCTAAGTTACAATGCAAGTCCTATTGATCCTTTAAATAGGACGGTTGTTAGTTATGGAGATCCACTAAAAGGAAAAATTGTCACAGCGAGTATGATTGTTTGTCAATCGACATTCCCTGTTCCAACCAATGAAGCTACATTGGCATTATCTCGGTCGATAGCATCAGGGACAGGAAGCGTAACTATTTCACATAATATGGGAACCACAAATATTATGTTCATGGTGTTGAAGGATTCCGATGGCTCTGTAGTAAACGCAGAAAGGCTAATAGTGGATGCCAATAATATTCAATTTTCCTATGTGAATATTATTGGAGGAACTTATACGTTCTTGTTCGTGAATATGGATACACCTCCTGTATCTGGAATTGACACGAACCCTTTGAGATACATCCAAACTGGAATACTAATGCCAGCAAGTCAGACATCGGTGATTGTTACACACAGTCAAAGAACGTCTTCTGTGATGTGTGAGTTTCGGAAATCTGGTGGATTAATTTCAATGTTGAATGGAACTGAGATTGAGTTTCTTGGAGTCACGACAATAGACCAAGATCATTTACGTATAGATTACATAAACCTGGCTTCTGATTTAACTGTTGATATGTTTATGGCATTTGATACTAAAAACACATCAACAGATTCCGTAGATGGCGGATTAATCTTGTCGGATATCAATACTACCCATATTGTGAAAAGATCAGTAACTAAGGATAGGATAATCTTTGAGATAAATAATGCAGACGGAACTCCTAAGAAGTACACAGGCGCTATTATTTCTGGATTTGATATCATCGCTGAAAAAGATATTAATGGAAATTATGATGCTTATATGAAATTCAGTAACTCTCTGTCACGTCAGGATGCCCGAATAAGTGACGGATCAAAAATTAGTATCACTGATGATGGTATTAAGCCACAGCCTTTCTACTTTAATCAGCTTCGTAGTAGGTATGTCTCTGTTGTATCACAATCGGGCGATAAGATCTACTTAAACACAGGCATACAAGCAATGCCTGGTCCGATTGTATCAGGAGCTAAATGTAGGGCATCGGCTCAATTCGGTGGTTCTGGAATATTCATAACAGTAGATCCCAACTCAACCTGGAATGCAAGTCATTACTATCAAAACATTAAGTTAAATCTCTTAACAGCATTACAATATCCGAATGAAATAGTCACATCGGGACCCGATATCGTGGATGTTCCAACAAAAAACTATGTTGGAACATATATTTATGATATTACGGGAATTAAGACAAACTTTGTTATAGGCGGGGCTGATGGTGTCGCTACCTTATTACAGACAGCTCAATTAGCTTCCTCTCCGGGCCTATTAGTTGTTGATTCATTGTCAGGTTTTAGCCCCTCTGGAGGCTACCTCTGCATTAACTATGGTGGAAGTGAGATAGAAGGGCCGATTAGATATTTCAGCTTGATAAGCGGAGCAGTAAATTATATTATTATCGACAGTGCTTATGTGTTCTCAAAAAAACATTCAGTGGGAACAAAGGTGTTTAATCTAAGGTCGGTCTATAGGTATTTACCTTCCAGGAACGCTTCGGATTATCCATCTTATGTCACAGGATCAATAGAAGCTAGAAATACTTTTATTGGAATCATCAGAACAATAATTGCATCGGGAGTGCTGCTGAATATAGAAGTCCAGCAGCCTAATGTTAAGTTTGAAGATCCTGGAATTTTAATTTTCTAAAAAGGAACGAACCATGAGTGTACTCGCTAGAGTAAATATTTTGTCACAGCAACGGTTAGACCAATCCCATCTTATGGGGACTGACTCATTTAATGCAGCAGACTTCCGTGCATTTCAGAAGGTTTTTGCAGGAATCTCAAATAATTACATAATAAGAGGACTTGAAATAACTGCTGTTACTGGGTTATCAGCAACAATTGGCATAGCTAATTCCGCAGTCTTTTGTGGATTAGATAACACATCCTCTTTTTATGTTGCAGGGTCGGACGAACAGCCCGTTACTGTTACTGTCCCTGGAGGTTATCCAAATATTTACATTGAGGCGGTATGCCAAAGAGTGACTGGAACAAAAGTTAATACGGCATTTTGGGACCCAAGTATTCCGACAAATACTAACTCGGCAGGGTCGGAGTTCTTAGCTCCCGCAGATTTCCAGGAATTCGTACAATTAGTGATATCTTCAAATACGACAGGTTTTTCTCCGACATCGATTAAGATTGCTGTCGTTTCCACATCTTCCTCAGCAATCTTAACAGTAACCCCAGCCCGTGAAATGTTTTATCGTCTGGGAACTGGCGGAGCTATACCAAACCCAAATAATAGTTTCGGATGGTCTAATAACAGAAGAGATGCTGTGGTTACGGGACCTGCTTCCTCGATTGGCACTCAAAACTCTAATAACCCCTACCTAAGTAGTGATGGTGTTGGCGCTGTAAACGATTTTGCAATCACATCAATAAAGCAATGGATGGACGCTGTAATGTCATCCATCAAAAGTTTAAATGGCACTCCATACTGGTTTATGCCGTTTGGTGGAACATCAGGCGGAACTGCACCATCTCTAAGTCTGTTTCAGTATGATTCTACGTTTAATCGGATGCTAATAAGAAATCACCTAAGTGCGATATCTTGGTCGTCATCATCAGATTTCAAGTTACGAGGATTAGGTACGGTTCCAACTCAATGGGAGTACGCATTTGGCGGAATTGTTATAAATCTAGGGAATGTTTTTGATGCAGGAAAAAGAACCTTTACCGATCCCGATTTTGTCTCTCCTGTAGTAGGAGATAAATCGGCACTTTATCTTAAATTAAATAGAGAGTATGTTCCAATCCCAGCAAATAATTCAGCATTTGGAGGTAATACTGTATCTTTCGGTCAGTCCGCAATAGGATCTAATGCTGCGAATATTTGTATTGTTGGAAATGCCGGAGATTTCACAGGGATAGCATTAGGCGACTATATCCGCAGAGTAGGAGATCCTTACTTCTCTTATGTTAGAGTGAATGCTATTATCTCTGGCTCTAAAACCTCAACAACAACCGTAATTAAGACATCCGACTCTACGGCAACTGGAACAACCGTTACGGTTGCCGACGGAACCGTTGCAACTAGTTCTATTGATGGGTTGATTGTTGATACGGCATATAGTACTCCGACTTCGGATAAGTATTACACGTTCCAGACATCTTATGATTCAAGTTCTCTCTACTCTTCACAGTCTCCATCATTCTTCACGGCAATTAATTCGGCATCTACTGTTATCCCATTGAATAATTTAGACTTAATGATAGTAGGAATTAGATCTGGGAATAATTTCAACTTAGAAGGATTCGGAGTTCTTTCAGGTAATCAAAACACTGACACCTCTAGCTCTGTGGTTAGCGTCTCTACTTCTACATCAGCTACTACAAGTGTACCTCATGGGTTCGCCATACCCACTATGAATTATATTTTCCAAGCATACGATACAACAGGCTCTCCCGTCGTACCTTCTGCCGTAATGGTTAGCTCAATTACAACAACAGGGATTGTGTTAGCGATTACGGGCACGGTAAAGAACGTCACTGTAATGTTTCAGAAAATCCGTTAATCCTACTTGACTGGCTTTAGGTTTCACCTTATATTAAGATAGTCCCAAATACATAAGGAAGAAACCATGATTAAAAAAATTGAAATTGAAGCTAGTCCATTGAAGTTTTTACCAGAGTCTTCTCAGGAAGTCATAAGGGAACGGATTGAATCAGGCAATCCGTTCCCTTATGAGCTTGATTCAAACTTAAAGAAGATTCAGGAATTCTTAGGTGTTGAGGGCGTAGAAAGTACAATGACCTTATCCCTTAATTTAGAGAATTTACTGTATTTTCTATTCTTAAAATTAGATCCACCAACATCTCCATTGAAGCTTCATGCCTTTACCGAGAATTTGAAGAAGAATGTCTTCTCTGAATTGGTTCGTACATTAAACTTAAGCGAACTCCCTAAAATCCCGAAAGTAGATTTAGATAAAATAGAGCACTTCCTATCAGATGATGCGGAGTTCCGTAATTTGCAAATACCGTTTCAGTTTATTCATGGCAAAAGCGGCCAGGAAAGCGAAGTACCTCTTCCGTCTAACTTAATCCTAGCTTCCCCTGCATTTGTTGAGTCACTTTCCAAGATATTTTATGGGGAAAATAATGACAAATAGTACGGTAGAAGTATTCTCATTAGCATCGAAGATGATGTCCATATCAGACCCTGATAGATTGCTACAGCAGACCTTATCTGCAACAGTTCAAGCAAGCTTGCGTCGTTCTTACCCGGGAGTCTTGATATTTTTCTGTGATCATAGGTATTTTGTATTTCTCCAAATGAGTTTGATTAAGTATTTACTATTTGTGGTCTTTTCAAGAAGAAGTCTTCATAAGGATATGGTAAAAGAGATGAAGGAAGTAGATGATAATTTTGAAGAGTTGATATTTGTCGATAAGTTATCAGAAAAGGCAGTCAGCTTCCTTCCTTAATTATTTGCCTATAAATTCCTCATCACCTAAATCCATAAGCGTTTCAGCATTAAAGTCAGAATAATCGAAATAAAGGTCGGAATGGTCTTCGTTTCCGTTAAATAAGTTTTCTTCTTTGTGAATGTTCTGTAGTTCTGTAACAGGAGATAGAGCCTTAAGTTTCTGTAGCGCAGTTTTTTCAATCGCTTCAATTTGCTTAGTATTCAAGCCTATTCTTTTTGAGATTTCTTTATAAGTAAGCCCTTCGTTTGTCATCGCAAGAAATTTGAACATGCAGAAGGAATGTTTGTCTTCCGTTAGTATCCCAAAAGGACATCCAGGTGCAGTTTTTTCTAATTTAGCTGAGTATCCGAAATTGTCTTGCTCCCAAGCTACCCTAGAAACACCTTCTTCGCAAGGCGAAGAAGGAAAGTTCTTAAGGTTCCTAATGCAGACTTCCTGGAATCTACTTTTATTACTACAACCAGTTTTAGGCTTTTTTTGCACGACGAGATCCTTTAGGAGCTGAAAGAAGAGCAACTGCTTTTTCAGCGTTTTCTAGCCTTGATAAAAGCAAACTCAAGGATTCTTCGGTAATGTTTGCACGGGAGACAAGAGAATTAACAAGCTTATCTATCCCTGCTACGTTAAAGTATAGTTTTGGAATGGTCTTATCTAGGATAGATTCAAGTTCGTTGACATTACATTCAATCTTTGAGATACTGTCCATAATAATAGTTACGGGATCTGGGTAAGGTGTCGAATTAATAGTGCCATTCTTTATAGAAATAAGTTCGGATTCTAATGCTTCCTCTTTCTTTTCTAATTCCCCTAACTCTAATTTAACTAAAAGCACAGACTCTTCTAGTTTTTCTTTTTCTAGTTCTATAACATCAACCAATTCAGCATTTTCAGATACTTTTTTTACTAGGGCAGATACAGCTTTACGATTCTTACTCATGAACATTCCTTTCAGTTAAATTCTTACTCCTTTATTTATCTCCTGAACTAGCTTCGTTGTCAACTGCTTTCTTGCTAGCTATTCTCTCAAGAAAGTTTTTCATCTCATTAATATCAAATCGATTTAGAAGGTCTTCAGTTTCTTTCTTGTTATCGGGCTTAGATGATTTCTTGTGTGCATTGTTAATAAAATCGTACATCTCTGCTTTGTCTAAGAAATCCTTTTCGTTCGAACTTTGAGAAGAGGGGATGGAATTCAGGAACGCTTTAGTTTCATTCGGACTAATCTCACTAGAAGGCTCCTCTTCTAGTTGTTCATCGCCTGTTTGCTGGTTTTGAATAGTGACGGGTTGATTCGCTAAAGTCTTATTCTGCATATATGCCTGATTCATGGACGCATCACAGATAAAATCATAAGCGGGATTTTTAAGTGCTGTCTTGTCTCCCATAAAATAATACCGTAATTCGGAGTAAAGCATTAGAGGGCGAATATGCGTATGAAAAACAGGTGATGTTGGCATATCTTGGCAGAATGGAAATGCTTCGGGGTGTTCAGAATGCGCCCATATTCTTCCCATTGTCCCGTCTGTTTGGAGTTGCTCTTTATATATCTGTAAGTCTTTTTCTTTTGTGTTTTGTCCTAATCCTACAGTTTCAAGTATGAGCACATCTTTTGCGTCAGGAAACACATCCCATGCAATTTCAGTGACAACTCGTGACAATAAGTTCATAAGCTGACGAAGTCCCCGTTCTTGTCCTTGAACGATCTGTGACTGGGAGCCTTGATCTCCTAATGAGGTTTTTGTTCCAGTCCCATTAAATCCTATTTCTTCTGGTGCTATCTGGAAAGAAGCACATAGAATAGCAATAACGTAGTTATATAGGTTTAAGAACTCCATATCTTTCGTTGTGGCATTAAAAGTTTTAAATTCAACGTCTATATTCCCAGCGAAGATGGGAATCACTGCTGAGTTGTTATAAGAACCGGCAATGTAATTTTGCAGCTCCTTACGATAAATATCAAGCTCTTCAGGGGATGGCATATCCGAAGAATCAGTAGAGTCTCTTGGGGTTAAGGTAATAAACCCCTTAGATGCCAGCCCTTTGGTTAGGGAATTGTTCATGTATTGCTGTGCGTTCATATGTAGCTGGAGAGCATTAATAGCCATCTCAAGAGGCGCAAGAGGGTACCCATTAAGATCAGTGTGCGCTTGCTTTTGTAGGTAATCTATTCTCAAATCTCTTTCGGTAAAGAAAGAGACAACTTTCTCGTTAATTTTCTGTACCCATGCTTGTGGTCTCTGGTTGAAAGGAATACTGTTGTATTTTTCAACGTCAATCTTAACCTGCTCAGGAACCTCTGGATCGTTCTCCGTAATGGATAATGGCATTCCTGTCTTATAAATAAAGATGGATTCAATAGGCAATGGCCTAAACATAAGAATACGACCTTGCGTGTTTCTGATAATCTGCGTAGCCATTCTTCCTGTGATTAGAAGGTTTCTGCCTTGTGAACCGAAGAACTCGCTTAGCGAGCAGTGCTTGAAGTAGTCATCAGAACCCTGGAAAATGGCGTTCTTTGTTTTTTCATTTGTGGTGCCACAATTCAATATCCATTGGTACATCAGCTTAACTAAAGCATCCTTGTTAGCAAGGTCTTGCTCGATCTCTTCCCTTGATTTATTTATTTGTGATCGTGAAGGCTCTACGTCTCTAATCAGTGTTCCACTTTCATACTTATTTCTTGCTCGAATACCGTAGGAGGAACACTGATTTGCTCTTGTTGAGATAATTAATGAAACAATTGAATCTGACTGAGAAAATAGTAATAAATCCTTATCAGTCAGTCTTCTTCCTTTGGTGACAAGATTTCCATCATAGGATCGCTCCGACTTGAGGCTGAACACAGCTTTATTCCGATTAATTTTTCCATCGAAATACTCCATACCTTCTACTGGCTGTATTACCGATTTCTTCAATTCTTCTTTGCCTTTTATAGCAAAGCTATTCTTTTTATAAAACAAAGCCATTAGTTAATCCTTTTAAAAAGATGCAGTATTAATTCGGGCGTTTATTGGACATGTAGTATTATTTATTGCCATGATAGAGGTAGCGTTTAAGCTACCTGCAAAGAATGAGCGATTCTGAGCGTACGTGTACATGGTAATATCTCCCGTTGCGTTATTGTTTAATCTTAACGTAAGGGCACCATCAGCGTCAACTACTATGAAGCTGATAATGTCTGAAAAGACACGAATCGGAGGAACGATAACACCACCAAGTGCGACGGCAAACTGATCAACACCTGAAGTGTTGAGAATGTAAAGATCTCGATCTGTAACCATCTGGACATCCAAGTGTCCACTTTTGTTCTGAATATTTAGCGCACATGTAGGATCAAAAGAAACAGAGTCATTTATTTGCACTCCAGAGCCACTAAATACCCTAAAAGAGTCTGAGAAGTTTGCGCCAAGTGTTATGGTTTCTGTTACAAGAGTCCCTGGGTTTTTGACAGTAATACTTGTCGAATTTTTATCAATCACAGTCAAAAGAGAGCCTGGATACAATCCTGTAGAGGATACATTAAATGGGCTAGTAACAGTGTCGTTTGTGGGCTGTAGGAATACATTATCTCCAATAATAACCGATGAAAAGTCCATAGCGGTTCCTCCGCTTTGAGTAAAAACAGCGGCCGTGGTACCAAGTAAAGAAACGGATATTATTGTCGTAGCATCTCCTCCAATAGCTCTATTGGTGCGAAAGCCTGGAGCCGCTCCTGTTCCTGTGTATCTGTACATCATCACATCATTCGCAAAAATTGCATGAGAAACTGACATAGAAGTGGTTCCGTCTGCGGTAACAGTTCGCTCAGTGCTTTTAAGTAGAACGCTTTGACCAGGCTGGACTGTAGTGTCCAGAGAGTGAGTGTCTCGAACGCATAAGCCTTGTCCTTGAGTGACCCAGTCGTAGGAACGTAATGTTGGATTATTTGTAATAACCCCAGAATCAGAAAAAGCGATCCTGCTTAATGAGAAATTTAGTCTTGCGGTATATCCAGAATTTGCCATCTTTATAAGCCCTTTAATTTATATCCATAGAGTTGACTTTTGCTGAATTTTAGTATAAGGTGGATGTTAGTGAGGATCAACGTTTAATAGGAGGTTCTATGTTTATAGAGATAAAGAAGCCGATGTTAGCAGAAACATTAGAGTGCGAGAGTCTTAATCTTCATTGGCCAGTCCTAGCATCACCGAAGTTGGATGGTATTAGGTGTGTGGTTGTAGGTGGAAAGGCATTGTCTAGGACCCTAAAGCCGATTCCAAATAAACACATAAGAGATACATTAGAGGAGTACTTTAAGAACAGGAATGAGGTTTTTGATGGTGAAATAATGGTGGGCGAAACCTTTCAGGAGTGCACTTCTGGTATTATGACAAGAACCGGAACTCCCGATTTCAAGTTTCATGTTTTTGACGTAATTAAAGACGACAAAAAGAAAACTTATGTTAGCAGAATTAATGACTTGAAAGATCTTTCTTCTGAGATGGGTATGGAGAAATGTGGATTCATCTCGTTAGTATTGCCCATATTAATAGAAGACGGAGCAGAGCTTTTTAGGTTGGAGATGGAGTTACTTGCGAAGGGATTTGAGGGTGTAATGGTTCGCTCCGTCAACTCGCCTTATAAGGAAGGACGCTCAACCTTAAAAGAGGAATACTTACTGAAAGTTAAAAGATATTCACAAGACGAAGCTGTAATTTTAGGGTACGAGGAATTAATGCACAATGAGAATGAGGCAGAAATCAGCGAAACTGGGAATACGAAAAGATCATCCCATCAAGAGAATTTAGTTCCAGCAAACATGTTAGGAGCCTTAATAGTGAAGGATCTTGTAACTGGTGTTGATTTTAAGGTCGGTACAGGATTCACAGAAGAACACAGGATTGAACTATGGGACACTAAGGAGAACTTGGTCGGGAAGTTTATTACCTATAAACATTTTCCGGTTGGAGTATTAACAAAGCCAAGACATCCAGTGTTTATAGGGTTTAGGCATCCTGATGATATGTCAAAATAAGGCAGTAAATCCACCCCTTTTCTTTTTCTTTAATTCTTTATCAGCAGGCGAAGTAAGATCTACACCAAAGTTCTGCTTATAAAAATCAGCTATTTGGTTAGTGGTTTCCTTAACCTGTTTTTGTTGAATATACTGGGGATTATTAACATCCAATGCTTGTTTTGTTCCATATACCGGACGACTAGAGTCCTTTACTATAAAAGAATTAATTGCATAACGAAGGGCATCCAGACTGTGGTTGGGACCGTCTTTTTGGAATTGGCCGTGCAAGTAGCCAGAATTCGTTTTCATGTAAGACCAGGACTCGAATTCCTGTGCCATGAATTCGTTCTTCTGGTCAGCAACGAGCATGAATCTAGTTTGCTGACTAATGGGGCTGTAGAGTTTTTGACGTATAAATGATACTCCAGGCTCAACTTTTGGTTTGGAGAACTCTCTAGCCGGCATTCCCAAGATTCTCGCCTTTTTTAATGCCACTACGTACGCTAGATCTGGAGCAATTGTGTCAAATCCATAAACATCGTATACGGATTCTTTTACGTACTGAAGCCATGATTCGTTATCATACATAGTTGCATTCTCTACGTTGATTACAATAAGTTTGCCGGAAGAAGATTGATATCCGATTAAGACAGAGGTCGCTGGATCGGGACTATACCCAAAGTCGACACCATTTATAATATGCCAATCTAGTTCTCTTAATTTATTACATAGCATAAGTTTCGTAACATAATGCGACGGTTTTTCCCCAAAGGCAAACTCCCACACTTCATCTATCGGCCTAAAATGTTTCCTTCTTTCAAAGAAAGAAAATACAAGTCCATTTGATTCTGGTTTTAAGTTAAGGACCCGTGCAATGATGGAAGCAGGAGACCCTGATTGAATTATCAGGTTTTTCACATCAGCAATCGAGCGGAGATACTTATTCTCGGATGTTTGTTGGATTGCACGCCCACGGCACACTGATACAATAGGGCAGCGCATACATCCTTCATGTAGGTGAACACTAGAGTACTCTGATTGTAATGTGGGGGTAAGAGCCTTAAAGTCTGTTGATTCCATTAGTCCTAATGTGTAGTTATTAATGTGCATCTCTTGTTTTTCGCTGTCGGATTTATAGACTTCGGGAGAGCATTTTTTCATTAAATCAACTACAGACCAAGTGTGCAAGGTAATATCATTTCGGGGATCTGCGGCCATATCGATCTTTTTTTGAATAGGTCCAGATGAGGATTGCCTGGAGGACAAGAACAGTGATATACAAGTCCTGCCATCTAAGGGAACTTGTATGTAGGCAAGTTCGGATAATACCGTAGGATCAACAAGGTCTAATTCATCGCACACAATCAAATGTCCACGTTTACCATTTACTCCAGACAGTGTAGCGATCACGACATTTAACTCGCAGTAAGATCGAGAGCGGTACTCTGATTTTGGTAAATTAGTGAATCTTCGAGACCTTTTATTTGATTTATCTATGAAGCCCTGAATATGTTTATTATCAATAATAAGTTTATCAAACCATCCAAGAGCGGTGACGGATTGGTGCTCCTCCGCCGCACAGTGAACTACATCTCTTCCGAAGTGAAGCATGGCAAGGATCTCAATTATCACGGCCGATAATGTTTTCGCTCCGCCCCGTGCAACCGCAACCACATGGTGGGTTTTTGCAGGATCACCAGTAATCATACTTTCATAAACAGACCAAACCATCTCAAAGGCTGTTGAAGTCGAGTTTTCATCAATCCGAGAATCAGAAAGGTCGACATCTAAAAACACCAGCAACCATGCTTTTAGAGATTCTCGTGTTTTCTGTACAGCAAGAAGTTGATTTAGGTAAAGAAAGTCCATATCTTCCTGTGTAAAAGTAACTTCTTCTGACATTAATTACCACCCTTTGCTTTTTTTAATAGATTCAGTATGTTAAGTTGTTTGGCGGCTTCTTCTGATGAATCATTAATATCATCGCAAAGAAAATCACCAGATTCAGAATGCTCAGGCAGTGATTTAGCAGTTGTAGGGACAGTTCTTTGAGATGAAACTCCACCAGCAGAAGAAATCAAATTCTGGACATTTACAGTAGTAACACCGTTCGACTTATTTTCCGTCGGAACTTCTTTTGATTGAAGACTTTGGAAGATCGAGGCCAATTCCTTAAGTTCCTTAATATTCTTCGGGATTAGGGAGCATTCATTCGCTAACTCTGGATTTTGTATTACTTGGGATAGTTGGTGTGAGTAGGCAACTTGCGTAGCATCTAAAACCTTCATTAGTACGCTCATTAGGGTTTTATCAGCCCTCTCTACTGTCTCTCCGCCACGTACTCTCTTTTCCTTCTTGACCTTCTCAAACCAATTATCGTAAATCGCTGTGTATATTAGGGAGTTGATATCTAAAGACAAAGTGGAAGCAATCTCTTCAAATGAAAATCTCTGATAAAATCTCCCATACGCAACTTCTCTTAAGTTTTGTTGAATTCGGGTAGGGTTTTCCATAGCAAAAGATCGAGCATCGTCAAACTCTTCTTGTGTCAATTCTGACGGTTTAGGATTACTAAAACAATCTAATGGGTCGATTATTTTCCTTCTCCCGTTCTTGATAATATTTGAGGGTTGGATTTTCATATTGCACCTTTCTTGGTTAACTATATACTCCAAACGTTATACGAGTTTAAACACATAAGACAAGACAAATTTAAGGGAACATTATGACATATCTACCCTCGAACGTAGGAATACAAAAACAAGCTACATCCTACGCACTGGATGTAAAGGGACTTACAAATATAGACGACACTACTGTCACCACTTCCCCGACAACAGGCGCTTTTGTAGTAAGAGGCGGAGTAGGAATTGTAGGAGATTTAACTGTGGGCGGGAACGTTGCATTCGGTTCAGCAACGTTCAATAATATTACCATTACGGGATTAGCTACATTTTCAGAATCCTCACCATCAAATAATATTTTAGTGGGTATGGTGACAGGAGAGTCTTTTTCTCGATTTTATATGAAAGTCACAGGGGAAATGAATTGGGGGCCTGGCGGAGCAGGGACTCAGGATGTAAAATTATCAAGAACCGCAACCGGAACATTAGGGGTTACAGGAAATTTCTCTGTCTCAGGTAACACTACTTTAACTGGCAATATATCTGGCTCTGGTACGGTTAATATTAATAATAAATTCCTCGTGGATGCTGGTGGCAATCTAACTACAACATCATTAACTCTGTCTGGCGGCTCAATATCAGGAACCTATCCTGCATTAACCACTAATGTGGTGACTTTGAGTGTTACAGGGCAAGGTTCACCACAGTTCACTTTAGACGCTTCGGGCGACATGGTTTGGGGTGCAGGTATGAATCTCAGCCAGTCATCGTCCGGGTCTATTTATGCAAGCAAGATGGTATTTAATTATTTAAATGCGACCACTTCGTTTATTTTGTCAACGTCTTCTACAACGTATATAACAGGCTCATCGAACAATGTTAATTATTTAGGCAACCACACCTTTAATAATGGACTCTCTTCGGCAGGAGAAGTACTTCTAACAAATATTTTAACAGTAAAGTCATCAACCACAGGATTTAAGACATTTTCAGTGTCGAACAGCGGATTGCTGCAATGGTATTCTACATCGGGAGTTGCAGGTAATGCTCAACTTATTGGCGATGCAACAGGCAACAGTCTTCAGTCAACAGGCAATTTAATAGTACTAGGCACTTTAAGTGGTAATGGGATCACATCATTTGGCGAACTAAAGGTCGTTGGAGGAAACTTTACACTACATAATGGCCCATTTAATACTGACACAACGATCACATCCACAGGAACGGTAAATAGAACTTTGACGACCCCTGATGCTTCCGGTGTTATTGTAGTTAATACTGCACAACAAACGCTCACTAATAAGATTATGTCTGGAATTCAGGCCGTTTCTACGGCAGGATTATGTCCTGGATACGAAGATGCTACTAATACTTCCGTGTTTGTATATACAGGATTAGCCTCTGGTCAGGGAGGGTTGTATGGAATAAAGGATCTTGCAAGACAGTCAGCCGCATCAAAGATGGCTACTATTATTAATAATAGTAGCGCTTCTTTGATGGTAATTCCTAACTCACTGTCAGTTCCAGCAGTAGACTCAATCGTCACTATCGGAGGATTAGCTGTCGGAATAGACCCTGGAGCTACAGCTAGCTTTGTTTATAATATATCGCAAAGCAGATGGGTAATGTCTTCCACTACAACAGTTATTAATAAGCAATATTCAGGTCAAGGATATGCTCAGGATACCACTTACTCAACTAATAATATAACTGGTCCAACTGAGAGGGATTTTAATCTCACATTTTCTGGTAATATTCCATTCAGTGGTAACCGCTTCACGGCACCAGTATCGGGTTATTATTCTATTTCTATGCCCATACGGGTTGCCACTAACACTGGTGGAGTTTCTTTTGGGAGCATCTCTATTGGAGTAAGATTTACATCCCCTGTTGTTGTGCCTGGAGGATTCGTTCCTCTTGCAAGCCAATACGCATCCGACACTGGCTCTAATCCCGGCTCGTTATATGCTTGGGCGAATGGGGTTACAGTGTCTGGAGTTGTATACATAGCAGCGGGTACAATGTTTACATTATCCCAAGTGCTGACTACGTTCACTTCAAGCAATATGTTCTTCAGCATCACCGACGCAGGATATGGCGGTGCTATGCCAATATCAATCGCATTAATTTCCTTATAAGGGTTAATTTAAATGTCAATAAATCTAGGACTTTCAGATTTAGATATAGCACTAAAGCGTGCGGAAATTCTAACAGATCCAACACAAACAGGAATGCTCCCTGAATTCTCTACTGGGGCAAGGACAAAAATAAGGATCAATGGGAAATTAATGGGGGCAGCTACGGATGTGTCATACACTGTAGAGGGAAACTTTGAACCACTCCAGACGATTGATAATTATATGCCAGTAGAGATTATGCCTCATCAGTGCTTGATTCGAGCTGAGCTTAAATCATTCATTCATCCAGACTCATCCGCAGCCGGAGATGGAATGTTCACAATCCTACAATCTTATCTCCATACACCTACTGCAACGTTAGAGTTTGTAGATAGGTTAGGGAACCTAATATTCGCAGCAAGAGGATCTTTCACTTCAATGCGTGGCTCAATTTCAATAAAAGCCGCCTCCACTTTGAGTGTTTCTTTTTTGGGTTATTACTTCAGGGACTTTACCCAGCAAACTTATTCTCCAATTAAGCTTTCATTATTAGACTTGTTAAAGAGTAAGGCGAATGCTAGGATTGATCAAGCAACAGATGCAATTTCTAGCTAAGGAATATTAAAATGGCACAAAAGGGTTCATTTAGTGAAGTCGAAGCAACCGCAAACGGGCTTTTATGGCGGATTTATCCACAAAACTGGTTTGAGCAATTTCCGTTTTATTTTGTTTTAAAATATCCCGATGACAGGTTAACAACAACGGATGGTATTAGTTTTTCTAGCTCTCCGACCGAACTTAGTCGCTTTTATTTACCTTGCCCACCTCAATCTATGGTGGTTCAAGATATGTCAACGTCGGATTCTTATGCAACGTTAGGTGGTGTTGTTGAGGAAACCTCCGCCGGTGTTTTTTCTACTATCATTCTTTCGGGAACCACTGGGATTGCATTAAATGATCAGTCTGGAACAGGAGACCCATTATCAACCAGACAAAGAAAATTATTTTCTGAGGCAACTGGCGGCACAAATGTGTTATCCAGACTCGGTCAATCTGCCATCGGAGCAATAGAAGGAGCAGTGCAGGGAATAACCGGAAACTCTGAGCCAGCGCTGCCTTTTGCGAATTACGGCTCCGCTGTCCCTACCCCGGACAAAAATACTCCCGTGGAAACTTTTTTCAGTGGAAGGGGGATGGATGTATCCACTGCTATTGCTAAGCTTGGGGCATTTTTACCAGGAGTCGGTGATGAAACAAAAGGTCAGGCATTTACTAATGGATTTTCTTGGTCAATTGCATTACGTCAGTACTTCCAAAAGTATCAAATACTTAAACAGCAGTTTCCAGAAATCGAGCTATATTTTATCGACGAAAAAAGAAACAATCAAAGCCGAGTTGTTGTTCGAGACTTTAGGGTACAGAATGTAGCTTCGCAACCAATGATTCAGTCCTACAATATCGTACTTAAGGCATGGAATACTCAGGACATAGAAGGTGTTAAAATAGGTCCCATAGACAGGCTTAAGACAGATTTAAAAGGAGTACAGACCTTAAATGCAGCGTCAGCTATTTTATCTATGGCAAAAACAATTAAGAAATTAAGGCGACCATTAGACTTAGCCGGTTCCTTAGCATCAGCAACAATTTCATCAAAACTACAAGGATAATAATAATGTTTGGTGATCATGAAGGATTTATGACCGATGGAAGTTATTTCGATGAGTTAATTCCTTCACTAAAGAATAGGGCGAAGGTTTTGATCCAGGGAACTGGATCAAACAATATGAATGAATTGATTACACGAATAACATTTTTACTTGCTCAGCATTACAGGATTCCAGCAAAATCCCCAATATTTTCTACTTACGATCCAGAAGAGTTATTCTTGGAGTATTTTATGATCCAGGAATACGAAGAGTCACTGAGACCAAAAACAGAGCAAGATAAGCAAAAGGATACAGTAGAGGCGATTAAGGAAAACTTAACGGAAGCAAAAGGACTGTTTGATGATTTTCGGCCAAGATCTGAAAATCTGTTCTCATCTGAAGAGGCTGAGGAATTTAGTATGAGCTTTAATGAATAAGTGTTGACGGATCTCTCACGATCCGTATATTTTTCATATAACCACTTAAGGATGACTATTATGCAAGAACTAGAAGAAGAGTTAGATTACAAAAAATACAAAGATTTATATAAATTAGATATTTCCAGTAAAACGGTTAATTTCAATATCAGGGTAAAAGATGAGTACACTGGCCAGTCTTATTCCGGTGATTTTGAGATGAAACTTTTTTTAAATCTCGGTGAAAGATCTGTAAAGGCCAGAGAAGCGACTCGAAGGAATTTAGATATAGATCCATTCGACCAAATATTTAGATTCAATAGCATAATCTGTGAGCTTAAGGTTCATTGCCTTAATTGTCCAGATTGGTTCAAGAATGAGGAACCGTTTAATATGGTAGGAATTCAGCCGATTGAACAGATCTTCATTTTATTAAGCGCAGCACAGAAAGAATACAAAGAGCGAGTTGTCAACGTCTAAAATTCCTAGATAATGCTTGATGATGATAAATACAAATCAAGCATTAGGAATTAACAATGGCAAATTCAGATGACATATTTCGCTCCATAACTTCCGGTTCCAAAGAGGCAGGCGAAGCGTTACGCAAGACTATTGATCTATTTCGTCAATTAAATTCTATGGCATCAAAAGGAGTATTCTCTAATCCTTCTTTTGGTGGCATTCCTATCCCTGGTACATCTTCCACTAATTCCAGCCTAATTCGTGCTCTTTCTAATATGAATTCAGGCAGATCTATAAATAATGTAATGTCTGGTTCGGCATTTTCTATACCTCCGCCTACTTTTGTGCCACCACCATTATTCACTCCATCAGGCAATGCTCAAATAGATAAAATATTGTCTTCTGCCGCTTATTCTTCTAGTATCCCTGGAGCAAAGCTAGGAAAGCTATATCAAGGGATGACAGGAGTAGCAAGAAACCCCCTCATCCCCCCATTAGAGAGAGCTAAGGCTCTGGAAAATTTCCTAGATATTACCAACAAGCGTGGGATTTCACTAGGCTCCGAACGTTCAGATAAATTAACTTATGGAATGATAGATCCACTAAAACACACGGCCGCAAGACAGTCTATGCAAGCAGACTATCATCGAGCGATGCAAGAGAGAGATATAACCAAAAGAGCTTCTATGCTTGAGTCGTTATCTCAGAATTCTCCTATAAAATCGGGCAGGGATTACGAGTACATTCAACGGGGATTAAACAAGGCAAAACAGTCTGCAAACGACCTTGGATTTCAGAATCAGCTTAAGGGGGCAGGAACCCCAACGCAGTTAACTGAGCTTAGATCAGCAGCAGCCGCCTCTAATGTATCAAACCAGTTGCTTGATAGGATTGATAAAAAGCTAGCAAGGTTAAATGACACTACCGAAAAAGAGCAAAAAAAACAAGAAAGAGATCAAAAGAAGTTCCAAGAGGAACATCCTTACTTAAGTAAGATCCTACCTTCACGTCGGGCAGTAGGGTTAGCTGGCGGATTAGCCGCTGTTGGAGGAACAGTACTTAAGTCAGCATATCAATTAACAGGTATGCAGCTTCAGGCTCCAACTCAGGCAATATTTGCACAGGCTGAGTATGAAAAATCCAGACAAGACAGATTCCTATCATTAGGCGGGGACTATTCAGGAGAGGGTAGGCTCCGTGGAGCAGGCAACATCCTCCTTGCCGGCAAATCAGCGAATACAGGATTTTTAGGTGCTAACGGTTTTGGGAACGCACTTGGCATGTCAGGAGCCTTAACATCACAAGCCGGACAAAGGTCAATTTTAGGTAATCTCGGATCAATCCTTGGTGGCGCAGCAATGACAGTTGGTGGCGGAGCGCTGATGATAGGCGGAGCACCTACTGTTGCTGGCGGCATAATGGGCGCTGGTTTATTATCATCAGGTTTATCTATGTTAGGTGGCGGATTATCTGACGCAATGGGAAATAACGCAGTCAGGGCGACCGGAATACTAGGAAAGGGGATGCAAGAGCAAGGAATTGCTATGCAAAACTCCGAGACATATATCCGAGCTTTAGCGTTACAGCAAGCAGATGTTGATAAGAATAGAATCTACTCCCGCCAAATAGATGCCGCAGAAGAACAATATGCGGCGAATAGGGACTCTATTTCCAGGATGGGTGCCAAAGCCTTTACTATGGGAGCAATGGCAATTCCAGGTGGTGGTATTACGAATTTCTCTCGGTCAGAGGCCGCAAAATACGCAAGCATGGACCCGATGCAAAGAGAAATGATGTTAACTGGGAAATTAGCCAGCTCGTTAGGAACCGGAAACACGAGCTGGGACAGAGCCACCTCGCTCGGGATGTCTGGTGCAGAATACACCAGCGCAATTTCTCGAACACAAATGGCATTAGGTGTAGGCGGAGGTGGTGCGGAGTCTACAGGTAATGCGTTGATTAGGCTTTCCCGGTCAGGCTATGGCTCTATGGAGCAATTATTAGGTAATATGTCCTCCCTTTCTTCTTTATCGGGGAAAGGAAATTCATTAGGAGACCTAAAGGCCATTTTAGGCGCTGCGGTAGCTTCTGGTTTTGATGGCAGTAGGCTGGGTCAAAAATTTGTTGAAACTACTACAAAAGTGGCTTCATCTTTAGGGTTAATGGATGTTTCCTCTGTCGGAAAAAACCTCGGATTTATGGCAGGACAGTTTGGGATGGGAGAAAGAGGTCTCTCGTTGGCTGCTTCTGGGATGGAAGGGTTTAATAAGGCCACGTCAACAAACCCATTAATATCTACACTGGTAGATGCAAACTTATCGATTCAAGGCAAGTTGGGGGACGCTACGGCATATTCCTTAGCTCATAATAGCCCAGCAAAGCAAGCAGAGACAGTGTCGCAGGTAGAAGCTATTCGTTCTGGTAAAATGAAGATATCAAACGCTTCTCTTGAAACTCGTGCAGTTATTTATGGGCAAGGCGGACTATCTGGCGCAAAGAAAATGTTAACCTCTACATTGAATGCAAGTATGCCATTTTTATCTTCTCGTCCTGAACTACTACAGGGGCTTAAGGGACTTAAAGGGGAGGCAATCAATAAGTATCTGATGAGTTCTAATCCGGCCTTGGGAGGAGAATCAATCCTTGCTCAAGTTCAGAAATTAGAAGGATTCGGCGATGTCGGAACGGCTATGTCAGGAATCACAGCATTAGCTATGTCACAAGGGATATTAGCACCAGGCGCAACAGGAGGGCCGTCGACCAAGGGTGCTGATATGTACGCTGCAAATAATATTACAGCAAGAGCGAAGGCACAGTTTGCAAATCAACTTTCTCGTTCAGGGATGTCGATGCTTGGTCAAACATTAGCCGGAAATGCCTCAACGTCGGGATTAGAAAACTCGGCTATTGGTAGGTATTTATCCGCAGCAGGTTCTAGCGGTGCAACAATTGGCGGCGCAGTATTTCATAATATGAAAGAAGTGGAATCTGCAATGAAGCTCACAGGGAAATCAGACACCGAGCTAATGGCAATGCAAAAAAGTTCGGCGACTGCTGGAGAAGCAGCACGGGCGTTAGCCTTAAAGGATACAACAGTGAATCAACTCGCAGTGCAGGCACAGTCAGAAGCAGTTAGCGATAGCTCTGCACAGTTAGTTAAGCTTGCGCCAGAGTCAATACTAGGGCTTGCCATGGCTATAGCAGGAGCCTCTTCTTTTAATATTGATAAGGATGGCAAAAAGACTGGCAAGTAAGTTGACTTTCTGGTTAATCACTGCTATGATGATTTAGAAAGTGAGGTACTTATGGGAAAGAGTCTGGTCTTATATAAGTTAAATGAGCAGTGCGTCGTAATGGTTCCATTTAGAAGTATTTTGATGGCTCGAGTCCAGCAGGACACAATTACTATTTCAATTAAGCATCGTGCGGATTTCACTTTTTCTAACACCGATATTATTAACTTCACAGAAGCGAAAAAATCATTGATTGATTATTTTCAGGATGGAATTTTAATCAACAAAGGAGAGACTCTTGGCAATTAACGAACAATTCACAGAAAATATAGCAAACGACGCAGCACTAATAGTCTACCCGTTTACTCAGGAATTCCCAATACAACAAAGAACTCCAGGAATTTCAGAGATCGATATGACAACAAAGCCAGCAGTTTTAATCTCTCTCGGGGCTATTAATGCCGGCTTTACTAGGTCAAAGAAGATAGGCTCCATGGAGGTTTCTTATAAGGGATACGTAGATTCGGACGCTGTTAGGCCGGGTAATTGGGTAGTTTTTAAAACATCGGCCTCTGGAAAAATTAAGGATTACATTAAGGATGGTATTCCGAGATTTATCGGTCAAATTTATTCAGTAATACCTGATTATTATGTAGATGGTAATGGGAAAAAGAGCCGGATAATTAAAATATCCATAAGGGAATGGTCTCATGTATTGTTCTGTCCTGTGCGATATGATCAATACGCAACAGCCGGGCAAGGAACAGCGTCGACAGTTTCTAATATTAAATCCGACTCTGTTCCTATTTCCCCTTCTTCACCTAAGAGTTCTCAGTCTGGTAGTAACTATAGCTATCAGAAAGAAAAAACGACTATTTCTATTCCGCCAGAACAGAATAAGGTAGTCGAACCTATTGATACTGCACCGTCTGTAGAGTCTATTTTTGCACATTTCCGGCAGCCTTTTCAGTATGTTTTGAGTATTCTCGCTCTTGTATCGAATATGTCCAAGAATATTGATTCAGTAACAGCCGCCATTGGCCAAAAGAATGTTGAAGATATTGTTCATGCGTTTTCTAGCACTTATAAGGTGAATATGCGAATGCCCGGTATTCCAACACAATTAGTGGCAGATCACATCTACACTACTGATGACATAGGAAACTATGATCCATTAGCTCCAATGACAACAGGATTTCTTTGGCCGATTATCGGGGTACAGAAGTGGGATCAGAATCCCACAGCATTTGACAGTGAGACAGGTTTATATGATATGTCGCAGTTTAGAGGATCTGATATCACTAAGCTAACATATGCCCCAAAGGAAGCATTAAGGCCAGGAGCTTTCCTAAGTCCAAGAACAATAGCATCAGGAATTACTGTGGATTCTATTTTAAATGAGATTTGCGATCCATCGTCATATGATTACTACACAGATATGGTTTATACGACTGATTTTGATGGGTCAATAAAGGCGTGCCCATTGTTAATAGTTCGAGATATACCATACTCACTTAAGAATTATAAGGAAGTATTCCCTGCTTCAACTAATTCGCAATTTAAGTGGACATTTTATGATGATTTACCAAGAACAACGATTAGGCTTTCTAGTATTTTGCGTATTCCAATAACACAAAACATCCTAGAGTCTCCAACATATATCAGGGTTGTGCCGAATTCAAATGGAGTAATGACGGGGGCAACTCAGTCTATCGCTACTTTTAATGGTACAGCAACGATACCTTCGCTACAGTACAGATTCGGTGGTAAGGAAATGGTGATCACCACATATGCTGGTGTCGTAACTCCGAAAGGTGATGGAGTTACTGTGGATTACATTCCACAGTGGATGGAGGAGTTACGCAACAGAGCTGTTGAGTGGCATTGCAATTTACATTTATGGGTAAAAGCAACCCTAATTTTGAAAGATTCTGATTATTTAATATCTGTTGGTTCTAATGTGAGAATACCATTAGGAGAAGATAAGCCTGTTATTGTTGGCCATGTGGACTCAATAGATTATCGAATGAAAATGGAAGACACGGGTCAAATCACTAATCAGATTATTGTGAGCCTCTCCAGAGTAGGAATGCAGGAAATTTCAGACTCCCTCAGAAATACGGGGAATATATCACCACTTCCTCCAGGGTATATTACAGACTTATTTACTCTGGATAATACTGTTCAGGATGGATTAATGTATATGGTTCAGGCAGAACAGCCTGTCGCAAGGTAAGGAGAATTATGATTTATTATGGTGAAATTATTTGCAGTTATCCTCCATCGGATACTAGGAATAAGTACAAGCTCAGGCAAGAATACAGTGTTAAATTGTTAATGGACTCCAGTGCGCCAATCATATCTAATGTTGTTATGTTAAGTGATAACGAAGGCGTAGATGACTTTACTGAGGTAGTATTAAGAGGGTCTCGTGATGATGGAGGAAGGGGCGGATACTTAGCCGCAACAATAGAGGAAGACAGCCTAATGGCAGGAGTTAGGGTTGTTGTGGGTTTTCCTGGAGGTAGCGGGCAGGAAAACCTTTATTGTGGGTTTATTTTAGGCTGCTTGCCTCATATTAGTAATGTGATATCACAAAATCCAAGCAAGCTAAACACACTACCAGCAATAATTCAAGCAAATGCAAAGCCCCAATTCAGGAAAAAGATGAATGGAATTTTGCATTCAATTGACTCACTTGGGCAGTTAAGATTCCAATACAATGGCATCGCTAAGATTAACCCAAACAAAGATCCACTAAGAGAAATTCCACAGGTTTCATCTGTTGGGAATATGACCATGGATTTTTTACAGAAAAGCGTGTTTCGTTTAGTGGATAACAACCATCAGGCAGTGGTTGTTGATTCATTCGGCCAGTTTGTGTCCGTTAATAACACAACCGAACCACCGAAACCTACTTATGGATCTGAAGAGAAGTTGGTGATCAACGAAGTATCAGGATTAAGCAAGCCTATAGGTCAAGAAGTTAGATTAGATAAATCAAGTAGCACTCTTTTTTTACGTTCGTCGGATAAGATAGTAGCAGTGTGTAATGATGAAACTATGAAAAATGAATCACTATTGGTAGACTCTAAAAATATTACAATGAAGGATAATAATGGCTCCACTGTTTCTATTACCGGTGGAAATATTACAACAGAAAGTAATAATTTAACCCAAAAGGCTAGTTCTATTACACTAAAAGACACAGCAGCGGCCAGCTTGAAAATTGCAGGCGGTAAAGTCTCTCTTGGAACCGGAGCCGCCGAAGTTATCACCTTAGCAATCCAAACTATTGACGATATTCTAACAAGTACGCCATTAGCAATATCTGCTGTAGGTCCATGCCAAGCTTCACCCGCCTTAATAGCTTCTCTAACAGTAACAAAAACTCTACTTTCAACGATCAAGTTTTGATACTTGACAACTGGTTAATACTCTGATAGATTATTTGAAGGAGGAATAATCTATGAGAATGAAAGTCTACCGAATAGAGAATATTTTTAATGAGGGGCCTTATAGTTCTGGGGAGCAAAAGCTCTGGAGGAGAAGATCTCACGGTGGAGTTTCACATCCAGAGCCACAAGAAGACCTGATTAATGGATTCAAGAAAGGTCCTCATTTTTGTGGATTCTCCTCTATGCAACATTTATTTCAGTGGTTCGCAAAAACTGAGTTACTCAGATTACATGATTTAGGTTTCAGGATTCAGGTTTACTCAGTAGATTCAAAATATGTCAGGTTGGGAGTAAAGCAGGTAGTTTTCACGCATTCTAAAGCTAAAGCAATTGGAAAGGGAAGAGCTATTACAGAGGAATTAAAATGAAGAAAAGTATCGATAGTGATTATTTATATGATGAGGTTTACTGGAAACTCAATTACACTAATACTGAATCATTTTCAACCAGGTGGGATGATTATGAGGAATTTATCGTTGATGTAACTGAGCGTGGCTTAATATATCAAGATATGGATGGGGATTTTTGGGCATTAATGGATTCATGGGAGGGAATGATATGATTCAATCGATAAACACCGAAGATATGAAAGTGGGAGATACTTTCTTTGTTTTACCTCGGGGTGATTTACTGAGTGCAATGAAAAGAGTCAGGAAGTTAGAAGTCACTTCTATTGATTTCTTGTACGAAAAAGTGAAAGATCCGAGATATAAGCAACCAAATGCACCGCTTTTAAGGTATGATATCAAGGCAAAGGAATTAATATCTCCAGTTAAGATTTCTGAGAAAGAAATCTGTTATGCAGCGTATCATGGGCACGTTTTCATTCCAAATAACGGAACCATTCAGACAACGCCAGTAAATAAAATGACTATCAGATTTTCATCGTTTGAAGCTTTGAAGTGTTACTTGGTTTTACAATCATTCAATCAAACGAATGAAATTAAGGAGAATATCAGGAAAGCAGAACAAGAGTTATTTCAAATGAGATTAGATGTGAACAAGTACGAATCAGAGTGTAAGGAGGTGATAGGATCCTTAAATCTCCTTAAAAAGGGGCTAAAAGAATGACAATTCCCAGTCTCATAGTGTTCGAGAATTCACTTCTGGCATTACCCCTAATCAGTGCATCTGATTACACAAATATTGCTGGATGGATTGCGAGTAATACTAACAGTTTAATGTGGCTAACTAATATTCTCCCAACATCAGGGATTGTTTTTACTTTCAATCAATCAGTAATGAAAACACAGATGACCTCAACGTTGGTATTGACAGGAGATTTAGCTGTTGCAGCTTCCAATTTCTTCACTTGCATGGAAGCTGCAATTATCGCAAGTTTAATGCAGGTTTCATCGGGATCATACTTAGGTTCAAGCTCTCCTGCTACAACATGGAGTGCACCTCCTGTGTCAGTACCAGATCCAGCTTCTTTAATTTTAGCAAAGTCTTCGGCAGTTTCTTTTATGTCATCAGCGTCTTTAAGTGCTAATCATCCAATACTAGCCAATGCTGTTAGGGTTTATTTATCAGCTTTGACTTATACAGTAACAGGGGTTAATTCATTACCAATACCAACTCCATTGGTATCTGCATTAACCCCAGTAATATAGGCGGCGAACATGTACACTGTAGCATACATAAAAGATGATAGACTTGCCACAACACTAGTCTTTTCAGAGATAGGAAGTGCCAAGGCTTTTATGCTTTCTATAGTGATGTCTCATCCACAATTATTGGCAGCACTGCATGTCATCATCCTTGATCCTGCACTATTTAAACTTAAAAGGACTTTAAATGAAGGAGAATTCCGAATAATTGCCCATTAATTCCATTGACAGGGAAACAGTTTCCTAATACAATTCAGTAAAAAGAATTTAAAGGGTATTAACATGCAAGAAAAGGTTCCTCCGCCGCAGGCAATAAAGCAATCCAAGCTTTCATTAGTAAAAAGCCGCAAGGTTTCTCCATTTATTCCACCAAAAACTCCAAATGAGGAAAATTACAATCAAGCTCAGACATCCTGGAAAAAGACATGGAAATTGATCTATATATCATACCTTCCGATGGCATTCTTGGTGGAGTTATTTATCGTTACAATGGCTTATTCTTGGCCAGCATCAGATATTGTCGGAATAACCAGAACACCTGGTATTATTTCAGGGTTCTGGTTTATGATGTTTTTCCAAGTTTCATTCCCTTTAGCTTCGATTTTATTAGCTGAGGTTATGAGTATTTTTGCAAAAAAGAAATACGATATAAACTGGGCAATGTATTTGAAAAAAGTTAAGTTCATTCCAGTATTATTCACATTATTTTTGCTAGGGGAATCATTCGCCATTATCCTGACATTTGCGTTTCAGATAATAGATTTATTCATTATTGTGGCGAATTTATTCTTTTATTTGAATTTCTTCTTTTGTGGATTTATTACGGCAATCTATTGGGTTCTATTCATATTAAGTAGGATGAATCCTTATGAAAGAACCCAGACAGCTAAGTCTTAGTCCTTAGCTTTTGTGATTAGGGGCTTTTCTTCTGTCTCAGTAGGCTCAGCTTCAGCTACTTCAGGAGTTTCTTCTTCGACCGTAGGCTTAGCTATCACCGGCTTATCTGTGGGCTTGTCTGCTCCTGGTTCCTGCTGCGTCTTAAAGAGCTGACCACCGATAACCAGAGTAAAGAAAGTTCCGACCAGAGAAATCATAGTCTTAGCAAAGTCAGAATTCATAGTAGCTAAGGACTGTAAAAGCGGAACCACGTCAACATGCTGATTATTAGAAACAACTAAAATCGCAATAAGTGACACAATCTTATCAAAACAACAATATACGAAACTCGCACCAATCAGTAGTAATACGATGTCCCAGGAAAACAATAACTTTTTCTGCATTTCTGAATCCTTCACAGAAAGAGATGGAGAGGGATAATATGAAAACAGTATAAAATCTATGAAGCTGTTTTGTTCTTTATGGATTGACAAATGGAATGTTTTCTGGGCATTGACATTTGATGAGAAATCTGGTAGTTTAATTTCATGGAATTATTCCAAAGGAGGGTGTCATGAAGGCATTCATTAGGGTCACTGAAACCAGCAGCTATTGTGAATGCTGCGGATCGTACGAAAGTGTAGGCGCTCATATTAGAGTAGGTGATAAGGAAGATTGTCGAGGATATGACACTCATTTGGGTGGTGGAAACTGGGAAAACCACGGAGACTGTGCCGAGCTATACCTGTCGGTTTTAAACTTAATTGGTTACACAGTGGAACTTGCAGGAGTTCGTAGCGATTCTTTTACTACTGAGGAACAATTGAAAATCTTAGACCGAGAAGAGGTTGAAAGAAAGGGTGTAATCGATATTCTCATGTCCGAATCCACAAATCAAGATGAATTCACATCTTACCACTGCCAAAAGATCGAGATTGATGGTAAATCAGTATGGATGGCAGACAAAGAGGGTAGGTGCGAATTACCAATAGCACTCGAAATACTGCTAAGAGATATTTTAGGATGCGAACTTATTATTGAAACTGAATATGAGTACGATGATTGGCCGACAGATGATGATATGGTTTAGTTTAATTATCACATAAGGTAGCTACAATCATGGGATTGTTATGAATTCGGCTTCCACTAGGAGTGAATATGAGTGAATATGAATTATCAAGCATTAAGGGTCTATCTGGATTTTATGAGTCCCCCGCTGAATTAATCCTATCGGGTTCTGATCAGTGTATCGAATCAGCCATACAGGAACTTACAATAACAAACCTAAGCCTCCAGAGCGAGCTTAGGGGTCTGAAGTTCCAGATACCAAAGAATAAGGCTCATGAGATGGCTATTAAGAAAAGAATCTCCGAGATTGAACCAAAAGTAACGCATAGAATGTTTTCGATCCAATCTGACGGTTCATTAAGCGTACCTCCTGGTTTTTATGGTTTATGTGAGAGTATTAAGAATAATCAGCATTACAGTCCTATAAAGCCAATGTTGGAATACGAAGGAGAAAAATGGGCGGCAAGGTATTATCAAAGGGAAGCCGTCAGTAATCTAATGAAGTACAAAAGAGCGACATTCTTAGGTGCAACGGGTTGTGGTAAATCTAAAGTAATTTCCATGCTCGTAAATTCTTTCGTAAAGGAGGAAGCGAGGGTATTTATCATAACCCCTTCGACTTACTTAATGCGGCAGCTTTTTTACTCAACAAAAGAAAGCTTAATGGAAGCATTTCCTGGGAAGAAGATTACGATCTCGATGAACGGTGACGGAGAGAAACCTACACCCGGCTCAAGTGTAGTAATATCCACAATACAGTCTGCCTTATCTTATATAGATTCATATGACGTGGTAATTGCAGATGAGCTGCATACGATTGGTGCAGAGACTTATATGGAAGTAGCACTAGCTTCTATAAATGCACCATTTTGGTATGGAATGACAGGGTCGCTCAAGAGATTAGACGGGATGCAAAAGACTATCCCAGCGTGGGCTGGAAATATCTCATATAGATATTTATATCTCGATGGAGTCAGAGATGGATACTTAAACCCGATAAGATATATGCAGCGAGCGATTTCAACAGGAATAACACCAAAGCCAGGCTCACAGCCCATCATAGAATATCAAAGGCAGTATGGTTCACCAAATATGGTTCACAATATTTTATCTTTGATAGTAAAAGCACTTAAAGCTGGACGTACTCCGATGGTGTTAGGAAGGTCTTTAAAAACATTGAAGTTGTTGGCGAATGAGATCGGAGCTGACGTTGCCGACGCTGATTACAAGTACCCCGTTCATCAATACATTAAAGGTGAGACGAAGATTCTTTTTGCTACGACAAAACTAGTCGGCACAGGAGTAGATACCAAGGCTTGTGATTGCTTATTCTTTTTAAATAATGGGGCTAGTGAGATAGATTTATTACAAGCTGCTGGTCGGACTACTCGAATCCTTGACGGAAAGAAGGAGTCTTTAGTAGTTGATATATTCCCTGAAAATGACCGAGGCGCAGACTTAGCTGAACGTCGATTAGGGATAGCGGTGGAGCAGGGATGGAACATGTAAAGGAGTACTATGAAGAAGGTAACTATTTATACGGATGGTTCATCATTCGGTAAGTCTAATGATTGCGGTGGGTGGGGTTGCGCACTTATCCATGAAAAAACCTTATTAAAGCTCTCTGGGTATGATTCGAATGCAACGAATCAGACTATGGAATTAATGGCTGCATTACAAGGGCTGCTTATTCTGAAAGAATCTTGTGAAGTGTTAATAATTCTTGACTCGCAGTACGTTATGCACGGATTCACTAAGTTCTGGGTTAAGAACTGGAAAAAGAACAATTGGATAAACTCATCAGGTGATCCAGTAAAGAATAAGGATCTCTGGATGAGATTGGATGAGGAAGTAAGCAAACATAAGGTAACGTGGATGTGGGTTAAGGGACACTCCGGTGACTTTTACAATGAAATGGTGGATAAGTTAGCCAAGGCAGCAAAAATCAGCAAGATGGGTGTCAAAGAGTATTCAAAGATCCTTGACATTTAAAATTAAGACTGATAGGATTATTTTAAGGAGGTTTTATGAATAGGTATTTAACGGCAAGGCTCTTGCATAATGATGGTACCACAAAAGATCCTTTTAAAAGGGACGCTTATAACCACCAGACACTTCTGACGTATGCAAAGAAACCTAAAGAACAGCTTAATGATAAGCTGTTCTTGAAGAATCTGTTATTAGCCAGGGCATGTAATCAGATATTAGAGATCGAAATTAACAATGATGAACTTAGCTCACTTAAAGAGCTATTAGTTCAAATTGAACAAGAATCCCAGGAAGCGTTGAATAACATGTAAGGAGATTTATGTATTTTAATAAGGCAAAGGATTTGCGAGAGTTCTTGCTAGACTCAGGCGATATTGTTGACCAGATTCAAACAGGGGAACATACATTCTATTGTACAGTTTTAGGGGTCACAGGAAACGACTGGAATGTTAAGTTAATAGACGGGAAATCAGGGAGTATTTGGGAATTCTCCGAGTTCTTCCACGTTTTTGCGTTTGATAATTTTACAATCTCTTTAATTTAGGTAGGATGATATGCAAGACTGTGATTTATCTGAGTTTAATCAGAAGCATTGTCAACACCTGGAATTTTACCATAATCAAACAGGAAGCCCGTTGAGATTTGATAGAAGGAGGTTTAACGACAAATCCTTTACAGCTCTTAATCTTACGGACACTGTATTTAATCAGTGTTATTTTGAGCACTGTAATTTCAGCGCAGCGAATCTTACGCAGGCACGACTTACTTCTTGTGAGTTCAGGAAGTGTAGTTTTGAGCAAGCAGATCTTACAATGACTGATATAAGATTCTCAAGGTTCCATGAGTGTAAGTTTACGAAAGCAATGTTAAGCGCTTCTGTTGGTGGAGAGACTTGTTTTAATCATTGTGATTTTAGTGAAATTAACATGATAGTAGGTGGTTATGCGTTTTGTAATTTCCAGGAGTGTAATTTCACAGACGCAACATTAAGTCAGTCAAATTTCTACGCCTCTAATTTTGAGCGCTCCGACTTCACAAATACTTGCGCAGATCTCTCTAATTTTAGTTCTTGTAATTTAATGTTAGTAGACTTTAATAAAGCGAATGTGTATGGTTCAAATTTTACGGATGCAATCTTAACAAAATCTAGAACTCTTAATATCGGAACTACGAAAAAGACATTAGGATTACTAAAAAGTAAAAAGGTGAAGGAGATTGGATGATTTACGTAATCATATTATTATCCTTGTTAATGGCTTTCACGTTCCCTGCCTGCGTTAGCTTGGTTATAGCGTCATACTTTTATCATCATAAGCGCAAGAGCCTTATAGTGACGGCCATTATTCTGGGCGGATTGTTTCTAATCACAGCCAGCTCTTGGTCAGTTTTATTAATAACTAGGGATACTACAAACTCAGTTCAATGTTTCCCTAAAGAAGATAAGGTTGAAAAATAGGAGGTTTTATGGGAATGAATTTATCTGCCGATATTTGGTATGGAGTCCCTGTAAGTGGGGATATATTAGACACTTTTTTAAGTAATCGGGATATTATTAATGAAATATACGGAGAAAATGCAGAAGAGGATATGGATTTAGATATTTACGAATTCATAGAATATTTAGAGAGTAAGTTTAAGCTCATAGAAGCCGGGGTTTTCTGGAATTCTAGTCATTATTATGATGACTCATCTAATTATCTGTGCACTGTAAGTGAGCGCTCGTATTGTGGCGATCCGACCAATATCACTAAAGTGTTAAGTTACTCGCCAGATTGTAATACTTTGAATAAATTTAAAGAGGTATGTACTTACTTAGGAGTAGAGTTAAGTCTGGGTTGGCATATTTCTGGTAGCTTTTATTAGGAGTAATTAGGAACTGTCGGTGTTAGGTTAAACCTAATGGCCATAACCACATTAATAGGTAGAACATGAAATATTATGCGTTTTACGACATGGCTGGATTCCTACCTTCTGTCTTTAAAAAACACACAGCAGATAACTTATGCTCAAGGCTGTTCATAGAAGCGGAGTCTATAGAAGACGCAGAGTTTGTGTGTGATAAGTTAAATGCAGATTTTGATACCGTTTACTTCTCTTCTGGCACAGAACCTTGCGTTCTTACAGATAATGAGATACTGAAGGCTTTGACCGGAAGTAATTTAAGTTTAACGATTGTTTATCGAGACGGCAAGATGAGGAAAATAGGAGAAAGGAGTCGATGATTTTTACAAGAAGTGATTTTAGGGGCAGACAGACATTCTCGGAGTTAGATCAGAGCCGTGACCCTAGATCTTGGAGCTGGTTTGTTCTTTATGACGCAGAATCATTGAGTGAGTTTATTCGGTTAACGTTAATCGGCCAAAGAAATACTTTCTATATAGAGTATCTTGACGGCTCTGTTATTAAGGTAGTTCCGCAAGAGGAACCTCAGTGTGTTATTGTTAAGTCGGAACGTCCAGGATACTCATTTGACGTTCAGTACAACGGCGAGATCCTAGAATCCTACCCGACAGAAAGTAAAGCAAGGTTTTATTATTATTGCAAATAGGAGGTTTTATGGGAATGTATACCGAATTAAAACTATCAGTAGCTTTTATTACAGAAATACCAGAAAACGTCATAAAAACATTGCAGTTTTTGTCAAATTTTCGTCACGATGAAGATGAGATAGATTTCACTACTGAGCATGAACTATTTAAAACTGAGCGATGGATGATGATTTCCACCGGAAGTTCCTGTTATTTTGAGGAAGATTCTTATTTCGAATTCCTGCAATCTGGCGGCATATATTATTTACATATGAGATCAAATATTAAAAACTACAAAAACGAGTACGAGAAATTCCTAGATTTTTTATCTCCATGGGTTCAATCCGAAGGGGAAGTGGGACATTACCAGTATGAGGAAGATGAAGAAGCTTCACCAATATTCGCTGCAAATGGAAAGCTGGTGATAAATCACTTCTGTGGGTATTGACAAATAGTTTATTATTTGCTATGGTAATTAAGGAGGATGAATGAAATGTTTGGGACCATGCTACTTAAAAGGTATTATCGCTGGCGAATGAGATTAATTGTTAAGTTTATGAAGTCCATAAAGTTTCCAATAGATAATTTGTCCGCTCAGGAATGGGATAACTTACAGGAGGAAGTTTCTGTTTTACAGAAAAAGTATAGTTATTTTACTGCCAAACACGAACAATTAAGGAGAAAGAGCAATGTCAGATCTTGAAACTGATAAATTACAGGAAATTCTTTTTACTAGGGATGAAAGCTTATTTTATCAAGCCCAGATGAAGAAAGATGGTTCTAAGAAATGGGACGTACTGAATTATGGTTTGTTGCCAGTAGTCTCGTTATCGGAAGCTGTTTGGAAGTTCAATCAATACCTTAAGGATTTAAAGCCCGGCGACCAAATCAGGATAGTCAAGATGTCTAAGTATTTAACATCAGGCGCATTATCTATTTCATCAGTTTATAGATTTCAGGAGAAGAAATAATGACTAGAAGCCCTAAGTTATCAGCAATAGAATCGCCAAAGATAGAAAAGGAGTCTCCATTATCTCAGGTAGCGATTCTGGTAGGATTATTGGATTCTATGGAGGAAGAGAATCACACCTTACGCCTCTGCCTTGAGCAAGCTCTCGCAGAAGTGTCCAGACAAAAGTATCGAATAGACAGATTCAGAAAAGAACTTAAAAGAGGTTGATTATGGCGAATTGGTTCACTTCAGATACACACTTTTTTCATAAGAACGTAATAAGTCTTTGTGACAGACCTTTTGATGATATTGATACTATGCACGAAGCGTTAATTAAGAATTGGAATGCTTGTGTCTCTACAGATGATAAAGTATACGTTTTAGGCGACTTTTCATTCGGAAGTAAAAACAAGACGAACGAGATAATTAGCCGATTAAATGGCCACAAGATTCTCATAATTGGAAATCATGACCGTGAAGTAAAAAAGTGTAATTTCAATGAAAAATACGACCACCTTGAAATAAAGGTAAAAGATCGTGAAGTACACTTGTCGCATTACCCATTCATAGGTAATGGAGATGATCGGTATGAATCATCGAAGGTGTTGGATGATGGAAGTAGAATTCTTCTTCACGGGCACGTCCATAATTCTTGGAAAATCAATGGTCGTCAAATTAATGTAGGTTGTGATGTGTGGGGATTTACTCCAATCTCTGAGGATGAATTGTACGAGGTAATTAAACTTTTATGAATCTAAATCCACGGTGTTATCTCCAATTAGGTCCTACCGTAGTGATTAATCGAGAATTTGGAATTGGCCGACTAGTTGTTGTAGAACCACAACAACATCCAATATTTAAGACCAATAAGGGGCTTATACATTACAAAGATGCAGAATTATTCCAGAATACACGAATGGAAGCCATCTACTCTCTTGAGAAGTTAATCGAACTAGTAGTATGCGGAATTGGCGTGAAATTCCCACTTATGAATAACGTAATTATGGAGTTTCCGATTCATTATTCTTCAGGCCAGATAGGATGGATTAGCTTATGACAATAATACCTTATATCCAAAACACGAAAAAGGGAGATAGTCCCATATCACAGAAGGATCAGTTTATTTCTCGTGTTATTTTAGTAGAGACGGCTTGTCGCAAAATATCGGACGCACCGTATTTTTGGAAACTCAAGTCATTCGACAGTAAAGACTTGTCAACCTCTGATCTGACTTTTTACATAGCGGCGAATGGTTATTTCCTCTCATCCGCCGCCGGAGATGGAATATTAGAAGGCTTACTGTCAGGAAGGAGTGTTTTTGCAGAAAATGGAGAGGTTACAGAAATTGCCGTGTATTACTTAGATAAGACGAAGAAATGGATGGAGAAATGAAATCATATACGTTCTATGAACCAGAGGTCGGAAACCCAATAACTCACACAGAGGATGAAATAATACAGATATTTTGGGATTATTATGTAAAGCAGATGGAATTCGTAGGCAGACGTGAGGAAATATCAAGAGAAGGCTGCATATTAAGCTATTGCTCAGTTCATTGGGCAGTACTTGACAAGTGATTAATTTCATGCTACCTTATAAATATGAAGCAAGGAGGAGCTAATGGATATAGGAAGTAAGGTGATTATTCAGGAAGAGGTAGTAGTTCTTAATATCACCAGCAGTGAGGTTACATTACAGGCGAATAATAGGATTAGACATATAACTAGAGAACATTTTAACCAGATAAGCACCGATAGGATAGTAGTTGTAGCAGATGTTCTCTACGAAGATTATTACGACCTTTATGAAAATATTCATGTGTTAACCGGAGAGCTTGTTGCAAAATTCCAAGCAAAAAACTACCAAAACCATTGACATCTGGTAGGTATAGAATCACACTAGAAAGGGTCGCCGATGAACAAAGCCAAGAAAGTGTTTAAAGTTATTGTAGAGCATGATGGTAAGTATTTCTCCTTTGCGTTAAAGACTAAGACTGCAAAATTAGCGGAACAAAAAGCGAATGAGGCCATCTCAAGGATTTACGGCAGTAAAGATTATGTGTTTTTTATGGAGGAGTTATGAGAAGTCATTTTCTGCCAGAGCTACTAAAAAGCGAGGATCTGACTCCTGTTATGGCATTAAGTCTTTATCTTGAAGGATGGCCGATTCAGTATTCAGATGAAGATAATTCAGGAAAATGGTTCACAATTACTGAAGGAGATTGCTTAGCCTGTCTCACAAAAAGAAAGTTAAGGATTGGTCAGTCATCTCCAGGATTCAATGAAACATTCCATAAAGTGTTTTGGGATATTTTAGCTTAGGAGCCGTCATGCGTACAGTACCGGTATTTCTGTTACTAATCTTAGCAGTAGGGTTAGGGATGGTCTGGAATCTTATTATCGCTGGGTTTTTAGGGTACGGGATTCATTATTTTTTCGGGTTTCATTTACTATCAAGCATTATCTGGACATTTATTGTGATATTTATCATGAGGTTAGCTGTATGAAATTAACAACTAGGACAGAGGTCAAAACACACCCATATTTTACGGTTTTAGATTTCATGAATTGTCCTGGTTGTCATTCAGAACAGCGGGCAATATCTCACACTGATAGGAAAGTAGGGA